GAACGAGTCGGTGAGGAGACCGGGAGCGGGCTCGCCGGGGCAGCGCCTACCGTGACCTCGGCGGTGCCGGTGGCGGTGCTCCCGTCGCCGTTGGTGACCACGGCGGTGATCGTGAGGGTGGTGCCGGGGTTGGCCGGGTCCGTGTACTCCACGGTGACGGTGATGGGGTCGCCGGAGTTGTAGGCGGCCTTGTCGGTGGTGACGACGGGAGCCGTCGGCGTCGGGGTGGTCAAGGAGTCCTCCTCCAGAAGGGAACGCGGTGTTCTTACCTTCCGGGGGGCGGACCGGGGCTCAGGACCTGGCGGACCTGACGACCCCGAGGCCCGCCAGGATGTCGAACTCTTCCCGGATTCTGTCCGGGACCGCCGCCCCGTCCCGCACCTCGTAGCCGCGCGAGGCGGCCCACTGGCGCAGCTCGGGGGGCTCCGCGCCCCTGCTCCGCTTCTTCTGCCCGGGGACCTTCCTCTTCCTGCTGGCCGCCTCGGTGTAGGGGGCGAGCGCCTCGCGCATCTCCCCTGCCTGCTCGGCGCTGAGGTCGATCTCGTAGTCCGTGCCGTCCAGCCCGAAGCGGACGGTCACGTCTGCCTGGGTGCCGTCCAGGTCGCTGATCAGATCAACCTGCTCTCTCTGTGCCATCGGCCCTCCTCGCGCGCATGTCACTCAAGGAGGGATTTTACACTGATACAGCTTTCCTTGACAGGAGAGGATTAATTCGTCGCGGTGGTCGCGCTGAACTGGTTGGAGTTCAAGGGCAGGTAGTGGGTGTAGGCGAACGTGATGCCCTTGGTGACGGCCAGCGCCCCGACCGTCACCGTCTCGCCGTCGTTGATATCGACAACCGTGACATTCTGGTAGACCTTGCCGCGCCAGGCGCTCGGGTTCGCCTCGGTGCCCGGCGGCTTGATGATCATCGAGGCCGTCACGTAGTTCGGGTTGGCCGCCAGCGCCTTGAAGATGTCGACCATGTTCCAGGTGCCGGCCAGGCCCGCGAGCTGCCACCACACCGGCTGGCTCCACAGCTCCCGGATGGTGATCATCACCGTCCCGCCGGAGATCACGCGCGAGGTTGCGATCTCAACCGGGTGCTCCGCGCCGATCGGCTGAATGAACTGGTAGGGCTGCCCCACGTCGGAGAACGCCCGCTGGCCCGAGTCCTCCCACCCCTCGCAGTAGGCGATCGGCTGGGAGTTGTAGGACAGGACCGTGTAGCCGGAGCCTACGACTCTGGCCTGGGTCGTTGCCATCTGCGTGGCTCCTTACTGCCCGGTTCCGGAGGCCGAGGCGTTCTGCTGGGACTGGGTGGCCACCAGGCCGCCGGTCAGGTCGATCGACATCTGCACCGTGATGTAGTTGAGAGGCATGGCGGGCAGGTACTGGAAGGTAACCGAAACTATGGTCGGGTTTCCCCCGGGGTAGGACTGCTGCACCGCCGTCAGGTTCCGGTAGGAGATGATCGCCTGCCGGGTGACCGACGCCTCCAGGACGCCGAGGACCGCCTCCTGCACCGCGCTGACCGTGTTCGCGCCGATCGGCCTGCCGATCAGCCCGCTCGCCTGGAGCCCCTGGCTGACCGACACCAGCAGCGAGTCGGCCTGGCGCACCACGCTGATCTCCTGGTGGTTGATCGCGCTCGGGTCGGTGGTCACCCCGTGGCGGCACATCAGCGCCCCGGCCCAGTTGTTCGAGCAGATCGACACCCCCGAGGCCGCCAGCACGTTCATGAAGGCGTTGGTCATCCGGCTGACCTCGGACTGCGGCAGCCCGGCGGTGCCCCGGACGATCTGGCTGGTGATCCCCGTGTTGATCTTCATCGACGACAGGATGGCCGCCTGCGCGACCGCCAGGTAGCACCCGGACGCCTGGAAGGTGGTGCTGGTCGCGCTGTTGAACATCAGCACGATCTCCGGGTAGGCGAGCACCAGGCGGCGGCTCGCCAGCCCGGCCGCGAAGGTGGGGATCGGGATGTCGCCCTCGGAGTAGTTGCGGGGCAGCCCGAAGAACCCGATGCGGGGGTACCCGTCGTTGTACGCCACGGTCACCGCCGTGTTCAGGTCCTGGGCCATCGAGTCGGCCATCGCCGCCACGGTGCCCGACTGCGGGGTCAGGTCGTCAGTGAAGACCGGGACGATGATCGTCGCGGCTGCCGTCGTGGTGACCTTCGCGTAGGCCGCCTGGAACTGCTGCTCCAGGGAGCCGTCGGCCGGGTTGCAGGCGATGAGGATCAGGGTGGTCGCCCCGTTGCTGAAGGCGACCTGCGCGCCGAGCGACAGCGGGTTGGCGACCTGGGAGGCGTTCGGGGTCACCGGGACCGTCGAGAGGAACGGCTGGCCGAAGGCGTTGATGACGCTCTGCTGGTCGGTGAAGACCTGCGGAGCGTAGTAGGTGGCGTCCGCGTAGTTGTAGGTGATGCTGATCTGCTGGCCGTCGGAGACGTGCGTCGAGGTATTGACCCGGACGATCGTCGTGGAGGCCAGGCCCGGGTTCCCGCTCGGGTCGGCGATCACCGTCAGGGTGTAGTCGACGCCCGGCGTCAGGATCGTCCCGGCCAGGGTGGTCACCACCGGGGCGGCGACCGGCGGCGGCCCGGTGACCGCCGTGGTGAACACGCCCGTGTAGGTGAGGGTCACCGCCGTGGAGGCGCTGATGATCAGCGACTGGATCGCTGTCCGGTAGCCGAGGGCCGGCCCGACGATGGTGACCACCTGCGAGGGCACCAGCGGGGTGATGACGACAGGGATGCTGACGTCCTCCACGAACACGCTGGGAGGCTGGTACGAGGTGAAGGACGGGATCGTCATGCGGGAGCCTTTCCCGGTAGGGTCACCTCTTCCGGGGATCAGGGGCACAATGACGGCATGACCTTCCAGCCCTGGCTCGGGAAACTCCCCGGCGAGCCGTCTGGCGTCGGCCACCGCATCCTGATCAAGACCAGCTACCGCGCCGTGCACGACGGGAAGCTGCGGTGCGAGAGCACCGACCCGGAGGAGGTCGTCGCTCACGCGGCCGAGGGCGATGCCTTCGAGGTACTGAACTACTACGCGGTCACCGAGGGCTGGCAGCCGTGGACACCGGGGACCTGAGCACCTGGGAAGGCCGCATGGCCGCCGCAGCCGCCGCGCGCCGGGCTGCCGCCGAGAGGAAGCGGGAAGAGGCCGAGGAAGCGCGGAGGCAGGAGGTCATCGCCGCCGGCTTCGACCCGGACATGCCGGAAGGCCATGAAGCGCACCACTGGCACGCCCGGGGGAACGGGTACGAGTGCTCCTGCGGCCAGTTGCACGGCGGTATCTGGTCGTTCGTCCCTGACGCGCGCTGGGGGTCCGATGACCCGGCCGAGGTAGCCCAGGTGAGGCGGGAAGAAACCGACTGGCTGGCGTGGATCTCCTGCTACATCTGCGGCGCGCCCGGGGTTACGGCTCAGGACGTGACGTGGCCGCCGCGACGGATGGAGAGACAATCGGTGACATGACGATGTTCAGCGACTTCGCCGACGAGTTCACCGTCCAGGTGCCCGACGCGATGGAGATGTACGACCAGCTCCGCCGCAGACGCCACGAGGGAATGTACGCGCGGCTGGCAGCTCAGGTGGCGGCCAGTGCAGCCAGGCAGCCGCTATTCGTCCTGGCCCCGCTCATCGAGCCGGACAGGTCTACGGAACCGTCGTGACCTGGCCCGAGGGCACCAGGATCGTCGTGGTGTCCGGGAAGCCCTGCATGTTCATGACCACCTCGACCTCAGACAGGTTGATCAGGCTCTGCGCGTAGGGGTCGGTCACGAACTCGCCGACCACCTGGAGGGCGAAGCCGCGCTCGTAGATGACCTCCATCGTCCCCCAGGGCGTGCCAGGGGCGGCGGCGCTCGGCCGGTCCTCCACCGTGTCGAACGACCACACGGTGGCGATCATCGGGGCCGCCTCCACCACCTGGCGGAACTTCGAGGGGAAGTCCGACTGGGCGGCGAACGCGGTCATCGACACGAGCTGGTCGTAGAGCATGTCCCGCTCGTTGGAGTTAAGCGCCACGATGGTGAAGCTGACGTGGCCGGCGAACCGCCAGCGGGCGTAGGCGTTGCCCTGGGCGTCCTGCTGGGTGTAGGCGATGCCGACGGTGCGCAGCTCGGCTCCCTCGTAGTCGACCCAGATGCCGGGGTACTGCGCCTTCTCCACCGGGTACTCGATCGACACGAACGGCTGCTGGGCGGTGCCGGTCCCGCCGCCCGCGTCGGGCTCCGGGTACCGGGCGGTGAACGACTGCTGGATCGCCTGCACGGCAGTCGTCTTTATCGTCCGGAGGTAGCCCGTCATACTGCTTCCGGGCTATCCTGGGCGCGTGGCTCGGAGGCATTAGATCCGAAGGCAGCCTCGGCTCTCCAGCAGGAGCCGGGGCCGCTTCTGCCTGCTCCCTGCCCCGGCGAGGACCTCCGCCGGGGCAGGAGCCCCGGCGCTTACAGGCACGGTGCTCCCTCGCTTACAGCGGGCCAGGGGGCTGACGGCTGGGCGGCTCCCCCGCTTACGGCGGTACCGCTCCCCCGCTTACAGGCCGCAGGAAGGTATCACGTACCACGTATGCCGCTCACCTGCTAGAACCGGGAGCGCCAGCTCCGGTCGGCCGCGTAGATCCGCTGCGGCTGGAGGCCGCCCTGCTCGGCGGCCAGCGACAGCGCGTGGTTGAGGAACTTGCGCGGGGCGAGCCCCGGGTGACGCCAGCGGACGCCGATGTTGCCCCGGGCTATCTGGCCGGCCACCCGGCCCGGCGTGGTGAACGGGGTGCTGGCCTCCCGGCGGGCAATGCGGCCGGGCGCTCCAGGGTAGGAGGCGGGGACCGTCCGCTCCTCGACGGTGCCGCCCGCCGTCTTCTTGCGCGTCGTCTTCGTCGCGCCGGGCATGGCGGCCCTGCGGAAGATCAGCACCTGGACCTTGCCGGAGAGCGTCTGCCTGGTCTGCGCGTGCGGGTTCTTCTCCCGCTCGGTGCCCGTGGGGTCGTCAACCCACATCGGGATCGTCTTGCCCGCCAGGCTGAACATGGTGAACGGCTGGATGCCCTGCTCCTGGAACCACACGTAGGAGTCCTGCCAGCCGACGCCGAAGAACCCGGTGCCGTACAAGGGGAAGAGCCGGCTGGCGGCGGCACCTGACAGCTTCGGCATCACCCGGCGGGCCTCCCGGACGGCCGCGTTGGCGAGGCTCCGGGCGCGTGGCCCGGACAGGCCGTCCACCCGCATGATCAGCCGGTCCGGGTGCGCGGAGATGATCATCTCCTGGGTCTCGGTCAGCGCCACCATGCTGCCCATGCTAGGGCGGGCGCGTGCAGTTCAGTCAGTACCTGGTAAGCCTCATGGGACAACTACTCAACTACTACTTTTTCTAATAACTACTATTAGTTAGTACTTAGTTGTTCTAGTTGTTCTAGTTACGCGCATGGCCAGCGGTTGTGCAATTCTCCCTCCCGGTCTGTACGATTCTCGTTCAGTTCTTGTGCGATTCTTGTTTTCGAGTTCTACGCGCCGACCAGGCAGTTGTGCGATTGTACGATTCTTTTCCCGGTTTTCGGCTCTCACGCACACGGGCTTCGAAGTTACGTAACCGTCGGTTCACTGATGGTCATCACGCGGCTGCCATGGCTAGCCGAATCCAGATCCCGGGAAAGTGGCAAAAGAATCGCACAATCGCACGGTTGCCTGGTGGGAAGCTGTTTATCGAACACAAGAATCGCACAAGGATCGCACGAGAACCGAACGGGCGGCTGGAGAACCGCACGGCACCCCTTATGACCTGCCGTTACGACCTGGACTCGGTTAGGGTTTTCTGCGCCCTGGCGCGCCCCTTTGGGGCACTGTAGCCAGGTAAGTCACGTGAGTCACTGTAAGGAGCTAACTATGAGCGTTCCTGCGCCCCCGTCCCCGCCACGGGAAGACGACGACCTGCTGACCCCCGCCGAGGTCGCGAAGATCTTCCGCGTCGACCCGAAGACGGTGACGCGCTGGGCAGCCGCCAAGCCCCCCAGGCTCGCCTCCGTCCGTACCCCTGGCGGGCACCGCAGGTTCCGCTGGTCGGTCGTCCAGGCCATGCTGCGCGCCCAGCAGGACGAGAGCATGTTATCAAGAAAACCTGTAATAAACCGTTGTGCGTCCGAGGAGGGCGGTGCTATGTTGGACAGGTAGCCGCCGGAAGGCGGCGAACCGGCCGGCCGGCGGCCTTACCCCCGCGAGGGGCAAGGGGTAGATCCCCCCGGAAGAACTAGACCAAGGCCCCGTGCGCCTCTGACTCAAGCCAGCGGGGTTCCAGATGGAACCGAAGGAAGCATGAAGCAGTCAGTCACCCGCAGCTACCAGCCCGAGAGCTGGCTAACGAGGCACGCCTCGTTCGCCAATCTTGAGGCAGGACAGCCGTGTGACGGTATGCGGAGGCTTGCTGGGTAACACCCGCTGAGGGACCACCCAGGAGCCGCCGCCCAGACCGGGAGGCGGCTCCTCTGGTTCCCGGCCACAACTGAACAGCGTAGGGGTGTAGCTCAACTGGAAGAGCAGCGGTCTCCAAAGCCGCGTGTTGGGGGTTCGAGTCCCTCCGTCCCTGCTGGACCGCAAGGTCCTACAGCCACCGGCCGACGGGCGAGAGCCCCGAGGGCGGCAACCGGCTCGCATATTGAGAACTCAACAGCGGAACACGTAACGCGGCGGGGTGCCAACCCGCCGCAGGTTTCGGCGTGCTGAAAGACAATGCAGCTACTCCTGGGGAGCAGCGGCCGTTAAAGGCCGGGGGCGCTCGCGCTCCTGTACCAGGCAGCACGCCAGCAAGACTCCCTCTCCCTGGTGCTCACGCCCAGCGGCCGGCCTGTTCACACCGGGCCGGCCCGAGCGGCATACCCACTTAGGTGCACGGAGGCGAGCCCGCCCTGGGCACCCGGCTGCGCTAGTCGCTACCCGGTGAATGCTAGGGCGGGCTCCGATGGGGCCTTGGCGCAGCAGGTAGCGCGCTTGCATGGCATGCAAGAGGCCGGGGGTTCGATTCCCCCAGGCTCCACGAGGGTGAAGATGCGGGGTTCGAGTCCCCGCCCCGATGGATGATAAGCCGGGCGGTAGCTCAACAGCGCAGAGCATCACTCATCAGACGGCCCTGTCGCGGCATGCCGCGCGTGTGGCCAGAAGGCGAGACGGCAAGTCTGCTGCCATGTGTAGGGGGCCGTGACGGGCACCCCAGCGGCGGTTATACCGAAGGCCGGGCGTCTCCGGCGGCAAAGCAGCAGGTTCAGCGGGAATTCTCCGTCGTCCCGCCCATGGGGATGTAGCTCAGCAGGTAGAGCACCCGGCCCGCAACCGGGTTGTCAGGGGTTCGATTCCCCTCTTCTCCACGTGGCGATCCGAGGCACGGCATCCGATGCCATCCCTGATCAGGATGGCTGGACACGGTAACCGGCTTGAATGCCTGGCGCGAATCCAAGCGCCCAGGCCGGGGTAACTCGCCACTCCACGTCGAAGGAGGACGCATGGTTCTGCGCCATCTCACATCCAGTTCTTAGGGACTCGGATGTGAGAGGGGGTGACACCCCGTGGCTGGCAAGCAGCACAAGCACAAGAACCGCAAGCACGGGCGCAACCGCGCCAAGTGCGCGCGGTACGCGGCCGAGCACCGCCGGACGAAGAACAACCCGGCGCGTACCAGGCGCAATCCTGAAAGGACGCCGCATGGACGGCGCTAACGAAGTACCAGGAGCGGCCCCGGCCACGCGCCGGGGCTGTTCGAGCGGGATGTAGCGTAACGGCAGCGCGCCTGCTTTGGGAGCAGGCAGCCGAGGTTCGACTCCTCGCCTCCCGACCAGCCGCCTGGGGCCTGCGCAGCCCCCGAAGCCCCCCGCGCAGGGGAGATTAGTCCTGGTCGTAACCCGGCCGGGTTGGCGGCGCGAACCCTCTGAGAACCCGGGCAGAGACCAAAAAAGCCGGGCGCAGTCCATAGCACGGGGAGGCGAAGCCGACCGGCAGTACCGTGCAGGTGCCCAGGAAGTGATCGCGACGCTAGGGCCTGGCACCGAAGGACCTCAACGGAAGTGCGGCGGAAGCAAGAGCCACGCCCTGCCAGAGGTCCGCCTCGGGATATGGCGCATCGGTAGCGCACCCGGCTGGGGGCCGGGGGGCGGCAGGTTCGATTCCTGCTATCCCGACGTTTGGCAGTGCCGAGGGCAGAGCCGCCTTTAAGCGGTAGTCACCCGAAGCGGTGACGACCGTCCCGGCGGGGCACCCGGTCCGGACCGGGCGTCATATGCCCGGTGCACTGCCGGCTAGATCCGGAGAGGCGACGGTGAGAAGCCGTCCCGGGGTGTCTCACGCTCGCGCGAGCGGTGTAGGCCGGTGGTGTAGGTAACAGCATTCTCTGGTTAATCGGAGTGTGGCGCAGCTTGGCTAGCGCGCTACAGTAGGTCCGTGGAGCTTTCAACCGCCCAGAAGGGCGAGCTAGCCATGCTGAAAGTCATGACGCGGGCCGTCGAGCTGGGCTGGATCGCCAGTCGGCCAACGCGCGACTGCCGATACGACTTGATCCTCGACGAAGGCTCCAAGCTGTACCGGGCGCAGGTCAAGTTTTGTGCTCGGAAGTCCTCCCACTCCACCGGGGTGGCACATCTCGATCTCACCAAGGGCGGCGCGCGGAACCGCGCCTACCTGGAGGACGAGATAGATGCCGTGGTGGTCTACGTGGCGGCTATCGACCTGATCGTCTGGCTCGGCCGGGATATCTTCCATGGCCGGAAGCAATTGCACATCAGGTATAAGCCGACCAGGAGCGGCCAGGTGCAGGGGACGCTGATGGCGTCCGAGTTCGCCTGGTGATATCGGGTTATAGCGCAGCTTGGTGAGCGCGCCTGCTTCGGGAGCAGGAGGTCCCCAGTTCAAATCTGGGTAACCCGACGGGGCCTGATGATCACAGGCCTGCTGGGACGCGGCGTCGAGAACCGCGTTAGATGCCGGTGCTGGCTGCACGGGTGAACGGCTGCGCAGGGAAATCCTCCCGGTGAGGGAGGCCGGTACCTGCGCGATGGAATCCAGGCCAGGTTCGATCCCTGGGGCATTGCTGACCTGGAAGGTGGGCTTAGAGGCAGCCATCCTTCAAAGAGCGGGGTCATGCCGCCTCCTGTCCGAGGGCAGCTCGCGGTGACAGCGAGCCCGCTGGCGGGCGGGCGGGCAAACGGAGCACCCCCTTGGCGTAAAAGCACACCAGGTCTTCACGGTCGTGTAGCTCAGTCGGAACGAGCGGTCGCCTGAAAAGCGACAGGTCCCCTGTTCGATCCAGGGCATGACCACGGTGACGGAGTACTACGTCACTTGGCTCCCGTGGTAAGCGCACTACGGGAAAATCGGTTGGCCTGGTGGCCGCCCTGGTGAAGAGCCGGGCCTGGGTTCGATCCCCGGGATCGTGCGCGGATGTAGCTCAACGGCAGAGCCCCTGCCTTCCAAGCAGGCCACGCGGGTTCGATTCCCGTCTTCCGCTCTGCGGCGTGACGCGGCCAGGTCCCTCGGATCGTCGCGGCCAGGCGAGTAGCGCTCCTCCTGGTAAACAGGACCTTCGCGAGGGTCCTGCCTCACGTCCCCCGGGGCACCTCACAACGTCGCCGGCACCCTGGCCTCCCCGCCGCAAGCCCGGAGTGCCAGGCCCTGGACCGGCGGGGCCTCGGGACCACGCGCCGCTAACTCAATTGGCAGAGTGCCTGACTCTTAATCAGAACGTTGGGGGTTCAAGTCCCTCGCGGCGCACTGGAGGAATACTGAAGGCCGAACCCGGGGCTGGTGCCGACGAAGAGGCCTCCTGCCACCAGCAGTATTCCTCCTCACGGGCGAGTAGCAGAACGGCATATGCCGGGGCCTCAAAAACCTTGTGAATGCGGGTTCGAATCCCGCCTTGCCCACAGGCGCTGACGGCGATGTCCGCTGCGGCCGGGAGGTACCCAGTCCTCCGACGCGGCGCACAGGAGCGCGGTATCAAGTACCAGACCGTCCGCCCGGGTAGCGCCCGGGGGAGACTGAGGACTGATAAAACCCGGCCGAGCCTGAGTGGCCTGGGCTGATTGCCAATGGGGTATAGCTCAACTCGGCAGAGCGCCGGCGTCTGGTGCCGGAGGTTCCAGGTTCGAATCCTTGTATCCCAGCGCCGTCGACCTCGGTGAGGCTAGCCGGGGGAGGCCGTCCTGAGCATGACGCTAAAAGGCATCTGCCCTTGTAGCTCAGTTGGTAGAGCAGCGCTCTCGTAAAGCGCAGGCCAGCGGTTCGAAGCCGCTCGGGGGCTCCCGGTCAGTGGGACGAACCAAGGTGCAGCGGCTAGCCGCCAAGGTACCGGCCGGAATCCGGTTTCCACTGACTGGCCTTGTCCTTGTGGCGAAATGGCAGACGCGCCAGCTTGAGGTGCTGGTACCCCGTAAGGGGCGTGAGGGTTCGAGTCCCTCCTCGGACACGGGCAGGATAGACCCGGGGATGCCGCGCGGTCCCCGGCGGAGCGGGGAACGGCAGCGCCGAGCGCTCGGGGCTGCGGCACCTGGTTGTCCTGGACCGGGAGGGTACCCCGGGCTATGCCGCCTTAGCTCAGCAGGCAGAGCGATCCCCCTGTAAGGGAAGGCGCGGCGGTTCGATTCCGTCAGGCGGCTCTGGGCGTTAGCTCAACATGGCAGAGCGCACGGCTTTGGTCCGTGAGGTTCGGGGTTCGATCCCCTGCCGCCCAGCGTGGGCCGCCGGATGGCACGAGGGAGGGTGCCTACAGTTGCAACTACCCGTTCGAATCGGGAACGGCGGCTCTCCAGCTCCCCCGGTAACCTGGCCTCATGAGCGTGAAGCACGTGCAGGCGCAGCTCCGGTCGGGCACCACGGTGCGGACGTGCTGGCTCCCCCAGGGGATCAAGCCGGGTGACCGGGTGACCCTGAAGAACTCCGAGGACCCGGCCCGCTGGTGGGACGTGACGGAGGTCGGCAGCGAGGCCCGCGAGCTGTCGGAGATCAATCGCGGGTGGAACAACAACATCTAGCCTGGATAGCTCCAGCGGCAGAGCGGCTCCATGGTAAGGAGCAGGTCGCCGGTTCGAATCCGGCTCCAGGCTCGGGGACTTCTTGATCACGGTGATCGTGTCCGTGGCGCACCAAGCCCCGCCCGGTGGGAATCCGGGCACCACGCGGTTGTGGCGCAGCAGGCAGCGCGGCACCTTGCCAAGGTGCAGGTCGCCGGTTCGATCCCGGTCAGCCGCTCTCGGGGTACCGAGCCTCCGATGGCCCAAAGCCTGAGTCGCGACACGGAGAGCCCTCCGACGGCCGAGTTAGCCTGAAGGGGACCCTGACCAACTGGCACGGCACGGTGCCTGACCGGATGTCCCAGCCGACCTACCCCGGCTGCGTGACGCCGGCGCAAACCCGACCGGGGTAGCGGCCGGGAACGTGTCTCCGGGGTGCTCGCTGCCGTCGCCCCGGGCGTCCAGTAGGGCGCTGATCCCGTCCCGGCGGGTGAACGGTAGCTTACGCGGTTGTAGCTCAGCAGGCAGAGCACGTGCTTCCCAGGCATGATGTCGCGGGTTCAATTCCCGCCAGCCGCTCCACGCCGCGCCCGGCGGCGTCACTCTCCCCGCGAGGGGAGACAAGGGTTCCTCGGGGCTCCCGGGCACATGGGCTTGTGGCGGAATGGCAGACGCGCCAGTTTCAGGAACTGGTGTCCCGCAAGGGACGTGAGGGTTCGAGTCCCTCGGGGCTCACGGGGATGCGCAGGTGGCCCGGCTTGCAAGAGCCCGGCGGTCCCTAACCTGGAGAGCGAACCGGACAGGCGCGCCGGGCTTCGCCGCTAACGAATGCGCGGGGGTGACCCCGTGGGTTTCGAGTACTCCGCTCTCCGCACCTGGGCCGCAGCACTGGAGTGCAGCCGGATGGACGGGTTCGATTTCCCGTGCGGTCCACCGGGTCCCGGCAGGCCATGCCGGATTTTCCGGACACACCGGAAGCCGGGACCGGCATGGAGAGGTCGCCTAGCGGTCTATGGCGCTTGCCCGGAAAGCAAGTTGGGGTAACCCTCGCGAGTTCGAATCTCGCTCTCTCCGCGCGGATGGTAGATTAGCTGTTATGCCATCCGAAATATCCTGCGCCTGGGCAGCCGGGATTCTCGACGCCGACGGATGCGTAACCATGAGACCGCCATCGGGCGGTCGGTTCCGGTCCCCCTACCTTGTAGTCGACTCCACCGACAGGGAGATCCTGGAAGAGTTGGTTGCCAGCTTCGGCGGTCGCATCCACGAGAAGAGCGTCCGGCATGAGCACTGGCGTCGCCAGTGGTCCTGGCGGATGTACGGGACCGTTGGCATCCTTGAGTTCCTGCGGCTGGTCATCCCGTACATGCGATGCCCCGCCAAGGTAGCTCGGGCGAGGATGCTAATCGACGAGTACCCGGCGCTGACTCAGCGAAACGGCTGGTACACCCCAGAACAGCGGGCAGCAAAGCTCGACATGGAGGAGCGGTTCATGGCTATCGGTTACGGCCGAGGAGCCAGCCTGCGAGCCCTCCCAAGACCCGGAAGCGTAAGCCGAGCTTCGGCCTAACGGCGGCTGTCTCGAAAACAGCTAGGGGTAACTCCCGTGTGGGTTCGAGACCCACCGCTTCCTCTGCTTACGGCACGCGCCGCCTGGCGTTCCAGTTTCCGGCTCCCCAGCCGGAGCCGAACCCCGCCTCGGCGAGGGCCAGGAAAGTCAGCCCGATGGCGATGATCCCGATGATGACGGTCAGGGAGATGCCGTGGACGCCGAGGATCGCGATGATCGCGGCGATGAGGAAAGCGAGGACCGCAAGTCCGTAAGTCATGACAGGGCTCCTTCTGAGGAGCTACCTGCCCCTCAGTTCTTCCGGGGGGCGGTCGAGGGCGTGTAGCTCAGTCGGTTAGAGCACTTCCCTGATAAGGAAGGGGTCAGAGGTTCAATTCCTCTTTCGCCCACCTCGGCGGTGTAGCTCAGTGGCAGAGCACCCGGCTCATAACCGGGAGGCCGGCGGGTCGTTCCCGCCCTCCGCTACCTGGACCTGCGGGCAGGTTCCGGGCTCGTGCGCCAGCAGCAGCGCGGTGCCGGCCCAGAGATGGAATGCTGACTCTCCCGGCAGCACCGGGCGAGGGCACAGGAGGCACCGCCAGGGAAACGGCCCCCGGTAGGTGAAGACCTGCCCGATACGCACGACCAGATACTAGGGCCGTTAACTCAGTGGTAAGAGTGTCACCCTTATAAGGTGAGAGTCGTGCGTTCAATCCGTACACGGCCCACCAGGACGGAGAGCACGTGAACGTCAAACAGGCCCGGCGAATACCTTTCGCGGGCTGGTAGCTCAACGGCAGAGCAGCGGTCTTTTAAACCGTGGGTTTAGGGTTCGAATCCCTGGCAGCCCACCCTGCGCCATTAGCTCAGAGGAAAGAGCGGCCGGCCTCTACCCGGCTCGCCGGGGGTTCGAGTCCTCCATGGCGCACGAGACTGGCCCACTTAAGACGGGCTCCGTGGACGCGGGTGCTAGCCCCTCGTCCTCCCCCGGCGGTCGGTCAAGCCGCGCGGAACACGGTCCGTTGGAGGAATCGGCGAACTCACCTGGCCCTCAACCAGGAGATTGCGGGTTCAAGCCCCGCACGGATCACGCAAGCCGGGTACCCAGCCAGCGGGTGACAAGCCCGGCGTGCAAGGACGCTGGCCTCTGCGAGCGGGAGCGCATGCCTCCCGCGCTTACTCGGGGACCCGTTACGCGGGAGGACGGCCATCCAATACGGCGTCCCCGTAATACGATCCGGACCGCAGGTGGCTGAAATCCGCTGGACCGGACATCTGCCCCCATCGGCCAATGGCTAGGCCGTCTGCCTTTCAAGCAGGAGAAGACGGGTCGGAACCGTCTGGGGGAGCGAGGCCGGGACATGTATCCTGGCCACACGACGCGGAGTGGGGGAGTTCGGTGTCCCCGCTGGGCTCATAACCCTGAGATCGCGGGTTCAAATCCCGCCTCCGCAACGAGGAAGTGCTGGGCTGGTACTTGGCAACGTGTAGCGCCGCAGGGTCCGCCCTGCGGTGCTGTGACCGTAAGTCCCTTAAACCTCCCCCCTAGTCACGTCTGGAGCGCCGGCCAGCGCCAGTAAACGGGAAGAGCACTGAATCATTCCGGTGTAGCTCAATTCGGCAGAGCAGGCGGCCGTTAACCGCAAGGTTCCAGGTTCGATTCCTGGTACCGGAGCATCACGGTTGGCGCGGCGGGTAAAATCCCAGCCTTAACCGCGCCGTCATGGTCTTGCAGGGCAGCCAGGAGTGCCCACCTCCCTGTCAAGGAGGAGATCGCCGGTTCGAATCCGGTCAGGACCGCCGGGAAGGTCATCGGCAGAAGTGAAAGAGCGCGCCTTGTCGAGGGCGGCTCGCCTTCCCTACAGCCCGGTTATCCGCCGCCGGTTGTGCAGCTCGGCCTCGCCGAGCCGCTCCAGCCCGTGCACCGCGCCGCTGCGCCGGCCGCAGGCGAAGCCGACGATGAAGGCGACGACGATGATCACGGCAAGTGCAAGTCCCATGTAACAAACGATACGTTTCCCTGGCTTACCTGGCCACCGGGGACGAAACGGGCGCTTAGCTCAGCGGAAGAGCGCTTCTCTGACACAGAAGAGGCCGGAGGGTCAGCACCTCCAGTGCCCACGGTAAGAGGACAGTGGTGAAATCGGTAGACATTGGCGAGGAAGGGTGCCACCCCCTCATGCAGGTTCGAGTCCTGCCTGTCCTCTCGCTAAAGGCGGCCCTGGTTGCAACCGGGGCCGCCTCAACTCGCGGACGTAGCTCAACGGATAGAGCGTCAGCCTACGGAGCTGAGCGTTGGGGGTTCGAGTCCCTCCGCCCGCACGGTCCCCAGGGACTGGTCCATGGCTCCCCTGCACGGCTCCTCATGTGGGAGACATGCCGTGCGCCGCCGCACTTGCCCCACCCTGGGAGCGGCGGAGTTCCTGGGCGACTGCTCAATGAGTGGTTGAAGCAGTCATCACATCACGGGCGACTAGCTCAAAGGAAGAGCGCTGGTCTCACACACCAGGGGTTGAAGGTTCGAGCCCTTCGCCGCCCACCGGGTCGTAACCCAAACGGTTGCGGGGCCTGCCTGTGGAGCAGGTATTAGCGGGTTCGACCCCCGCACGACCCTCCGTGGTGAACATGGTGCAACGGAAGCACGCCGGCCTAGCTGGATTTACTGCTCTCGTGGAGCCGGAGACCGCCGGGGTTCGACTCCTGGCGTGTTCATCACCCCTGGCGGAGTGACCCGAGATGGCATGGGGGCGGTCTGTAAAACCGCTGCTTCGGCACGGCTGGTTCGAGCCCAGCGTCCGTCACGTAGTTCTTTGCGCCCGTAGCTCAGCGGATAGAGCACCGCCCTCCGGAGGCGGGGGCCGGGGGTTCGAGTCCCTCCGAGCGCACTGGGAAGTGGTGTAAGAGGGCGATCCGGCCAAGCTCGTGGCCACGGGCGAAGGCAGGGGAAGCCCCTCGACAGCGCTGCCCGCCGAGACCATGGCAGCCGGCGGGCGGACAGCATCCCCGGGTTCCACCCCGGGGCGGTCCTGGCGAGAACCCAGGCTTCCCAGCCAACCGCAGGGTGTCCGAGAGGCGAGGTCCTGGTCTGCAAAACCAGGTACGCGGGTTCGAATCCCGTCTCTGCGTCGGGAACCGGGTGCGGTGCATCCATTCCGGTTCTAAGCCCGGTAGCTCAGGGGATAGAGCTATCGCCTCCTAAGCGAGTGGTCGGGGGTTCGAGTCCCTCCCGGGCTGCCCCGCGTGTTCCGCTGCTGAGTCCCTCCGCCCTGGAAGCAGGGAGGAGGCCAACACATGCCAACGATCCCGCCGGATACCGTCGCCGCAGGGCAGACCGGGCACCTGGACGCCCACAACAACATCAGCGACGTGCTGACCGCTTTCCAGGCCCAGCTCAGCGGAATCCCTGCCCTCAAGGCCGGCACCGCCGCGCTGGTCGCCGGGACCGTCAGCGTCTCCCTGTCCTCGGTGAGCACCGGCACCATCGTGCTGGTGTCCCGGCTGGTACCCGGCGGCACCGTGGGGCACCTGTCGGTGCCGACCGTCAGCAACGGCACCGGCTTCACTATCGCCTCCACCTCGGTCTCCGAGACCTCCACCGTCGCCTGGCTCGCTATCGGGTAGCGGCCACGGAAGGGGCAGGAGGAAACCACATGTCAGTCATGGAAACGTCCCTGCCGGGACCAGGCGACGCGCTCGCCGTCATGTGCCAGAACCAGATGTCCGGCCCCACCGTGATCGCGGCCGACGCGAAGCGGAACTACGAGGTCGTCTTCCAGGGCAAGGGCCACCCCGACGGCGAGGACGTCCAGCCGATCCCGGAGGCGCTGCTCAACACGATCCAGTTCCGCCGGGCGCTCAGCCGGGGCGTCATCGTCGCCATCGAGGGGGCTGACCACCCGATCGTCCAGCAGGCCCTCGCCCGCCAGTCTGACGCCTTCGCCAAGCGGATGGCCACGCAGCAGATGTCCGACCGCGAGGTGCTCGACTCCCCGGCCGCCGCCGACATCATCGTCGTCAACTGCATCGGCCCCGGCTCCCGGCCCGGCGCGGTCTGCGGCGAGCAGGTCCCGGTGAAGTCCGGCGACACCGGCAAGCCGCCGCTGTGCGACCGCCACCAGGGCCTGAAGGACCGCTGCCTCAAGCGCGGAGACGGCCCCTGGGTCCTGGAGGACGACGCCTCGATGTACGAGGGGACGAACTTCTAATGCCGTGGGGGCGTAACCCGGACCACGCCGCGATGACCGGGACCTATGACACCAGCGACACCGCCGGCCCGGACGCGCCCCACACCGAGCTGCGCGGGGTGACGGCCGCGTTCGACCTGGCCCGCGCCAGCGACCTGGCGTGGGCGCTGCGGGGGATGGACCCCTCCGACGAGGCCGTCTCCTCGAACATCGTCCAGACCAGCCCGGGGCTGACCGTCAACCGGGGCGACCCGGACGGCGACAGGGCGCGGGTAACCGCCGCCGCCGCCCGTGCCCGCCAGGCCCTGGAAGAGGCAGGGATGGAGCTTGACCCGGTGTCCGGGGCGATCCGCTGGCGCGACCACACCGCGCCGTGGCAGAACCACGCCGCCGCGATCGGCCCCATGACCGTCGTCGATGACAACACGGACCGGAGCGCCGGATGACAACCCCCGCCGACTTCTACGGCGTCCCCCTGATCAGCGTCACGACCCAGGTGGACACGATCACCATCAGCCACACCGTCCCGGCTGCCCTCTCCAAGAAGGGCATCGTCTCCTACCCGTCGCTGGAGACCGCCGGGGCGACGCCGACCTCCGACGTGATCACCGTCTTCGACGTCACCACGGCCACCGCCCTGGTCCTGAACACCGACTACACGCTGACCGCCTCCGGCAGCTCGCCGGAGACCCAGACCTACTCGGTCACCCGGGTCAACAGCTCCTCGGCCTCCGCCGACGGCAACACCTGCCGCGTCACCTACCGCTGGGGCACCGTCCCGGACAGCGCCCGTGACTTCGGCGACTTCCAGGGCGAGGCGGGCGCAGCCCCGGCGGGCACCGCCTTCCAGGCGTCCAACCAGCCGACCAGCGGGTCGACGGTCGCTGGCATCGGCGAGCAGGCGGCCGGAGGGTCCCTCACCGACCCGGCCAACACCGTCAAGGGCGGCCCGGAGACCGGCTCCCCCGGCTCGGAGTACGGGGTCACCCCGACCCACCCGAGCACCTTCGGGTACAACGCCCTGGGCTCCCCCGATACCGAGGCGGTCTACGGCGGCGCGCTGCCGGAGAACTTCGTCCCGACCGACACCAGCTTCACCACGACGGTCGACACCACCGTGGCGGGCGGCTCCAACCTGGTGCCCGCGATGTTCCCGAGCCCGCCCGGGTACCGTGCCCCGTCGGCCGGGGTGGCGGGCGGGACGAAGGACACGACCCTGACGGACATCCTGGGCAACCAGGTGAACGCCACCGCGTCGCAGCCTCCCTCCGGGTACGCCGCGACGCTGGTCGACACCAGCTACATCGGGTCCCCGGCCGCTCCCACCGCGCTGGTGTCGCAGACCGACGCCTTCGCCGCCGACCAGGCAGGCTCCCCTGACTACCTGTCGCAGTCCGGGATCATCCCCTCGTCGATCGTCGTCACCAACACCACCACCTCGACGCTGATGGTGCTGACGACCGACTACACGGTGACCACCGCAGGGAACGGCCCGACCCTCAACGCCTACGTCACGCCGGTCGCGGGCACCAACTTCGCCAACGGGAACAGCGTCTCGGTCACCTACAACTGGGGCGACGCGACCTACTGGGACTCCAACCCGCCAACCTCGGTCCCCGGCGCGCCGACGATGAACTCGGTCACCGCCGTCAACCGGGGCGTCAACGTCAACTGGAGCGCCCCGGCGACCGACGTCTACGTCCAGTACTACCTGCTCCAGTCCTCTGACCTGGGCACCATGTACGTCCCCTACACCGGGCAGCCGGTCAACTACGGGCAGACCTCCCCCTCGGGCGGCGCGAGCATCGGCCAGCCGACCTACCAGTCGGACGTCCTCAACCTGGTGACGGCGGCGCTGGCCGCCCCGGCGACCCCGACCTCCGCTACCGCCACCTCAGGCGGCACCGTGCTGGCCGGCACCTACACGATGGTCACCACCTACACGAACGCCAACGGGGAGACCCTGGCCTCGGCGACCCACACCCAGGTGACCACCGGGTCGACGTCCACCCTGACGGTCAACTCCCCCGGCGCGCTGTCCGGGGCCACCCACTGGTACGCCTACGTCTCCCAGGTCGGCGGGACCACCCTGACCAGGCAGCAGGCAGCCGGGTCCCCCACCCTGATCGGCACCAACCTGACGCTGACCGCCCCGCCGACCAGCACCGGGGCGAACCCGCCGACCCTGAACACGACGATCCCGACCACCTCGAAGACGGGCGTCCTCACCCCGCCCGCCCAGGTCATCGTCAAGGACCTCACCACCGCCGGGGCCGAGGGCGACCCGATGCAGCCCGACGGCTTCGTGCTGGAGTACGGCTATGACTACACCATCACGGTGGTCGGGGCCGGCCCGTGGACGCAGTACCAGGTCGCCCTGGTCGCCAGCTCGGTGAACGCGGCGGCGGGCGACCAGATCGAGATCGACTACTGGTACGGGGCGGACCCCAGCTCGGTCAGCGCGGTGTTCACCCAGGGCCTGGTGCAGAACACCAACGTGATCTACCGGCCGGACGGCACCACCCCCTACAACCAGGGGTACAGGTTCCAGGTGGCGGCCGGCAACCAGCTCGGGGTCGGCCCGTGGTCCGCCTGGTCCTCCTACGCGGTCCCGCTGAACTACAACGAGCCGCAGGCCAACGCCAGCATCACCGTCGGCACCGGCTCCCTCGACCCGGCCAACACGATCAACCCGATCTACAAGCCGGACGGCACCGTCAAGGCGGGCACAGGGCTCGGAGGCTAGGTGGCAACCTTCAGCACGGTCCTCGGGCTCAAGCTCAACGACCCGACTGACCCGTTCCAGCTCAGCGACTTCATCGCGAACTGGCAGGTCCTCGACGCCTCGCCGGGGATCTTCATCTGCACGTCCACCTCCCGGCCCTCCTGGGGGACCGCCCAGGCGGGCCGGCTGATCTTCATGAAGGACCTGAAGCAGACCAGCTACTGGGACGGGGCGACCTGGAACGACCTGCGCGACGCCGCGCCGATGTTCGCCGGCGGCTTCTTCCTGAACGCCGCGTGCAACCCGGGCTCCACCGGCACGTTCAACCTGCTGACCCTCACCACGCCCAGGCCGTCGTCGCTAGCCATCTGGGCGACGGCGACCTACACCTGCGACAACGACGACTTCCAGAGCGCCCAGCAGGCGATCACCTTCGACGGAACCCCGTCGCTGATGGGGTCGTTCCAGGAGGCGGTGCGGCCGTCAGGCGACAACAACGGGGGCGGCACCCAGATCCCGGACAGCGCCACCTCGATCACGATGATCCCGGCGGTTACCGCCGGCCAGCACCAGATCGGGCTCCGGGTCCAGGTCAGCCACCATTACTGGGACACGGTTACCCTCGTCGGGGTGAAGGTGCTCGCGCTGGTCTCCGTCTACGCCACCGGAAACAGCCTGTAACGGACACTGGAGCCTAAGGATGTGGAAGAGGGCGTAATGCCCCCGGTAGCCGTCCGACGTCCAGAACTTCTTCCCGCACTCGCAGATATTGCGGCCGAAGAACCCGTAGAAGGGAAGCGGGATGGACGGGACCCAGGCTCCTTCGGCGTTCATCTGTAGATCCACGCCTGCACCATAGCCCCCGGAAGAATCGGAGGAGGTTCGCTCTCATGACCGTCGACCCCGGCTTGATCGACTGGCGCGAGCGCACCTACCTGTCCCAGTACGCGCAGCCCCCGCTCACCTTCGCCATCTACGTCGGCGGGGTCCTGGCCGACCCGGACCACTCCTCGGTGACCGGCCGGCTGGTGATGCAGAACCCGGACGGCACCGAGGCGCTGGTCAACACCTACACCGCCGCCCGGGAGGGCACCGGGACGTACGTGATCACCCCGTCCTCGGCCGACACGCAGACCCCCGGCTACGCCGAGCTGGACTGGGCTTACTCGATCTCCGGGACGCCGCAGCAGTACGCCTCCTGGCTGACGATCGGCATCGCCAACCCGACCTGGGACTCCCTCCCCCAGGACATGCAGGACTTCCTGGAGCAGCAGGTCTGGGTGCGGTTCGCCGACCTCTTCGACTCCCCCGGCGGCGGCCCCAACCTCCAGAGCTACTTCCAGGCGCACTGGTCGCGGGGCCGGGCGGCGCAGATGATGAGCATCGCGCTGATGAAGATCAACGCGGTCGCCCAGCCGTGGTCGAACTACACGCTCGACGGAAACGGCGGCCCGAAGTACGCCATCCAGTTCTGGGGCGGGCTCCTGGCGAGCTACACCTACATCGAGTGCGTCAAGCAGCTCATCCGCTCCTACACCGAGCAGCCGGCCCTCTCCGGCCCGCCGGTCGCCCGGCTGGACCGTCGCGACTACGTGGACAGGTGGCGCTCCGCGCTCGCCGACGAGCAGGCGGAGCTGAAGTCGCTGCTGGACGTGTTCAAGATCCGGCACATCATGAACGGGTCCCCCAGGGTCCTGGTCTCGGGCGGCACCTACGGGCGGTACGCTCCCACCCGCATCGCCGGCTCCGTCGCCGCCCGCCCGCGCATGTGGGCACGCTGGTACTGATACAGGGTTCCTCGGTATCCTCCTGGCATGACCGCGACGGCCACCTGCCAGTGCGGCAAGGTCCCGGACCGGCCCTGCTCCGCCGCGATCACCCAGGAGGACCTGCTGTGCGACCAGTGCAGGGCATCCCTCCTGGAAGGCATGACTCACATCGTCTTCTCCTGGCTGACCTTGAGCGGGCCGGTCCCCCAGCACTACGCCGTCCCGGTGAAAGGCGTAGACGGGTTCTTCTCCATGGAAGCGTCATGAGCGACGACAAGCGCCCGGCCTATGACTACCCGATCGCCGACCCCCGGCACCGCTGCGTCCAGGGGCTGTGCGACAGCCACGCGGGCAAGGCGGGGGCTGACGCGGAGAACCTCCTGATGCTGGAGCGGTTCTTCCTCCCGCTCGACCCGCAGGAGGCGGCCGAGCGGGAGCGGGCCGTCACCGGGTCCGGGGTCCTCACCCGCGACATGATCGTCCGGGCGCTCGGCGGGGAGCCCGGTGGCTGACCCCTGGGAGCCGTACGAGCCGTGGCGGTCCTGGCAGGGCAACCTTGCCCCGGACGAGCTAGAGCGGTTCCGCCGTGACCTCGAACACTCCCTGAAGAGCCCTGTGCGGTACCGGCTCCCGAACGGGAAGCTCACCAGGCGGGTGCCGCTGCCGCTGCGCGCCCGCCTCAGGCTTAGCGCCCGGGGGATGGTGACCCGCTGGCTCTTGCGGCGGTACCGCCCCCGGAAGGTTCATGACCGCTAAGCGCGAGGCCGAGCTGGAGACCGAGAACCGCATGCTCCGTGAGCAGGTGGCCAGCCTTGAGAAGATCATCGAGCGGATGCAGCCGGTTATCTGCCTGGACAGCAGCCGCCTCGTCGGGGCCGCCGCGCCGCAGCCGCCGGTCTGGTACTGGTGGCCGAACAACACCTGGACCACCGACTTCACGGTGACCTGCGGCTCCGGCACGATCACGGGGCCGACGCCTGAGGGCTCCACAGTCAGCCCGCTCTGAGTTACCCTGGGGTTGTCGAGGGTGCCCCCGTCCCACGGCACGGGCCGACTTCCCCCAAGCGGCCCCTCGCGAGCCCGCCTGCCGCTCCCGCCCCAATGGAAAGTCACCAGGCGGGCTCGCCCCTTTCCCCGGAAGACATGAGCCGGGGAGGAGGCCGGGGTGCCGCACTGGTGGAGCGCTTACTGGGCCTGGGTGGGGTCGAACATCGGGGCGATGCCGGCCGAGTTCGTTATCACGGTCGTGGCGACCCTCGTCTTCCAGAAGCCGATCGCGAGGCTCCTGGCGCTGCTGCGCAGGGACGTCCACGCGGCGGTAGACAAGGCGCAGGAGGACGCGAAGGCAGCCAGGGAGATAGTCGGTGACCTGTACCGGCACATGACCGGCGAGGACCACCCGGTCCAGAACGGGAAGTAGCTCGTGGCCAACCACCCAGGAGCGGCAGCGCTCACCGGCAGCGGGACTATCACGCCGCACGGCACGGCCACCCGCCGTAAGTCCGCCGCCCTGTCCGGCTCGGGCACCTTCACCGCCCACGAGAAGAACGCATACCCGGTGGCGGCCCTGTCGGGATCGGGGAGCTTCACCGCGAACGGGCGGCGTCAGATCCCGGTGACGTTCCAGGCGGGCGCTTCGCTGTCGGTGAGCGCCCGGGTCATCAAGAACGCCACCGCCGCGCTGGCGGCTGCCCCGGTGCTCACCGCCACCGGGTTCGTGCCGATGATGGCCGCGCGCCCCGTGCTGGCCGCCACGGCGAAGGTGACCGAGGTGGCCGCCGCCGCCTTCACTGCGCCGGGCACCCTGACGGCGGCCACGTCGCAGTCGGCCGCGCACCTGTCGGCCGCGCCCGCGCTGCTGGCCCCCGGGCGGATGGCCGCCGCCCGCCTGCTGGCGGGCACCTCGATGTCGGTGTCCGGCACGTACTTCATGCCGGGCGCTGCGGCGCTGTTCGCCGGCCCTGTCCTGTCGGCTGCGGCGAGGGTCACCGAGCTTCCCTCCGTTCACCTGAGCGCGCCCGCCTCGATGTCCGTCCCGTCGTCCCTGCGGGTGCAGGCGTCGGCTGCCTTCCACGGCGGGGCGGCCCTGTCGGCGGCCCCGTTCACCGCCTCCGCCCACCTGTCGGCCGCGCCCGCGCTGAGCGCGGCTGGCACCGGGACCGACTTCGCGCACGCGGCGCTGAGCGCACCGGGTTCCGTCACCTTCCACGGACAGGTCACGCGCAAGCCCAGGGCGGCCCTCAGCGGCTCCGGGACGATCCACTCGCGTGGTACGACCGTCAAGTTCGCCAGCGCCGCCCTGAGGGCTTCTGCGGCCCTCCGGGCGGCAGGGGTGCGCGGCGTCGCGGCGCACTCCGCGCTGACGGCGGCGGCGCACCTCTCAGCGGGCGCGCTCCGCTCGGCGGCGGGCCGGGCGGCGCTGTCCGCCCAGGTAAGCGCCTTCGTCTCGGCCCAGGTGACACCTGGCGTGCGCCTGAGCGCCGCCGCCGTGCTGTCCGGCTCGGCGGTCCTCAGCCGGACGGTGCGGTCCACGCTGTCCAGCGGGGCGAGGCTCACCGCGACCGCGCACGGCACGGCGTTCCCGCGCGCCGCCTTCACCGCCCCCGGTGCCCTTGCCGCCGTGCCGCTCGGGGTGGTCAAGGGCGGCGAGGCGATGGCCGCCAGCCCGTCGCTGCGGGCGGCGGCCAGCACCAGGCCGAGGCTGCCGTTCCCGCAGCCGCCGGGCAGGCAGCAGGCCGCCTGGGAGCGGGACGTCCAGCGCTTCGCGATCGTCCAGGAGCGACAGCGGCACGCCCAGGCGCTTTGGCAGTACGGCGAGCTGGTGATGTTCGCCCTGATGTGGAAGCCCGAGGACATCACCTCTGGGCTGGCGCGACGGTGCACCCGCTGCTACGTCCCCGCCCAGGTGATCAGCGACCTGCCCCCGGAGACGCCGCCGCCGCTGGGATGGCCGACGGCATCCACGGAAGCTCAGATCAGCGCCGCCTACGGGCAGGGCACCCAGTTCCGCTGCCCGCTGTGCTTCGGCACCCAGGTGATCGCGGCCGGGACGGTGAAGGTACCCGGCGTACGGGCGCTGCTGGTGCGCCCGGCGATCCTCACCGACACCGACCAGAACCAGCAGCGCACCGCGCGGGGCGTCGTCAACACCGGGAGCGTGCAGGTGCAGTCGACGCCTGACTTCCGGGTGCACACCCTGGACTACCTGTTCCGGTCAGACGGGCGGCGCTACCAGCTCTCGGTGCCGTCCCGGACGACGCTGCGCACCGGGTTCGGCTCCCCGTGGCAGGACGCGGCCGGGATCAGCTACAACGTCTCGAACGCCAGCCTGGAGGACCCGGACGCCTCGGTGGCGTACGCCATCGCCCCGCTGGCCGCCGAGCTGGCGCAGGTGCTCGGCACCTACACCAGGGTCCCGGCTGACTACGCCTGGGTCGAGCAGGTGAACGGGCCGCTGATCCCCGGCGAGGACCCGCCGCCCGCCGCGTACGGGCTGTATCAGCCGCCGGCCTCAGCGGGCGTCTGACCGAAGTCGTCGAACTCGCCGTTCATCACGCCGCCCAGGAAGTCGCGCCACTCGCCCGGGGTGTAGGTGAGGACGCCCTGGGCGTGGTCCTGGCCGTTGCGGACCTGGGCGCTCCCGTCGGAGAGAAGCTGGACCTCGACGGAGTTGCCGGCGGCGGAGAGGCTCGACTTGAACCATGGCTTACTGACAGTAACGTCATGTGACATATCAGTGATTCTATGCAATAATCCTCGCAAGCACCCGGATTTGGCGGCCCATTCCGGGTGCTTTTCTAATCCCTGTGCACCTCAATCGCATCGCCTGGTACGTTATGTCCCGAGCACAAGCTGAGGTTCAGGCTGAGGCTGACACGCTCCCACATTGACCGGAAGGCCCTGGTTCGACTCCAGGTCCCGGCACCCGCGCCGGGATAGCTCAGGGAGAGCACCCGGAGGGAGCCTCAGGATCAGGATGTGACGCTCGAAGCTGAAGCTCGCGCCAGCACGTGCAGATCCACCTGGTGGCCGCAGACGACAAGAAGCTGCGGGTTCGAGTCCCGCCCGGGGCGCTCCGTGCCCCGGTGGTCCAAGGGCAAGACGTCTTCCGTTCAGGATGACGGCCACCCGACAGCCGCTGCACGCGGACCTGGTGCCAGGAGCGAACCTGATAAGTCCGTAATCCTGATTACGTCGCCCCGGCGTACACGGCAAAGGTGCGCCGGGGCACCAAAGCACCCACGGGGAGAGGCATGACGCAGACGCTCGGGCAGGTAGTGGCGGCGGAGGCAGCGGCGCGGGCCGATGCCAACAAGCGCGGCGGGACGCTGCACAAGCAGGGCCAGAAGACCGACCTCTTCGAGGGGTTCGACACCACGTACTCGCCGTTCGCCGAGGCGGACGACGGGAGCGACTCCCGGGCGCTCCAGCGCCCCCCGGAGGGCAAGCGCGTCCAGCTCGTCGCCGAGGACCTGCTGCGCGAGTTCATGAACGAGATGCGCAGCGCCATCGACCTGGCCGCCGTCAAGGACGAGGCCAACTGCCGGGCGAGGGCCGACGTGATCACGCCCGGCGGCCTGGTCCTGCTGACCGCCGTCCCGGCCACCCACCTGCTGCACATGGAGAAGGTGCTGGAAGACTTCGCGACCTTCATCGCCAAGCTCCCGGTCCGCGACCCGGCCATCGACTGGACCTACAGCCCCGACGACCGGATGGCCCACTCCCCGGCGACCTTCACCAACAGCGAGGAGGTCCGGACGAAGGCGCTGGTTATCGTCGCGCCGACGCAGTACCAGGCCGGCCAGGGGACCACCTACCAGGAGCGCGTCGCCGTCGGCCGCCGCACCACCGTCCGGCACACCGGGGCGCTGTCGGTGCAGCGCAAGCGCGACCTGGAGCGGCGCGTCGCCGAGCTGAAGGTCGCCTTCAAGCAGGCCCGGGAGGCGGCGAACCGCGTGGAGGCCGCCGACGTCCGGGAGGCCGACGAGCTGTTCGGCTATATCCTGGGATAGCCCGGAGACGGGAAAGAGCCCCGGCGACGTAACCGCCGGGGCTCTTTGCCTGCCTGCTACCGCTGGCCGTCCGGGTGGACTTCCATCACCACCGCGCCCATGGGGTCCTCGCACCGGCCCCGTTCGGCGTGCAGGTGCTGCACCACGTACTGGGTCTCGCCGAGGTCATGGAGCGCGCATACCAGCCCGACCGCGCTGAGGGCCATCACCGAGGTGCTGACGGTGACGCGGGGAACCCCCGCCTCGGCGGCGATCAGCTTCGCGCTGACCTTGCCGGGGCCGAGGTCCCGCAGGACGGCCAGCACCCTGGCGTCGGCTTCCTCAGGAGTCATCATGTGGCTTCCTCCCCTGCTTCCAGGCTGGCACGACGGGGAGGCTACCGGAAGACAAGAAGCCGCGTTCCCGGGAACAGGTTCCGGTTGTGGGAGGTGGACTGGACGAACACGGTCATCCCCGGCTTCGGGGTCGGCGCGACCGTGACCTCGTAGCCGTCGGGGAGCCCGACGAGCCCGCGCACCTGGTCGAGCGACCCAGAGTAGACGCGCCGTTCGTCCTGGGGACGCTCGGGGGCCACCTCGATGGCCACGCTCTTGTACGACTGGATCTTGGCCCGGTCGGTGAACTGGTAGTAGCACTTGCCCTTCGGGTAGGCGCGCCCCTGGTCAGCGAAGACCTTCTCGATGCCGATCTTGCCGCGCGGGCCGCCGCACATGGCATCGGTGATGTCGATGAAGTAGTAGCTGCCCGGAGTCATCGGGACGAGGACGCTCTTCACGTCGGCTGCGGAGAAGTCGCGCATCTCGAACAGGCCGCCGCCGGACCGGACGCTGTAGCCCCGGACTCCCTGGGCGCGGGCCGCCATGTAGGACTCGGCGACGTCGCCCATGAGGGTGGCCGCCTCCTCGATCCCCTGCTCGGAGGTCGAGTCCCAGACGCTGATGTTAGAGGCCGGGAAGCCGAACTGCTGAGCCTGCACCTTGCCCATCTGGTCCGGGACGAACAGGCCGTAGGTCTCGTTGTCCGGGGCGGAGGCCAGTGCCCTGGACCACTCGGAGATCACCCGGGACTGGTTCTCGCGGGTGCGGGGGAAGTAGCTGTCGTTCTCTTCCCCGTCGGTCCAGCCGAAGACGACGAAGGAGTGGTTGCCGTACTTGACCGGGATCTCCCGCAGGTCGCTCATGGCGAGCTGGAAGGTCTGGAGGAGCGCGGTGTTCCCGTGCGGGTGGTAGAGCCCCTCCAGTGAGGGCACCCTCAGGACGTCCATGTCGTAGATGACGCACTTTTGGGTCCCGTAGGAGTTGAAGAAGTACACCGTGATCCGGGTCTCCTGGCCGGCCGTCTTCGAGGTGACGGCCAGGCGGGCGATGAAAGCGTCGAAGACGCGGACCACGGCCGCCCGGAGGCCCCGCATGGACAGTGACTCGTCCACGATCAGGATGAAGTGGTTGATGTAGTTGGCCGGCTCACTGGCCGTCGCGCCTACGGGCATTTTCTCCTCCGGTTATCTTGTTTTCCTGTATTTAGTTTAGCGGAGGGGTCTGACATTCGGGAGCGGGACCTGGCCTCCGGCTCGTCCAGTCGCGACAGTTCCCGCAGTATCCCTCGCGGATGTCGTCGGGGCTGTAGCTGGTCATCAGGCAGCGCGGGCAGGTAATGCAGGGCTGCCCGAGGACGGGCGACCAGCAGACCGCGATCCCGTTGGCGTCGCGAACCGACGCCACGTTCCGCTCGAAGGAGACGATGAAGTGGAGGTTGCGCTGCATCTCGCCGATGACCTCACGGGACAGCCAGCGCCTCAGCCGGGGGAAAAGTGGCACGCGGGCATGCTAGCCCGGTTCCTCGTCGATGACGGTGCAGTCGTCGTGGATGATGACGTCGCCCTCGCCCCCGGCGACGAACTCGCAGCGGTCGTGCTTAACGAACCTCCACTGGCCGGGAGCATAGTCCGAGACGGTGATCACCGCGATGCCCAGCAGCGACACCACGGAGCCTCCCCAGGTGACCATGAACTCGGGGGGCTTCTCCCGCGTCCTGGCGGCCAGCTCGCCGCTGACGTCCCTGGCGCAGGTGATCACCTTCCAGCCGGGCTGCCCGTGGACCAGGGCGATATCGGCCATCAGCCGGTCGATGTGGTCGGCCACGCGGTCAGGCTATCCCGGCGCTGCGGCGGGCCAGCACCGCATGGGTAGCCCCCGACTTGATCCAGTTCTCGATCAGCATCGACGCCGAGGCCCCGCCGGGGCAGAGGCGGAAGGCGTCCAGGTCGTCGCGGTCCAGGACGATGAAGTGCTCCTGCTGGGCGCGCAGCGCGGCGATCTCCACCTGGCGGGCGGCCGGCTCCGGGATGATCACCACGAAGGTCCCCATCCCGGCGGGCAGGTAGAAGTCGGCCGCCTGCATCCCGGCGTCCTCCTGGTCCCACGCGGTGATCCCGTGGAATGAGCACAGCCCGTAGAACAGGGCGCGCAGCCCCTTGCCGTTATCGTCCACGGGACAGCACCCGGTCTACGTCCTGCGCGCTGTACGCGCCGGCCGCCTCGCACACGTCCTTCGCCAGCTCGAACAGGGCGCGGACGGTGCCGAGGGTGAGGGGCGGGTAGCTCCAGGCGCTCAGGAGGGTGACGTCCAGCTCGTCCTGCGATTCTTCCAGCAGGGCAAGCCACGGGGCCACCTCGGCGACGGCCTGGCTCAGCGGGACGCTCATGGTGCTTCCCGGCGCGGCTGGCTCCTCCTGCCCGGGAAGCACCCCGGGCAGCCCTCGACCGTGCCGTCGTCGTCGTGGGTGTGAATGAAGGCCGGGGCAGCCTCGGCCACCTGCTCGTCGAGGAACCCGGCCATCTCCTTGTGCCGGTCGGGGAGCCTGGTCCACGCCTCCCACAGGATCTCCCGGATGGCCGCCACGCCCGCGCGGTCCCCCATCTCGTCGAGGTCGTAGATGATCCGGTCGACGATCAGCCACTTGGTCTCGGCGTCGGTGAACTTGCACGCCTGGAGCCCGGCGCGGATCTGGAGCGCCCTCGCGGCGCTGTTGCTCAGCATCACGGCCTCGCGAAGGTGAAGTACGGCCGGTAGGTCTCGTTGAAGCCGGGCTTGTCGTAGGTGACTCCCCACCCGGCGGCCCGGTAGACGGACTCGACGTCGAGCAGGTGACGATCGTAGATCTCCTGGTGGGAGATCCCGAGGCGCTCGGAGATGGCCTCGGCCGCGTCGTCCTGCATGACGATCGCGGAGCGGCCGTCCCAGGCCTCGGCGATCAGCTCGTTGAACACGTCGGTTACTTCATCGGGAAGAGCGGCGGCCTTGGCGGCGGTTACGTCCTCGGGCCGGATCGGATTTGCCATGAATGCAGCTTATCAAGGAAGGCTGTATTTGCCTACTACCCGGTGAGCAGGACGTCTTCCGTCACGATGACCAGCCGCCAGGTGCCCTCCGGGACGTCCATGGTGACCTTCGCGGGCACCTGGAAATGGTCGATCGGGTCGCCGGTTATCCCGGACGCCCCCCACAGGTCGCGGCAGAGCATCATGGCGCGGCGGACCGACGGGTGCATCTCCAGCCGGAGCCCCTCCGGGAAGATCATCTGCGGGCCGTAGTGCTCGGCCAGGTACCCGCTCGACTTCGTGAACAAGTCGCGGGTCACCTGGTCGGCCTTGTCCCAGCCGGGGCACCCCCCGCCGTGCGGCTCGCGGTGCGGCTCGTGCAGGTCGTAGTTCCCGCAGCGGGACCAGGGGAGGGGCATGAAGGGCCTACCTCTCGGCCGCTAGCCCGTTGTTGTGCCTCATGCACGCCTCCTCGGCCAGCTCCGGGGTAACGAAGTGCCCGATCGGGTGATCGTCGTGATAATCCGGGGTGCCCATGTCGGCGTAGACGTTGCAAGGGTTCTGGTGCCCTGTGCGCCAGTGGCGGCCGACCATGGAGGCGGCAGCCTGGCGGTAGGAGCCGTAAGCCTCGGTGATGCTGCTCATGACGGCAGGCTAGCGGTCGCGGAGCCTCTCGAAGGCCAGGACGAGCAGGAGCACCCGGCAGTCGATGTCCCGGGTGTCGATGCTGTAGCCGTGCGGCACCCCGGCCCGGTCGAGCAGGTGGTGGGCGTTGCGGATCTCGGCGAACATCTCCCCGGCGTAATGGGTGTCCGGGTCGGGCGCGGTCCAGTTGTTGTTCACCAGGGGATGCGGCTTGAACGCCAGGTCCTCCAGGACAGACCAGTCCACCTCGCCCCGGCCCGGGAACAGCTCCTCGCTCACATCCTGGTAAGACGGCGCACCGGAGGCGGTTGTCCGGGAACACCAGGCAGTCTCTCGCGTGCTCGATGACGTAGGGGGAGGTCTTCCCGTCCCCGGTGATCACCTCGGCGTCGCATTCCCCACAGGCGAGAGTGCCTGATTTGGTCCAGTAGAGGGTCTGCTGCACCCTTATGTCCTCTCCGGCCCCGCCAGGAAGAAACATATACCACCATGACGGGACGGGAAATACCTGAAGCCGGCGGTCACCGGGACGTAAGGAAGCCCGCCGCTGATCAATGAGGGAAGAACCATCAACCCTGTCCGGGATCTCCCCCGGCTCTACTGCGGCAGGCCTCACTTCTTCAGGGGCGGCGGCTGTAACTCGTCGTCGCCCAGGCCCTCGGCCATCTCGGTCGTGGGGTCGTTGCTGTCGTCCCCGAAGATCCACTGGAGAACCCCGTAGACGGCCTCGGCCGCGTCGTCGAACTCGCCGTTGTCCTGGGCGGCGAACGCCGCCTTCTGGGCGCGGTACCTGGCGGCGTCGATCTCCTCGGTGGTCCGCATGATCCTTGGCATTGACTGCTCCTCGCTGGTGATGTCCGGCGGGGTGCTGCGTGCCGTGGCGTTCCGCTCCCGTAGGGCGGTGATCCGTGGGATCAGTCACTTCCCTGATGCCACGAGTATATCAAGGAAAGCTGTATTTTCCTACTAGGGCCGGGGACGACCCTCGGCCCAGGCCCTCAGGAGCCCGAGGCTCGGGAACGCTCGACCCCCGGTCCCCCGGTGGCTGTTGCACCACTTGTGGGCCAGCCTCATGTTCTCGGTGGTGTTCGGGCCGCCGAGGGACCGGGGGATGAAGTGGTCGCGGGACCAGTGCCAGTCGTCGTCGTCGTCCTCGATGCCGAAGTCGATCGGCTCGCGGCACAGCCAGCAGTCATCGCCGTCGCGCCTGCGGAGCCGGGCCACCTGGCGTGCGACGGCGCGGGAGTGTCCCATTACTCGAAGAACCCGCTCACGTGGAGGGCCAGGTGCCGGTCCTTGGCCTCCTGGGCTGCCTTCCGGGTGTAGTACCCGTAGGAGTTCCCGAGGCCCGCGACGTTCTCTTCCACCACCGCTTCCCCGCACACCTCGCAGTCCACGAGGAACACCGGGGTGATGCTGACCTTCGACCGGGGGATCTTCGCCATGGCTAGCAGCGCTCCCTCAGGGTGATGTCCGCCGCGCCGAGGTGCACCAGGATCGCCCTGACGTCCTCCAGCGTCCGGGGGCGCAGCTCGGCCATGGCCGCGAAGAACTCGGGTGCCTGGGCGCGGGCCGCGTCCAGGTCTTCGGGGTCGCAGTAACGGTCGAGGCGGACTTCCCCGCTGCCGTCGTCCTCGATCAGCAGCCCCCAGTAGCAGCCGTCGCCAGGGACGCGGGCTGCGACCAGGATGTCCGGCACCTTGCCGGGGTCACTGGCGAGCACGGCCGGCCAGTACCAGGCCTCCGACTCGAAGGAGTAGGAGAAGACAGCGCCTTCCGGGAGGTTCACTGCTACAGCTTATCAAGGAAAGCTGTATTAGAACTAGCCCTCTTCCTGGGCCAGGCAGGAGGCTCGCCGGAGTTCGTCCTCGCGGAGTTCGTCCTCGCGGATTTCCGCGTCCCTCTGCCCGGTGAGATCGAACTTGCGGGGTCCCTGTTCCTGGTTGCCGGCGTCGAGCAGCTCGCGGTCCGGGTGCGGGCGTCCGGGAACCCGGGTGCGGGTTCTCTCGTGACCTGGCTGGGCCAGGGCCTCTTCGTCATCTGCCATGCCCGTGATCATAGCCCCGGAAATGGCGGAGGCCCTCGTCGCTTCGCAGCTCGGAGGACCTCCGGTCGCTCTTAACGAGTGATCACTAGCTCTTGGTGATGCTCGCCAGGCCGCGCGGGTTGAGGATCGACATGGCGATCATCTCGTCGAACACCCAGCCCTTCCAGAACGCCTCGACGTTGTGGTTCTCCTCAACGTCGAGGCTGTACAGGATAGGGAAAACTCCCAGGAAGTTCGGCTCGGGCGCGAGGAAGATCTTCGCCTGCGGGACGATGATGCTCCGCTGGATCTGGAACTCGCCGAAGCTGGTGATCGTCTCACCTGCGACAACGCGGTCCTTGAAGGCCCAGCCGGTCTGGTTGATGTCCCACCTGAACATGTCCCTGTAGTCGAAGGGGTTGATCAGGATGCGGGCCGACGGAAGCTCGTGCAGGTCGGTCATCGCCACGGCGGAGTAGAGGCTGCCCGGCGTGAGGTAGCCGCTCGCCTCGGTGATGTTGTGGTTGGGGGTGACCACGTGGTCCGGCCGGGTGGCGTAGTCGGTGATCGCCGCCTGGAGGAGCACCAGCAGCCGGGCGTCCTCCTGCTTGAGGATGGCCTGCTTGGTCTCGTCCTGCGCCTGCTCGACCGCGTTGATGCGCAGGTAGAACAGGTCCTCCTTGCGGATCGCGGGACGCGAGGCGATGCGGAAGAACCGAACGGGGATTCGCTTGCCCTCGAACGGGGTAACCCGGACTTCGCCCTCTGTTCCAGAAAGGATGTAGGCCTGGCCAAGGTCATCCCAGACGTCGTACTCCACCGGGGTACCGGGAGTAACCGGGTCCTCGACCAGGACGTTCCGGACGATGCCCTGGTAGCGCAGCTTGAGCTGGATGGGGCCGACCATCCCGACGCCCAGCCGGCGGAAGCCGTGCATCTCGTCGCTCAGGATGAGCGCCATCTTCCGCACCTTGGCCTCGCGGGTCAGCGAGACCCCGTTGGTCCGGGCGCGGCGCGCCTCGATCTGCGCAACGTAGTCGTCAGACTTGCGCGATGCCACGCGGGGCCGCAGGCCGCCGCCGGGAGCCAGCGCCAGTTGCCCGCCGGCCGTAGTGGTCGCCAGCTCGGTCATGGTTTTCCTTCCCTGCTTTCCGCGTGTCCGCGCTTAGTCCCTGACCGCCGTCAGCATGGCCGCGTCGTAAGGAGACAGGCCGCCGATGACGAGCTTGGTGGAGGAGCACACCTTCAGCAGCCGGGCCACCGGGGCGGAGATGGTGGTGCTCGACGACCAGGGGACGAGCATCCCCTGGTTGGAGGTCGCCGTGCTGACCCCGACGAGGTTCGCGCCGGAGCCGTCAGTCGGGTCGGTCCAGGTGGCGGTGGCGTCGAAGGCAGGCGCGAGGATCTCGAACTCCGCGTCGGGGCCGAGCACCCACACCGCGAAGGCGTTGATGCCGGCGTAGAGCAGCTCGTCGATCCCGTCGCCGCCGACGTACAGCGCGCCCAGGCCGTAGACCGGGACCGCTGCGGCGGTGACGTCGGAGCCCGCGTTGCCCGAGTGGGCAGAGCCGGCCATCGTCTTGCCGCCCATCTGGGTGCTGTTCGCGCCCGCGAGGGTCACCAGGTCGCCGCCCGTGCGGACGAAGCCCATGCCGGGCCAGATCGGGATGGCCCGCGTCCAGGCCGGGTCCAGGAAGCAGCTCTTCGGAGTTGCCTGCGTCCACGTGTAGAGCGGCCTGATCGTCCGCTTCACGTAGTCGTTCGAGAGGTACGTGCGAATCATCGGGCTCTACTCCGTGTCTGGTCGGCCGGGCCGTGTGGCCCTCCTGCTATTCCTTCTGGGGCTGCGGGCGGAAAAGGGCTCATCAGGCCGCCGCGTACATGAAGAAGGTCGGCCCCGGTGCGGTCGGCGCGATGTACGTCGTGGTGCCGTCGGTGCCCGGCGTCGTCAGGCCGGTCGTCGATGTCCCGCCGAGCAGCGGCACCGGGACGCCCGTCCCGGTGATGAACTGCGCGGCCGGGTTGAACGTCGGGGCCAGGATGTTCGGGATGGTGGTCGTCGCGGTGAAGCACAGGCCGAGGTAGTGCTGGCCGGTGTAAGCCGCCGTGTACGGCGCGGTCATCGCCAGGCTCTGCCAGGTGGAGGCGGGCTGGGCGGTGCTCCCCTGGTCGGCCGAGTGCGCCCGCTGCACGTAGGAGCTGTCCAGGACGGCGGCCCACCAGTGGGTTGGCGCGACCCCGGCGTTAGCCCCGGTGCAGAAGCCGAGGTGGCCGACGACCTGCCCGATGGTGAGCGTGGTGCTCATGATGTAGAGGGTTCCGCCGTTCGGCGTGCTGGCGCTCGACGCCGTGTACCTGTGGCACGTCTCGGCGATCGAGCCCGGTATGACGGCGGTCTCGTACGGGTGGGCCGGCGACGGGGCGAACAGGGGCACCGGGTCACCAGCTCGTCAGGCGGGCGTTGCCGTTCGCGGACGCCCAGATCCCGTCGACCCGGCCGCCGTAGACCGGGGCCGGGAACTCGAAGAAGCCCCCGGCCGGGACCTGCACGGTGTAGCTGGTGGCGCTGGCGGTCGTGCCGAACTTGACGTACAGCACGGCGGTCGAGTCGTTGAAGATCGTCCGGCCGCCGACCGCCCCGGTCGCCGCGCTGAACAGGGTGACGCTGCTCGCCGACGAGGCGACGGTGGCCTCCGTTGCCGTCGCCACGCTGGTCGGGTCGGCTGCCACCGAGCTGAACAGCGTCGATACCGCGTTCGCGGACAGGACGCTGTACTGCTCGTCTGACAGCACGGCGGTGCCGCCGGCCGTGTAGCGCAGCCCGTTGGGCAGCACCACGTTGCTCAGGCCGGAGTTGACGGTCACCTGGTAGGGCACTGTCGCCTACAGGAAGAGGTCCGAGCCGTCCAGGTCGTCCATGACGGCCGGGGCGTACTGGGCGGAGGCTCCTACCGGGGCGAGCGACGGGACCGACCGGGCGGCGGTGCGCTGCTGCGGGGGGCGCGCGGCCTGGCGCTGCGGGGCGACGGCCGACAGGACCCCGATCTCGTGCTCGATCAGCGCCGTGGACAGAGCCGCGTCGCGCTCGATGTGCTCGGCGACCGCCAGCTCCTCTCCGTGGGCGATCCCGGCGGTGACCCGCAGGCGCGCCAGGCGGATGGAGGCGAAGGTGCGCCGCGAGGCCTCGGCCTCGCTCAGCGAGGCGTTGACGCTGCCGCCCGCGCCCTGCTGCTGGCCCGGCTGCCGGGCGTCCAGCAGCCACGGGAACGCCGCGCCGTTGTCGCCCTGGCCGCCGATGCCGGGGCCGTGCGCCTTCAGCGGGTCGGGGTCGATGCGGACGTCGGTCTCGATGCGCCGCTGCTCCAGGGGGACGCCGCCGTCCTGGCTGGGGTTGGTCCCCTGCACGGGCTGGGTGACGTCGACCAGGTTGGTCGCCGGGGGCGTCTGCACCTCGACGCCCGGGGTGATCGGGGTGGTGGTCTGCATGGCCGGGACCCGCGAGTTGGCACCGGGCGTGGTGCCGGGACGGCCCGCGTTGTCCATCGCCTCGGGGGCGAGCGCCTGCTCGGTGGTCTCCGACGGCGGACCCTGCGGCGGGTCGGGGACCGGGCTGGCCGGGTTGAGGAGGTCCGCCTGCCTGCGCATCTCCCGGCGGCCGATCTCGGCCAGCTCCCTGCCTACCCCCGCAGCGGAGGCGAGGAAGCTGAGCTGGGCCTCCAGGACCGCGTTACGGGCGCTCAGCTCGGCAATCCGGCGCGTCTGGGCCTGCGCGAGCGCGGCGGCCGTCTTACGGTCTGCTGGCATGTCCTTGTCCTCGTCTTCCTCGTCTTCCTCGTCCTCGGGCTGCTCGCCCTCGGCAGACGGGTCTTCTGACTCTTCCGGGGGCACCGCGCCCTCGCCGCCTTCCCCGTCCTCGTCGGCGGGGTGCAGCGCGGCCATCCCGCACGCCGGGCAGGGGACCCCCGGCTGGGCGGCGGCGTCCGCCTCGAAGGTGGTGCCGCACGCTGGGCAGATCAGCTCCTCGGCGTAGGCCTGGTCCCCGCCTTCCTCGTCTTCCGGCGGGACGGCACCCTCCGGGGCTTCCTCGTCCTCTTCGGCTGCTGCCTCTTCTTCTTCCGCCACGGCATCCGGCGGGAGCCCGTCGGTGTCCCCGGCGGGCACGGGGCCGCCCTCCCCCTGGACCGTCGGCACCCCGTCAGGGGCGATCTGGTCGGGGTGCACGAGCTGCTCGTCGGCGTCATCTCCGCTGCCGATCTCCGCCTGCGCCGGGGCACCGGGCTGCCCGGCACCCGGCTGGTCCGGTGGGATCTCGACGTCCCCCGAGCTGTCGAGCTGGTCACGTACCTCGCTGGCCTTGCTGGTGTCCGGGTCCCTGAAAACCGACGGAGGGACGACGAAGCCGCAGACCGGGCACCGCGATCCCGACCAGACGTTGTGCTCTCCGCAGACCGGGCACTCGTCCATCCGCAGCGCGTCCACCTGCGGCGGGACCCTGGTCTCCCCGTACGCCTGCCTGGTCAGCGAGTTGTAGGACTGGCGCAGCGCGTAGTCCATCGGCCGGGATGTCCTCCCGAGGATGGTGTCCTGCTGGTGGGCCTGGTTCCAGTGCCCCGGCATGGCGGTGTCTTCCTTCCAGCCGATCTTCCCGAGGCAGTGCTGGCACAGCATCGGCATCATCCGGCTGGGCGGGGACCCGACCTCGTTGAAGTCAGCCCCGCAGCCGGCGCAGTGGGTGCCGCCCTCCGCCAGCGCCCCGTGGTAGTGCATGTTCTCCTCGGGGATGTCCGGGTGGTGCTGCCTGCGCCGCTCCTGCCAGCGGGTCCGGGAGTTCTCCCCGAGCTGGTTACGGCCCTTCCCGCCGCCGCCCTTGCTGCCGGATGCGTCCTCGGCGGCGTTCTTGCGGATCTGCACCAGCCAGGTGGCCGCCTGCACCTGGTGCGGGGCGATCTTCCTGCCGTAGTGCGCCGACAGCTCCCTGGACGCCTGCCGGTAGGCGTGCGCGACGTGCTCGTAGTGCTGGTGCTGGCCGATCGGCATGCCGTCCTTCTCGGTGTCGGTCAGCCGGTGCCCGACGGCGACGGACATGGCGTGCCGGTCGACGACCACCTTCTCCGTGCCGTTCCTCACGTCCTCGTCGGTGTCGCCGCCGTGCTCTATCAGGTGGGCGAACGCCGCCGTCTTGGGGGCCTTCAGCACCTTGGAGTGGTGCTCCCCGCCGAGGATGCGGACGGCGGCCTTCTGGTGCACGCCCATCGCCCCGGTGCCTGGGCCGGGCGGGTCGCCGTGGAAGGCGCGGCTGGCGTTGAACAGGTTGACCGGCCACAGGGTGCGGACCGAGTAGGCGGACAGCACGCCGGCCCCCATGGCGGCGTCCCCCTTGCCCATCACCTTGGCGACGTGGTGGGCGTCGGAGTACCACCTGTCGCCCAGCGCCCGCTCGTCGTCGCTGGCCTCGTGGTAGGCGGCGACGATGTGGTGGCTGGAGACCGGGTGGCGCTTGAACCACTCGTGCTCACCGCCCTCGGCCTTCTTCGCCGCCGACGTCCGCATCTCGGCGATGTCGGAGTCCGGGATGTCGTCGACCGTGGGGTAGGAGTCGCTCCTCGACCTGTGGGTCCGGGAGTGGACGTAGAACCCGTTGCGGTCCTTCTTCAGGCCAACCCCGTCGAACCGGGCGTCGCGGCCGTAACCGCGCACCGGCCTGCCCTGAGGCCGCTTCCGGGCGCTCTGCGACTGCATCGGGGCGTCCTCCGGGTTCCACTGGCGGGCGGGCGCGAAGGGCTCGGTGCCCTCGTCCCGGTACCCTCTCTCGACTTCCAGGGGGTGCTGCTCGGTGCCGCCGGCGCTGTTGTAGCGGACGGAGCCCGGCTTGCCCTCGGCGGTGCCTGTCCCGTAGTGCCCGATCGCGCAGTCGTTGCAGAGGAACGGCATGCCCTGGTTCTGCCAGTCGCCGGCTGCGCTGCTCTCGTACGGGCTGGTGAACGGGTGGCCGCAGTTGACGCAGCGGCCCGCGTCGGACGGCCACGGGAGCGCGGCGGACCTGCGCGACGCGGTGAACGGGTCCGGCGGCATCTGCCCCTCGTCCCCCCGGGGGCGGCGCGGCAGCTCGTGCCCTGACAGCTCCTCGAACCGGGCGTGCATGTACTCCCGCATCGCCTGCTGCGCCTGGTCGCGCCGTGCCTCGATGCCGGGGATCGACGCGAAGACGCCCTCGGGGTCGGCGGGGGTGGCGGGGTGGTCGCGCTTCATCCCGTCGTGGTGGTGCCAGCCGCCGTTGGCCTCCGGCTTGCGCATGTTGACCCGGACCTGCTCGCCGCAGACCAGGCAGTGCGTGCCCCCGTAGGTCTGGTCCCGGTTCACGGCCGTCCTCGCGGCGGCCTTCGCCATGCCCCGGGCGTCGGGCTTGCCGAGCAGGTACGCGGTCGGGTCGGCCGGGTCCTCGACCAGGAGCGAGTTCTCGAAGAACGACAGGCCGGCGCAGACCTCGTGGATCAGCTTCTCCTCGACCTTGCCGGTCACCTTGTTGCGCTGGCGGATCTTCTTGCCCTTCATAGCGGGCAGGTGCTTGCAGTACTCGGCGGGGCTGGTCGCCTTGTTGCCGCAGGCGGAGCAGCGCGACCACTCGACGTCCACGCCCATCGAGGTGCGGTTCACCCGCCCGGCGAGGATGGCCTTGGCCAGGCGCGGGAACCGCACGGCGTCGACCTCCATGAGGCCCTCGACCCAGGTGTCCGGCGTCCCGTCGGGGTTGCGGTCGCGGTGCAGGGCGATGGCGACGATGACGCCCCGTGCCCGGCGGTGGTTGGCGTTGTGGTGGTTGACGAAGACCGGCTTGCCGAGGAAGCTCTTGTACCCCTTCTCGATCTCATCGGCCGGGAACGTGTCGTGGTTGTCGTTGGTCCGGCTGGAGATCATCCGGGAGCGGACGTACAGGTAGCCCTGGCGCGGCTGGTAGTCGAACGCGACGCGGTGGGCGGTCTTGAAGATCCGGCGCTCAGCGCCCGCGAGGCTGCCCGGGGCAGCGTGACGCCACGCCTCCAGTACCTCCAGCGTCGCGTACTTCCGCACAGGGTCCTCCCGGTCTGCTCTCCTCTTCCGGGGCAGCCCGGGAACCCGTTGCTCAATACAGCTTTTCTTGATATTCTCGTGCCAGCGAACGCAGAGCAGGGACGAAGCAGGGACACTGGAGGAGAAGATGACCGAGATGACACTGGCCCAGCAGGTCGCCCAGGAGGCAGCCGGACGGGTCCACAAGCTCGCCCCCTACCTGACCGACGGCCGGCACCCGCTCACCCCCGGGCAGGCCGAGGGGATCATGCGGCACCTGGGCACGTGCCCGGTACGGCCAGCTCCGGAGGAGAACGTGGCGCGTCACGACGCTCACAGGGCGGAAACGGATCACGAGCGTCACGCGGCAGGCCCCGTCATCGCCGACATCACGGCCGGGTTCTACGCCACGCCGAGCAGGACCGGCACCAACGACCTGGACTTCTGGAAGGTCACCGAGGGCCGCAGGCCCGGCATCCGGTTCGTCAAGCGGGTGGTCGGCGGCGGCGACGACAAGTACCCCAGGCTGATCGAGATCTCCAACCAGGAGCAGCTCCAGGCGCTGCGGGCTATCCTGCGGGCAGGGATATCAGAGGCTGCCGACGTCTACGCCGTCAACCAGGAGCGCTGCAAGAAGTGCGGCAGCCAGCTTACTGACGAGGCGTCGCGGGCGGCCAGGATGGGGCCTGTATGCCGAGGAGAACGGTGAGCAACTGGATTACGGCCGAGGTCGCGATCCTCGCGATGGTCCTCCTCGCGGCACTGATGCCGGGCGAGGAGGACCTCCTCATTCCCGAGCGCCGCGACTGGCGCGGCACCGTGCGGCGCATCCTCAGCCCGGCCGCCCGGCGGCTCCGCGAGGTCCAGGGCGCACGGGAGGCTGACGCCTACGTGCAGGTCCTCACCCAGGCTGACCTGCCCAGCACCACCGCCCGGTTCAGGACGGCGCTGCTGACCGCGCCGGCGGAGGGGCACGAGAAGGACAAGCCGCCGTGGGCGACCGCGCCGTTCGCGGCGTCTCCCGCAGGCCCGCCGATGGACCGGCCACGACAGGCCGAGCGGCAGCCGCCCACCCTCGTCCGGGAGGCGGTACTCCCGGTGATCAGGAGTGACCTGGGGAGCTATCTGTCGCGGATTCCCGGGTACCCCGAGGACTAGCCTCGCCGTCCAGGGCACCGGCCCGCTGGGACCTGTAGATCATCACGGCCCGCCACACCACGTTGACGAACACCAGGGCCAGCGAGATGACCTGGAGCAGCTCCAGGGTCTGGCTGGAGACCCGGAAGTCGATGAACAGCCAGGACGGAAGGATCGCCCCCGCGATCCCGATCTCCAGCATGACGATGTTCCAGCCCCAGGAACTCTCGTGCCACGGCCAGTAGAGCCGGGTGACGACCGGGAACAGCACCGACGCGATGAAGCAGGCGTTGACTTCCCACTCGGTGACCTCGCGCAGCAGGGAGAACATCACGCCCCCGCCTGGTCCGCGCGCCGCTGTATCAGCATGGTGATCGCCTCCGAGACGTGATTACGTTCCCGCAGCTCCCGCAGCGGGATGATCACGGTCTCGCGCGCTTCCGCCAGGCGCTGCTCTGCCTCTTCCCGGGCCTCACGCGCCTCGCTCAGCACGGGAGAGCCCGGGAAGTACTTCGTGCGCCACCAGAACCGCATGTCACCCAAGCTCCTTGACGTCCCGGCCTGCTCCCGGGAACTCGTCGTGCAGGGCGCGGAGGACGTCCCTGGCCGTCTGCCCGGCCAGGACGCCGGCCTCGGCACGAGCGCCGTTGAGTTCTGCCGTCCGCTTCCAGTCATCTCGCTCTGCCTTCACCTCGTCAAGCCTTCCCTTGGGAACGAGCTGCTCGGTCACCAGCAGGACGATGAAGACGATGATCGCCCCGCCGTTCTCCAGCAGCGTGATGAGGTCGCCTGTCGTCACTCGCCTTTCCCCCGTCCCATCGCTCCCGGATAAGGCCGGCGTCTGTCTCACTGCTTCCGGGGTCGACCCAGACGCCTATGCCGCTCCAGGTAACGGCGGGCATCACCTTCCCCATCAGGAGGGCGAGGGTCCTGAGGATCTCGTCCCCTGGAACCCCGTGAGCCTCAAGGAACACCCCCCGCCCCTGGAACGGGTCCTCGGCGGCCATCTCCTCCCGGGAGCGCTCCGTCCACCACGCGGTCATGCGAACATCACGTCGTCGTCGTAGTCGTCCAGGCTGATGCCCCGCTTGCCCAGGTCCTCGTCGGCGTCCTCGTAGTGGGTGCCCTCCAGGCGCAGCAGGTCCAGGTTCCGGGCGCGGCTGCCCGCGCCCTCCCGGATCAGCTCCTCTGCCTCGGCCTGGGGCAGCACGTCAGCGGTCTTGGACAGGTGCGCCCGCGCCGCCGCCGCGATGTCCCCGTCGGCTACCGCAGGCCGGGAGTCCCCGGCGTAGCCCCTCGCCGCCGCCGACCGCTGGAAGGCGGCCACGATGTCGTCGATCTGCCCCTGCGGCTGGCCTGCCGGGACGGCCGTCTCGTCAGAGTCGGCCCCGCCGCCGGACCACTGCTGGTTGCCGACCGTCTGGATCGAGGGGTCACCCGGGCTCAGGTACTCGTCCCCCGACCCCATGCCCGGCTCCTGCCCGACCGGGGACGGCTGCTGCGCCTGCGGCCACGTCTCCCGCGCCAGGTCGCCCATCGGGGTGCCCGCCAGGTGGTGCAGGTACATCCGGCGCGCCGCGCCGAACTCGCCGAGTGCGGCGATGTCCTCCGCCGCCCCCTGGCCCTGCCCGGTCGCGGCGCTCCCGCCGCCGATCGTCCCGTCGGCCGCCGCCGTCGCCTCGATCTCCTCGTCCCCGGTCGTCGAGGGGAGGGCGGGCTCCGGCTCGTCGCGCAGCTCGGCGAGCGCGCCGTCAAGCTGCGGCACGGTGTCCCGGAACGGGTACGGGGTGCCCGAGGCCAGGGCCTCCTCCATCCGGATGCCCTCCGGGTCACGGGGGGTGATAGAGGTCGACGGGCCGGACGTGTTCGCCCGGTCGGTGTAGCCGAACGAGCCCTGGTCCTCCGGCTGCCATCCCTCCACGGCAGGCCAGTGCAGGTCCCCGGGCACCGGCCTGGGCGCGCCCGGCACCAGCACCTGGTGGGCGGCTGTGTTGGTCAGCGGCATCTGCATGGCGCTGTCGTCCTGGATGCCGCCCCAGTTGTCCGGGTCCGGCCCGGACAGGAAGCCGTAAGAGCCTGGGTCCATGTCCCAGTTGCGGGGGGACGTCGCCCCGTACGGCTTCTGGGTGGGGTGCTCTGACACGTTCTGGCTGCCCCAGGAGGAGTTCGCCTGGTCGGCGGTGGCGCGCAGCCCGGCCATCACCCGGAGCGCGCCGACCGCGCCAGGGTCCGCGCCGGCGCGCAGCAGCGCCACGGTGGCGCGGTCGGCCGGCGCGAGGCTGCTCCAGTGCGGCGGCAGCGGCTCAAGCGACACGCTGCGCTCCGCGCCAGGGAAGTCCCGGTGCGGCGTGCCTCCGTACGGGTCGACGGAGAACCCCTGCTCCGGGCGGAAGGCGGCGGGCCAGCGTGTCTCCCCTGCCAGCCCGGACGGCGCGTCGTGCTGGTGGTTGAAGGCGTGCTCCGTCTTGTTGCGGTGCTCCGCGTCGTGCCAGGCCCGCGCCCAGATGTCTCCCTTGGCCGGGTCGCCCATCCGGGTCAGGGCACGCGCCACCGATCCGGCGTCCAGCCCGTGATGGCCGATGATGTGCTGCGCCAGGTCCCGTGGCGCGACCGGCGGCACGTACGGCCACCCCTCGCGGTGCGCCAGGTGCGCCAGCGGGGCGCGCCACTGCTCGCGCCACTGGCCCGCGTGCGGGTCCCCCTCGTACGGCGGGTAGGACTTCACCACCACGGTCTGCGGCGACCAGGCCGGGGCCTCGGCGTCCGCGCCGAAGGAGCGGCCGAACATGCCCCGGCTCTGCGCCTCGAACTGGAGGGCCATCACGTGGGAGCACGGCCGGCCGGCGTACCGGGCCGCCGCCGCCTTGTCCTGGTGGAAGCTCGCCCAGGGGCAGCCGCAGGCCCAGTACTGGATCGTCATCCTCTTGCCGACCGGGCGCTGGATGCCGCTCTCGTAGGTGTCGTGGTCGCCCCGCACCTCGCCGATCACCATCCCCGCCGAGGCATGGGTGATCCGGACGTGGCCCTCGGCCCTGATCCGCTTCGCCTTCGCCACCACGTCGTGCCAGGCGGCGGTGAACTCGAACCGGAAGGCGGGGCTCCCGGCGGCGGCGGTGAACATCGCCAGCGCGGCGTCCTTGGAGAACGGGGTGTCGTCGTCGTCCGGCTGGTCCCCGTCGTCCGGGTCGTCCCCCTGGTCCCCGCCCCCGCCGCTGTCCCCGTCGCCGGGAGAGAACGGGCCGGGTGCGGGAGCGCCGCGCTTCACCTTGCCGTCGTCCGACCCCTGGGTGTAGGCGCGGCCCGTCTCGCTGACGTCGGCCCCGGCCTGCGGCCAGTTGTCCGGGTGTCCGGGATCGTCCGGGGACAGTCCGGGATCGTCCGGATTCTTCCGGCCGTCCGGCGGAGTGACCGGCGGAGTGACCGGCAGCCCGCCCCCGCTGGCCTGGCCAGACGTGATTTCCGGGCCGTTCTTGTCCGCCGGGTTGTCCGGCGCGTTGTCCGGAGTTGTCCGGGAATTGTCCAGCGAGTTGTCCGGGTCATCGTGCTCGTGCTGCTGCGGCTGCGGGTCCGGGCCGTCGTCGTCGTGGTCGTGCTTCAGCTCCTGGCCGTCGATCCGCACGTGCACGTTGAGCGCGGCGTCCCGGTGCACGCGCGGGAAGCCGTCATCGCCCTCGACCCCGCCCTGGTCGATCTCGCTGTCGTCGTCGTCATGCGGGTGAGGCAGGTCGAGCGCGGCCTCCGCCTCCCCCAGGCGCTCGCCCGGTTCCTCGTGGACGACGTGCTCTCCCGGCCCGAGCAGCGGGAAGTCGGCGGAGTTCACGAAGTCACCCCAGGTGCTGCTCGGCGGGCTCTCCTGCCAGGTGTGGAGGGTGCCGCGCTCCTTGTCGGTCCACGGCACCCGGGCTTCGTGGCGGGAGGCGATAAAGTCGTGATAGCCACCGTTACCCCCGTGGTCTTCCCAGTCGGGGTCAAACTCGTAGTCCTCCGGGTGATAGTGGTCGGCGCTGCCCTCGAAGTGCTCTTGCGAGTGCCGGTGGGGCAGCGAGATGCGCCAGAAGTCATTAGGAACGGAAGATCCGCTATACCCGTGCTCCTCCGCCATGTGATGGTGCAGCTCGGCGTAGTCCTCATCGCTTATCGCAGCAGTGAACGCCCCGATCGGCAGTCCCGGCCCGTTGCCGCTGGAGATCCCCTCGGGGTACATCCCGACGGTGGCGGCGTTCTCGTTCTCCTTGTCGCCGCCCTGGTCCTTCGGGAGGGCCTGGTTCCACCTGTCGTCGCCCTGGCCCTCCTGCGACTCGTCATCGTAGGCGTTCGGGTCCTCGGCTCGGGGGACGGTGCCGTGCTCGGGGGCGTCGCCGGCGTCGTCCACGTGCGTGCCGTTGATGTCGGTGGCGTGGTGGAGCATGCCGAAGAAGCCCTGCGCCTCCTCGATGGCCGCCAGGCGGGCCAGGACGGGGCTCTGGCCCATCAGCGGGGGCGGTGCCTCCTCCTGGGGGCCGAGGTTGTCGCGTGCCCACTGCTGCTCTCCCGGCTCCGCCCAGTACATGCCGGTGTCGCCCTCGCCGCCGTTGTAGTCCCCGTTGCGGGCGTCGTGCTCCGCGTCGTACGCCTCGGCGGCCCGCCGCATCCCGATGACCGTGATCTGGCTGCCGGGGTCAGGCCGGTCGGTCAGGATGTCGCCCAGCTCGGGGTAGTCGGCGGAGGCAGTGCGGTGCTGCTCCTCCGGGTCCTCGTCGTGCTCCTGGGACAGCCGGGTTGAGTGCCTCGGGGTCATGACGCCTCCTCAACCCTTCCCCGGTTCCCCAGGAAAGCATTGCTTAAATACAGGATTTCTTGATATTGTCTTGGCACGAAGACTTGCCTGTAACCCCGAGCCAGACGAGGAGCAGTGATCATGCCGCACCTGATGGGCCAGGTCCTGCCGCGCGACCTGAAGCCGGGCGACGAGATCATCCGCCCCTACGGCTCCAGCCCGGAGCGCGTGAGGCTGGTGGTCAAGCGCACCCAGAGGACGCACGGCGTTATCCGGGCCGGCCACGTCACCCGGTACAAGGTGATCACCGACCGCGCCGAGCACAACCGCTTCTGGGTCGCCCCGCACGTAAGGATCGATATCTGCCTCACCCACAAGAGGCCGGAGGAGTCATGAGCGAGCCGCTGAAGCTAAGGATCTACATCAGGTTGATCGGCACCGATGAGCACCGGCTGCTCCGGGATGCCATCGCCGAGGCCCCCGCCGGCCACGTCACCTACGTTGACTCGCCAGAGGGCCAGGCAGCGATCGTCCCCGTGCAGGCCGCCCAGTGGTGGGAGGCATACCTCGCGGGGCTGTGCGCCATGTGCGGCCAGGGATCGCACGCTCACTGCTCCCGGTATTCCGGCACCGAGTGCAACTGCCTGAACACCGACGTCCACCATGAGATCGAGATGGAGCGGGCGGCCCGTGCCGGGCTGCTGAGCAGGAGGCATCGGTGACCCGGCAGTTTGAGTGGCCGCCTCTCACGGAGGAGGGCGACCGGGTGCGCAAGCACCTGATCACCGAGCACGGCGAGCTTGAGGCGGACGAGCTGAGCGATGTCCTGGCCTTCGCCGAGCACTACTCCCAGCATTTCTCCCCGGACGGGGGGATCACCCCGGCGAAGGGGACGCAGGAGCACTCATTCGCCGACCTGTCCTACAACGCGGACCTGGACGAGGAGGCGTAGGCCGGTGCCTTACGCGATTGCCGGCGTGGTCGTCTTCGTCCTGCTCGTGGCCGGGGGCGTCGAGCTTGACGACCTTATGCACGAGTACCCCGGCCAGTTCTACATGGGCGTCTTCGCCACACTGTTCATCGCCGTGGGCTGCGGCACCGCGCTGCTGCGCAGGGCCGCCAGGGGCGGGCACCAGGTGCCGCTCGTACGGGAGCTGCCTCCCCTGCCGAAGGCGATCCAGGCGGTGCCGGTCATGACCGCCGCCGCCGTGACGGCGGGGCCGCAGGAAGAGGTGGAGTGCGAGCGCCAGGACTGCGACCACAGGGTGGTCCCCAAGGCAGCCTGGGGCGTCCGGCTGGAGGGCGAGGCGAGGGAGCACCTGTTCTGCTCGGAGTGGTGCGCCCAGGCGTGGGACTCCGCCAGGGTGTCCTAGCCGGGCGCTCCCGCGTAGACGCGGCGCTGTGCCTCCTGGAAGGCGGTGTAGGCGAGGTCGGCGTCGCGCTCGGCGTCGTAGGCCTGGGCGTAGAGGAAGCCCGCCGACCCGTCGGTGCCGCCGGCCTGCCGCATCATCTTGTAGTTCGACAGCTTCTGGTCGGCGATGATCTTCAGTGCCAGGTAGGAGGACCAGAGAGCCTCAAGGTCCGGGCCGGCCGTCGCCGACGCGGCGAGCAGCGGCGTGCCGGACAGCGCGGCCTGGCCGAACCGGGTGAACGCGGTGGCGTACAGCACCGGGAGCGCGTGCAGGGAGGCCGCCCCCTGGATGGGGATTTCCCCGGCGGCCGTCATCGTGCCCGGCGCGGCCAGGTGAGCTGTCCCGTTCTTCCCACGGGTCCCCTGGGCGTGCAGGATCGCGGCGGCAAGCAGCCCGGCAGTGAAGTGGAGGACACGGTGGCCGGCGGGGTGAAGCGCCCCCGAGCCGGACAGCGCGGCCGTGCCGGGCACCGTCCGGACGTGCCCGGCGAAGATCGTCCCGGACCCGGAGAGCGGCGCGACGGGGTTCTTGGCGACGGAGGGGGTGCCGCCGAAGGTCCCGATCCCCGACAGGGAGGCACCGGACGGGATGTTCTTCCGGGAGACGGCGGCCAGGGTGCCCGACCCTGACAGCGGGGCGTGGCCCTCGTGCCCGATGACGGCGGCGGAAGCAAGGGAGCCGGGTGCCGACATGGCGGCGGACGCGGCGTGCCCGTGGACCGGCGGGGCGGTCAGGGTCCCGGACCCGGAGAAGGCGACGACGCCCGGGACGAACTTCCTGCCGGCGGCGGTGAAGGTGCCGGACCCCGACAGCGGGGCGAACCCCGCGAAGGTCATGATGAAGACGGCCGTGAGGGAGCCCGAGCCCGACAGCGCCGCTGCACCGGGCGAGATGACCAGCGCAGCGCCCCCGATGGACCCCGAGCCCGACATCGCTGCGGTACCCGGGACCAGCTTCTGGCCGGTGCCGGAGGCGGTGCCCGAGCCGGACAGGGAGACGGCGGCCTGGACCAGCACCAGGGCCTGGCCGCTGAGGGTCCCTGAGCCGTCCAGGGCGATGACGCGCGAGAAGGCGACCAGGGCGGCTGCGGTGATGGTGCCCTGGCCGTCGAGGGGAGCGGCCCCGGGGACCAGCTTCTGGCCCGCTGCGGTGAACGTGCCGGAGCCGTTAAGTGCCGCCGCGCCTGATATGAACCCGCCCTCGACTGCCGTGATGCTGCCGGAGCCGTCCAGGGCTGCGGCACCGGGAACCGTCTTCTGCCCTGTGGCGGTGAAGCTCCCGGACCCCGACAGGACGGCGGTGCCGCCCGGGATGATGATCGTCGGCGGTGCCGTCAGGGTGCCCGAGCCGGACATCGCCGACGCGCCCGGGACCTGCTTCTGCCCGGTCGCGGTGACCGTCCCCTGGCCGTCGAGGGCCGCCGCGCCGGGGACGCTCTTCTGGCCCGTTGAGGTGATGACGCCCGAGCCCGACATGGAGGACGCGCCGGGCACCTGCTTCTGCCCGGTCGCGGTGAAAGTGCCCGAGCCGGACATCGAGGACGCAGCCGGGACGATGACCGTCGGGGGTGCCGTGACGGTTCCGGAGCCGGAGAGGGCGGCTGCTCCGGGAACCTGCTTCTGGGCGGTGGCCGCGATGGTCCCCGAGCCCGACAGGGAGGCGGCCCCGGCGAGCACCCCGGCGGCGGTGAGCGTCCCCGAGCCCGACATCGCTGCGGTACCCGGGACCAGCTTCTGGCCGGTCGCGGTGAACGTCCCCGAGCCGGACAGGGCGGCCGAGCCGAAGGCGAAGATGGCGAAGGACCCGGTGAATGTCCCGATACCCGACAGGGAGGACGAGCCGGGAACCTGCTTCTGGGCGGTGGCAGTGATCGTGCCGGAGCCCGTGAGGGCTGCCGATCCCGCCAGGACCCCGGCAGCGGTGAAAGTGCCCGAGCCGGACATCGCCGACGCGCCGGGGACAGTCTTCTGGCCCGTAGCCGTGAAGGTGCCGGACCCTGCCAGGGCGGCGCTGCCCGCGAAGACCCCGGCCGCCGTGATAGTCCCTGACCCGGTGAGGGCGGCAGCACCGGGCACCGTCTTCTGGCCGGCGGCGGTGATAGCACCCGAGCCTGACAGGGAGGCCGTGCCGGCGTGCGTGACGGTTGCCTTGAACGTCGCGGCGACGGCAGTGTAGTCGGCGGCCGTCGTCTGCGTCCCGGAGTAGGTGACAGCCCCCGTGCTGGTCAGCACCTGGTAGCCGGCGACCAGGCCCATGACCCCGCCGGGCGAGTTCTGCTGCGCCAGGTTGAACCACGGGCTCGACGGCCCGCTGATCGTGCCGATGGACGGGCTGGCGAAGGCCCCCACCGCCCCGATGGCGACCTCGGAGGCCTGGGTGGTCGCCGCCGTCGCCCCGGAGGACCAGGAGGTAACCGTGGTGTCGCTGATCCCGCTGGAGGTCTTGTCGGGGGTAGCGGTGTTGGCCAAGCCGAACCACTCCATGACCGTGACCATGAGGGCGGCCCCGGTGCCCGAGGACGTGAAGGTAATGGAGAGCGCCGTCTGGCCGCCGGCGCAGTTGGGGTCAGCCCAGATCGCCGTCGTCATGAAATCAGAGGAGACGTTCCCGGCGGTGAGCGACTGCGCGAAGTTGTCGGCGCTGCCGCCGAGGGTGATCCCGGTGACGCTCGGGTTGTTGGTGCCCGCGTCCCCGGTGACGCACACGATCAGGCAGTTGCCGGAGGTCGTCGTCCAGGGCAGGGTTATGGATACCGGCGATGCAGCGCCGTTGCCCGTCACCGACTGGACGAGCGACGGCTTCCCCTGGATGCCCCCGGTCGCCCTGATCGTGCCGGAGCCCGACAGGGAGGCGGTACCGCTGTGAGTGGTGCCCACGGCTTTGAACGTGGCGATGAGGGCCGCACCGTCAGATGACGAGGCGAACGTTCCCGCGTAGGACGGCGTGCCCGTCGCGGAAAGCACGTTGTAGCCGACGAGCAGGCCCACGTGCGTGCTGGCGCTGGTGACCTGGGTGAGGTTGGTCCACGGGGACGACGGCCCGGTGATGGTCCCGACGCCGCTGCCGTTGAAGGTGCCGACCGCGCCGATCGCGACCTCGGACGCCTGGGTGGTCGTTGCCGTGGTACCCGACGACCAGGAGGTGATAGCCGATGCGACGTTCCCGGCTGTCTTATCCACGGGCGTCGTGGTGGCGATCCCCGACCATTCCATGACGATCACGTCGACCGACCCGGAGGCGGCGCTGACCGTGACCACGACGGAGGTCTGCCCGCCGGCGCAGTTCGGGTCGGACCAGAGGTACACCGACTCGCTGTCAACGGACGGGTTCCCGGCCGTGGCCGACTGCGCGAAGTTGCCGGCCGAGCCGCCGAGGGTGATCCCGCTGACCGTGGGGTTCGTCGGAGACGACGAGGTGACGACGGCAACGACCAGGCAGTTACCTGCCGTCGTGCTCGACGTCAGGGTAACGGTCACCGTTGTCACGGAGGCCGCTGTCGCTGACTTCGACTGGACAAGCGACGGGGCCACGGGCGCGCCTCCCTCCTATGAGGCCCGCGTGCGGCCGGGCGGTCCTAGCGCCGCGCCGCGTTCCTGGGCGACGCGGTTACCAGACGCTTGCGTCGCAGGTCACGGCCCCGGAGGCGAACTGAACCGTGTCACCGTTCGCGACCCCGGTGATATTGGCGGTCAGAGCGCCCTGGAACCAGCGGAGCGGGGTGCCTGCGGTGTCCCAGATCTCGACTGAGGTGATGGTCGTCCAGGAGCCGGTCGCCGTCCACGACGGGGTGTTAGACGAGGTGGACACGCCGGAGGAGTTCGCGCCAAAGGTGATCGCTACGCCGCCGGCGGTGTAGCCGGGGCAGTTACCTGAGGTGGCCTCGGTGCCGTTGGAGGTGTTGGACCCCTGGGCGGTCATCAGCCGCAGGTGCAGGGCGGTCGGGTAGGTCGGGGCGGACCCGCCGTGCAGGATCGCGTCCATGATGGACGCGGCGCGGGTCCGGTCGGTCATCGATGCCATGTCAGGAAACCTCCGCGCTGAAGCCGGCCAGGATGATGGTCACGGGGCGGCAGGGGATTCCGGTTTCCCTGTTCGCCTGCCCGTGGTTGTGGGGCTGCGTGCAGCACTTGCAGCCCGCCGCGTCCAGCGCGTCGTGGATGTCCACGTCATCGGAGGTGACGGCGGCGACCGCCGTGCACTCCTTGTTCACGCACTGCACCAGGTGCATGCCGGTCCTCCTCACCCCCGCGCGGGGGCGTAGCTCTCGTAATCCACCAGGTCGCCGTCGTCCTCGGTCACGCCGAGGCGCGAGCGGATTCCGACGTGCGGCGGGTCCTGGTAGCCCCGGATCGACGGGCCGGAGAACCAGGTGCCCTGTCCCTTCTGGGCCTGCGCCTCGCTTTCTGCCTGGTGCGCCGCGAGGACGGGCAGGCCGTCGCTCCCGGAGGCGGCGATATCCCCCTCCAGGGCGGCCTCGTTGACGGCACGGGCCAGGGCTGCCATGCGGCGCACCCGGTCGGAGCGGCGCATCAGCGCCCCCTGCTTCGGCATGCCGCGCTTGCCGGCCTTCGGCATCGGGCCGCGCTGCTCGGAGGACTCCGGCGGTACCTGCGGCATGCCGCCCGCGTCCTCTCCGGCGATCTCGCCCTCGCTCGGGGCGTTGACCGGGCCGCCCGCCTGGGCCTCCATCTCCTCGGCCATCTGCTGGTCCTCGGGGGTGGGCGCGAGGTCCGGCAGGGGCAGCGGCTGGACGCCCATCCGGTCGATCATCATCTGCTGGGCGGCCAGGGCCGGGGGAACGCCCTCCACCTGGGCGACGGGGGAGAAGTCGGCCATGAGGTCCGGCGGGACGGGCAGGCCCTGGTTGCGCAGCTCGACGAACGCCTGGCGGCGGGTGCGGGCCTGGGCGATGATGTCGGCGACCGCCTCGTCCTGGCTCTGCTCGCGCTCCTCGTCCAGGTCGACCCCGAGCCCCCGCGTGCGCGTGCGAGCGGAGATCGGGATGCCGGAGGCGCGCAGCGCCTCGGTGAACTGGCGGGTGATGTCCTCGTCCCGGAAGTTGAGGACCTGGCACTTGAGGTCGGGCACCAGGAGCTTGGGCTGCTCGGTGATCCGCTTCTCGCCGGTCTCCTCGTCGGTCTCCAGGACCTCCTCCATGATCACGAAGCGGCGGCCGGAGCGCTCCTCGTAGTCATAGTGTTCCTGCGCTTCAGCAACAATGAGCATCCGCTTGCGCATGTGCCTCATGAGCATCTGCTGGTAGGTGGTCATGAGCTGCTCGACGAGCTGCTTGTTGAGCGCGTCGGCGGCGTACGTCTGCCCCTCGCCCGCCCCGGTGAGGAACGTCCTGGACAGGCCGAACACCTGGAGAACCCGGTCCTCGATCCGCTCGAAGTCCATGCTCAGGTCAGGCATGTTCTCCCGGCCGAACACCGGCTCGATCTCCACCGCGAAGTTGTGGATCAGCGCCCGGAAGTCGCCCGCGAGGGCGGCGTCCAGCGCCATCTCGAAGTTCTCCAGGTCATCGTCGGTGGGAATCCACGGGACGCTGGTGCCGAGGTCGGTGGCGGACGCGCCGAGCTTGCACAGGATCAGCGGGGTGTAGAGCCGGTCGGCGATCGAGTCGAGCGCGGTGTTGAGCATCTCCTGCTGGAGCATGGAGCGCATCGCCCGGGTGAGCAGCGGCAGGCCCCGCAGGCTGAAGGTGTCGCCCTTGAACCGGAGCTGGCGCAGCAGGATGTTGCTGACCGGCATGAATGCGTTCTCGGCGGTGTAGGCGGCCAGCTCCGGGTACTCCTGGACCAGCCGGTTGTACTCCCAGGCCGGCTGGCGGGTGGTGAGGATCTGCCGGATCGTCCACGGCAGCCGGGTGAAGTACCGGGGCTCCTTCAGGAACGGGCTGCGCTCCACCTTGATGTCGTCGGCGTTGAGCAGCTCCTCGTCGTCCCAGATGCCCAGGTCCTCGTTGAACGTGGCGAACGGCCACGCCTCCCCGGTGATGTAGTACTCGCGGCCGATGTCGACGAGGAACTCGCCGTAGTCAAGGCCGTCGTCGCCGAAGAACAGGTCCTGGTAGAAGTCGGTGAGCCGCTGGTCCTTGCACTCCAGGTGCGCCCCGACGACAGGGAACTTGCTGAAGATGTCGACGCAGGAGCCGACGATCGGGTCGGTCTGGTAGAGCAGCCGGCAGAACGCCCGGACCTTCGCCAGCTCCTCGTTCTGGGAGAAGTCGTAGGGGAGGTTGTTCTGCCGCCAGTAGAACAGCGGGTCCCTGGGCCGTCCGGTGGCGAACTGGATGTCGGAGAAGCCAGACCCCCCGGCTCCCCCGGCCGTGTAGGCGGTGCGGCGGCCGACGGACGCCTGCCGGGCGTTGATCCGCCGGTTCTTGCGGGCCTCGGCGACCTCGGGGCTCATCTGCTCGGAGCTGAGCGCACCGACGCCCATCGTCCGGCCGAGCTGCCTGGCTACTGACGCCTGCCGGGCGGTGCCCGACCCCGGCCTGTACGCGACTCGCATCTGACCTCCTACCCCTTCCGGGGAGGAGGTCAGGAGGTCAGGTCAACTGCCTCTACTCGTAGTGGCTGAAGCGGGCGTCGTACGGGTTGTCCGCGATCCACCGCTTCGCCGTCCCTGCGGTGCCCTCCGGGTCGCCCGCCGCAGCCGCGCGCTGCCACTGCTCGCCCATCGCCCGCACCACGTGCGGGTGCCGCAGCTCCCTGAAGGCGTTAGCGGCGACGCTGTGGTCATGGGGGCCGAGGTCGGACCAGACAGCCCCGCCCGTCGGGTCACCGGGGTGGAGGGCCATCATGTGCCACCTGTTGCTCTCGGCGTCCAGGTGGAAGCCGATCTTGTGCCCGGTTTCCAGGCGCAGGTTGTCATCGGGCCAGTACTCCCTGCCCGGGTGCAGGCCGTGCGCCTGGAGCTGCTCCTCCACCCGGTTGGTGCGCTCCTGCAACTCGCCGAACGGGATAGCCCACGTCCCCCGGTGCCCCCGGTAGTGGTACGGGTAAGCGTTCTCGCCGTAAATCATCAGGGTCCTCCGCGTCGAGGATCGCCTGCGCCAGCTCGCGCCACCCGGCCCAGGTGCGAGCGGGGTGGAGGATGATCCACTGGCCGTCGCAGTGGCTGGTGAACTCGGGGATGCCGTCAGCGCCGAGGAGGCGGCGGCCGGAATCACCGGATGGCTGGAGGCTGCTCACGCTGTCATCCTTCCGGTTCCTGCTCGGGGTAGTGGGCGAAGACGTGGGAGGTGACCTGCGGGTAGGGCCGCCTCTGGTCACTGATCCCGTGCGGGGTGCCGTTGGCGTAGGCGCGCTGCATCTGCTCGCCCATCGCCCGCACCACATCCCGGTGGTGCAGCTCCTGAATCGCCCGGTGCTGGACCAGGTGATCGGTCATGCCCAGGTCCGACTCGATCATCGTGTTGTCCGGGTCACCGTGGTGGTGGACCTCCATCCTCCAGCGGCCCGTTTGCGGGCTCAACTGGAAGTGGGCGAAGTGCCCGGTCTCCATCGGCATGACGAAGGGCCAGTCCTTGTCGGTCATCCCGGAGTCCTGCATGCCGCCGAGCACTGTCCCGTTGCGCCGCTTCAGCTCCCCGTGGGAGAGGTTCTCGCCTGGGCGCACGTAGTCGTCGGGGGGTTCCTGCCAGGGCATCAGACCTCGAACTTCCTGTACCAGCGGGGCTCCGGCTGGCCACGGTGCTGCATCATCTCGCGCATCGAGGCCATGACCCCCGGGTGGCGCAGCATGGCGTGGACGGACTCGCCGAGCCGGGAGTGGTCGCCGCCGAGGTCGCCGTGCTCGACCTGGAGGATGCGCGAGAGGGCGGGCCGGTCGTCCTCGTGGGTGACGTACGACGTCCACTGGCCGTCCTCGCCGCCGAGCAGCGTCTCGACGTGGTGGCCGGTGTCGTAGGTGGCCCCGGGCTGCTCGTTCTCGGGGTGGCTGCGGGGGAGCAGGCCGTGCGCCTTCATTGAGCGCACGCCCTCGGCGATGCCCTGCACGTGCTCGTCCTCGCCCATCCACCGGCCGGCAGCGCGCCGTACCGCCTCGAAGGCTCCCATCAGCGCCCCCGCGTCATGTCGAGGAGCAGCCGGTTCCCCGTCTGGGCCGGGCCGCGCCCCTGCGCCCGGTCCATCTGGTCGCGCATGTGGCCCAGGACGTCCGGCCGCCTGAACATGCCGTGCAGCAGCGGGCCGACGTGCTCAGGAACCTCGCCGAGGTGCGCCTCCACGACGTGGCCCTGGTCCCCTTGCGGGTGCCAAACCTGGACGTGGAAGCCAGGCCGGGGGTCCGCGCCGAACAGCCCCTCGTTCTCCTCGCGGCCTCGTGGCCCCACGTGGTACAGCCACATCTTGTGCCCGGTGTCGAGTCGCATCTGGGAGTCGGGGAAGCCGTGCTCGGCGAGCGAGTCCTTCATCCGGTCCCAGTCCCCACCGTCGCCGAAGACGTCCCTCGGGTCGTCTATGTTCCTCACTGCGGTGAACCTGGGGCTGCGGGAAGCGTCTGGCGAACCGCGCCATTCTGGCTCATGGTCACGGTGGTCCTCCTCGTGCATGTGCATCAGCACGTGCAGCGGGAGCATCCCCGCCACCCCGAGCTGGTGGGTGCCGTCCATGTGGGCGCGCAGCTCCGCCAGGTCCCGCAGGGGCTCGTGCCCCTCGGGGACCGCCGTGCGGATGAACGCCTCCGCCAGGCGAAGGCTAGTAGTCATCGCCGATCCCGTGCTGGCGCAGCCAGTCCTGGTCGCCGAGGTGGATGTCCTCGCCGTACTCGCCCTCCAGGTCGGGGTGCACGTGCTCCAGGCGGGCGTCGGCGTGCTCGTTGCGGTGCGTGTCGTCGATCACCCAGTCCGGGTCGTCAGGCGTATCGACGAACCCGTGCCGGTCCCTCATGTGCCGCCGCAGCTCGCCCTCGCTCATTTCATCGTGGCTGGGATCTACGCGCACGGCGGCCCTACCGAAAGGGCGGCGGCCCCTGGAAGCCTGGCGGGACGGGGTGCCCTGAAGGCGCTGCGGGGCAGCGTTCCACCACTCGCCGGGAGCATCCTGGGGCATGCCCGGCTGGCCGCCCGCGTGGCCCGGGGTGGTGGAGTCGATGAACGACCTGGCGAGGCCGGTGCCGAGCTGGCGCTCCGCCTCGGCGTGCGGGTCGCTGCCCTGGCCGAGGTGCATGTAGTGGACCTGCTGGTAGGCAGGGTGGCGGATGACGCCGTACCAGTCGCCGCCCATGCGCCCGACCGACACCTGGTGCCCGGTGGGCAGGGTGCGGTAAACGGCCTCCCCGGTCGCCGCAGCGCGCCGGGTGCCCCCCTCGGCGCGCAGCCGGGCCATGACCCGGGGGTCAGCGCCGGACAGCCGGACGGCCAGGTGGCGGACAAGCTGCGCTTCGGTGAGAGACTGCCCCTCAAGGCCACGGAAACGAGCAGATTCCTTCTTGTTCTTCCCCTTACCGGACTTCTCGTCCTTCTTCGGGGGAAACGGCGTATCGTCGTCACCGCCATCATCGCCAGGCGGAAGTTCCTCACCGTCCGGCGGGATACCCTCAGGCCCGCCTTCCGCTGCGGCATCACCGGGAGGCGGGCCTTCCCCGTCTGCGGGCATGCCGTCAGGCCCGACCATGGCGGGGTCGAGCAGCCCGCCGTCCGGGCCGGTGTCGGAGGGGGCTCCGGGACCCATCGGCATCTGGGGCATCCCGGGGAACGCCGGCTGGACGCGGACGATGTAGTTCTGCCCGCAGAAGTCGCAGCCGATCGTGCCGTCGGAGCGGCCGACCACCTGGCCAGAGCCGCAGAACGGGCAGTGGCTGGTGACCAGCGGGTCGCCGGGGTCATGGGCTGTCCTGCGGCCGACGCCGCGCGGCCGGGTGCTCGTGTTCATGGGGCCTCCTGCCCCTTCCGAGCGTCACAGCGCGACCTCCCCGCCGGCCATGTCCGAAAGGCGGAGCCCCTTGGCGTTGCGGTACCCCTCGGCCCACGTCATCGCCTCCTGGCCGAGGTGGTCAGCGAGCGCCTTCCTCGCCCCGGCGAACGTGCCGAAGACGCGCTCGCCGTCTACCGGGTCCTCGGTTTCCGCGATCCCGCCCGTGGCATTCGACCCGGACCACCACCTGTAGTTCATGCCCCGATTCTATGCTGCTCTCTTGGAAATATACAGCTTTTCTTGATAAGCTGCGGGAATGAGCGTGAAGAGCAGGAACGGCTCATGGAAGGGGCCTACGAGCATGAGTGAGACTAGCCAGGAGCCGGGCGGGTTCAGCGTCGCGGTGGTCACCGGCTTCAGCCCGGTCGAGATCTCGATCCAGCACCTCGTCCTGGACATCGACCCGGACGACTTCTTCACCACCGACAACATGCCGCGCGGACGGGACTACGGGTTCGACGCGGTAGACGTCGGCTACGCCATCGAGGACGCCGGGTACGAGCCGACCTCCGACCTCCAGTGGACAGGCACCCACTGGGCCTACGTCGTGCAGCCGAAGACAGACCCGGCCGGTGACCCGCGCTACCACCCCGGGAAGCTCCCGCCGCTCAGGGCGTGGGAGCAGGGCGGCTACGAGTGACTAGCCGGCAGCCGGAGCGCACGCTCGTCTTCAGGTACGACGGTGACGGGCGCTGCTGGTTCTCCGCCCCTCAGGCGGACGTGACGGGCATGCGGTACCCGGCCCGCTGCACCCGGTGCGGGCACGTCTACGACCTGGCCGCGCTGCGGAACGTCCTGCGGTACGCCGAGTGCGACGTCTGGAGCTGCCCAGGCTGCCGGGTCACCGTCAGCGACCGCACCGGGTCGCCCGATCATCACTACACCGAACTCGGTGCCGACGGTTACGAGAAGAGGCCATCATGAAGCCCAGGACCGTGCAGGAGAGGCTGGACGCGGCGGGCGGCCTGCCGGCGCTCGAAGAGGCCGTCGGCATCCCGGCGGCGCAGTGGGGCGGCAACTGCCACGGGATCTCCCTGGCGGTGCTGAAGAGCGGTCTGCTCGGCTCGGGGCGGGTAGCGCGCGGCACAGCGCGCGGGGTGACCAGCCAGCACTCGTGGATCATCCTCGGGGACGAGCCGCTGCCCAGCGTTTACAGCGAGGAGTCGGTGATCGCCGACCCGACGATCTTCAGCTACGAGCGACGGGACCCGTACGTCCTGGTCAAGCAGAACCTGATGCACACCCACTGGCCGCACGGGGCCGGGGACATCTGGACGCAGGGCGGCCCGCCTCCCGAGCCGACGGGGAAGCTGATCGAGCTGGAAGGCTACGAGGGCCTGTCCGAGCTGGCCAGGTCCTTCCTGGAGCTGTGCGGCTACCCGCTGGACTACCGGGGCTGGGCGCACCTCGTGCACGGCCCGGCCGAGGGGTGGCCCTGCGGGGAGATCGTCACCGCCATGTGCGCCACGAAGGAGCTGGCCGTCGTCACGCCGATCGACGTCATCGGCATGACCACCGAACTCAACCCGAAGGGGCTGTACTGGTGACCCGGTGGGACTCGGCGGTCAGCGCCGAGGCGTGGAACGACCTGGTGAAGCGCTACCGGGAAGCCGGGGGAGCGAACGCCAGCGACTTCGACCTGGCGGAGATAGTGCGGCAGAAGGTGGAGGAGGTGGAAGGCGAGTGAGCGGGACCGAGGACGAGCTGAAGGGCCTCGTCGAGGAGGCCATGCACCTGTGCGTCAACGGGGAGCGCGCCCCCGGGGGGAACGAGACCTGGGCGGCATGGCACCTGAAGGCCGAGCGGCTCCTGCGCAGCCTCCAGCCGCTGGCGCGCGAGGAGCAGCGGCTGCTGACTGTCGACGAGCGCCTGATGGCCCGGCACTACCTCCAGGAGCTGAAGGAAGGCGTGCCCGGGGTACGCGACGCCATGGAGCCGTACACCGGGGTCGTGAGGATCACCGACGAGGCCTGGTACGGCCAGTGGGCGGCCCTGACCAGGAACCTCGACTACTTCACTGAGGAGGTCGTCCGGAAGAGGCGGCCCGCAACCCCCTACGGGAGGATCTGATGCCCAAGGTAATTCCCCCGTGCCCGGCGGCCGAGGACGCCCTGTGCCAGGCGATGGTCCGGGCGGTGGAGACGCTGGGCGAGCCCGGGGTACTCACCGGGGCCTCGTTCGGCCGGTTCACCGACCCGGCCGAGGGCTGGCACTGGGAGCTGGAGGTCAGCCGCCGGATCACCTCCGACCACCCGCACCTGAGGCGCGACAGCGACAACCTGGACCGCCGCACCAGGATGATCATCACGGCGTGGCAGCGTGACGTGGCCCGGTACCGGCAGGACTTCACGCCGGCCGAGGCAGGGTAAATGACCCGCAGGAGGATTATCGCCGGGTGCGAGTGCTCCGGGATGGTGGCGAACGCCTTCGCCGAGCTGCTCGGCTGGGAGGCATACTCCTGGGACACCGAGCCGGGCGAGATGCCGGACCGGGACTACCCGAATGGCGGAACCTACCGGCATGTCCAGGGCAACATCCTCGACGACCCGGAGGCGGGCACGCTCGGGGCGTTCAACTGGTATCACCCGGTGAACCGCCAGCGGGCGCAGGAGGCTGACGAGGCCGAGAGCGCACGCGGCGAGAGCATCCCGCTGTGGGACTTCGGGGCATTCTTCCCGCCGTGCACCCACCTGAGCCAGGCGGGCGCGGTGTGGTGGAAGCACAAGGACGCCACCCGGGGCGGCGACGGCCGGATGCAGGAGGGCGCGGCGTTCTTCATGCAGATGGTGAAGCTGGGCCGCGCCACGTGCACGTACTCCGCCGTGGAGAACCCGGTCGGGGTGATGGGCCTGCCCAGCCAGTCGTGCTACTACCGGCGGCCCGACCAGGTGGTGCAGCCGCACATGTTCGGCGACCCGCTGATCAAGGCGACGTGCTTCTGGCTGGAAGGGCTGCCCCTCCTGACCGCCGACAGGCCGGTCGAGCCGACCGGACGGGTGGCGACCGGCGGCGGGAGCTGGCGCACCGACCAGCGTCACGGGCGCGGGGCGAACAACGGCCACGAGGACGCCAAGGGCCGCAGGTTCCGGCAGCGCGAGCGCAACCGGACCCTGCCCGGCCTGGCCAGGGTGATGGCCGAGCAGTGGGGCACGTGGATCGAGTCGCAGGAGCGCGCCGCGTGAGCGCCGGGGTGTTCAAGGACTGCCATCTCACCTGCGACAGGTGCGGCCGGAGGGTATTCGGCTCTCAGGTCGGGCTCGGCGACGGGATGACCGTGACCGACCTGCGCAAGGTCCTGAAGCGGTCAGGGTGGCTGACCGGGGTGGAGAACGCCGAGCCTCAGGAGGACGGGTCGGTGCTGCGCGGCCCGCGCCTCGACTACTGCGGCCCGTGCAAGCAAGAGGAGGCAAGGACGTGACGATGCAGGACAACCCACGGAAGCCGAGCCGGCTGCTGATGCTGGCGGGGCACTACACCCCGGTGGCGTTCATCGCGCTGGCTGCGATGGCGCTCGCGGACGAGGCGACGGGCAGGCACCCCGGGCTGCTGCGCGACATCACCTACGTGGCGGGGGCCGCGTGGCTGCTCTCGTTCTACGCAGACGAGGGGTACCACTCGCGCGGGCTGTGCTGGCGGTGCGCGAGGCACGCCCCCGCTAACCCGGATGCGTCGGTGGCCAGGTGGCGGCGTGCCCTGTGGCTGCACCACAAGCCGGGGCTGGTTCTCCTGGCCGGGGCGCTCCCGGTGGCCGTCCTCCTGCTGGGCAGTCACTTCCCCCGGTGGCTGAGCGTAGCGTCCGACGTCTGCATCCTCGTCGTGGCGGGCTCGGCGTTCTGGTCGGGCATCATGCACCGCCGGCTGCGGCCGTGGTGCCCGTGGTGCAAGCCGTGGGACGAGGGCGGCGACAGCGAGGCCGTGCCGGACCCGGAGCCTGACCCGGCGGTGGCGCGGTGAGGGCCTGGGCGCTGCTGCGCTACGACAGGACCCAGGCGCAGATGGACCTCTCCGGGACGTACCTGGGTCCCGGCGAGGCGGCCGACGCGGCGGACGGGTTCGGCGCGAAGGCGAAGTGGGGCTCCTGGCGCGAGCGCGAGGAGACCGACCTGGTGACAGCCGACTGGGTACTGGACCGCGAGGGCGTCACCTGGTACATCGTCCCCACCGAGGTGCACCCCGCTCGCGGCTGGTGGGCGGTGCAGCGCGCCATGAACCTGGCACGGGACTGCCTGCGGGCCATCGTGAAGGGCGGTACGCGGTGAGGAGGAGGGACCTGAAGGGCGAGCGCGGGAAGCGCGACCCGGCCGTGGAGACGGCGGTGGGGCTCCTCGGCCACGTGGCCGACCTTCCGGCAGGCGAGCAGCTCAGGGCCGCAGTCGAGCTGCTCCAGATGATGGGGTTCGTCCCGACGCCGGAGGCGGAGGCCAGGAAGCGGGTGCCCGCTCCCCAGGTGGTGCCGGGCAAGCGGACGACCATGCTCCGGGGGCTCAGGGAGCCGGTGTCGGCCTGCTGCGGCGCGGAGATGGAGACGGCGGGGACCGTGACCCGGTACTACGTGTGCACCCGGTGCGACATGCCCTGTGACGCAAAGGCTTCCTAAAATACAGCTTTCCTTGATAAGCTGTATTCAGCAACCCCAGGGAGGGCCAGGACGTGAACGCGAAGATGCGGGAGCTGGTGCACCGGGCGGTGGTCGACGCGCTCATCGCGGGCGGCTCCCCGGTCGACCAGGGCAGGCACTCCTACGGCTGGATCGACGGCCGGTACGCGGAGCTGCGCATCCACATGGCCCACTGCCCCCCGGTCTACGAGGCGTGCACCTGGTACGACTCCTCGTGGAGCGAGTTCCAGGGCACCTTCGACCCGCCCGCCGACATGAAGGGCATCGACCTGAAGCTGGCCTGCCGGTGCGGGCTGCTGACCGGGCGGACATGGCGGTACTCCGGCGGCTACGCGGACCTGATCCGCGCGATCACGGGAGAGTGACGTGCCTGGCTCCCGGGCGGACCGCGAGGTCCCGTGGCACCGCTGGTCCTACGAGGAGGAGCCGCGCCGGGCGACTGAGCGGTACTGCCTGTTCTGCGGTATCGAGTGCCGCCGGGGGTCAGCCGCCGCTTCGTGGAAGAAGGACGTCGAGGTGAGGCCGCGCGGCGGGGAGTGGACCCAGGTCCCGTCCCTGCCGCCGTGCACGTCGCAGGGGGAGTCCATCCGGTACTACCGATGGGAGGAGAGGGCACAGTGAACGACCGGCTGGCGAGGGTGATCGAGGAGAACGCGGAGCGGGTCCGCAGGCTGGTGCCACCGCCTTACCGGGCGGGGCGCACGCGCGTCGTCTACGACACCGCCCGGTACATGCACGAGCAGGACAGCGGCCTGACCGACGAGCAGATCGTGCTCGTCTTCACGGCGCTGGCCTGGGCGTCAGAGCAGCAGTAAGCCGCCCGTCCGGGCGGGACGATCAATCACAGGAGGACGCAGTGAGCAGGTTCTACGGGACGATGACGAACAGCCGGGGCCGTGACGTGACGGCCATGAGCCCGGACTTCGCCCATCTCTGCGGGTGGAACGCCGGGGTCAAGGTCATGCCGTTCGAGGCGGGCGACAAGAAGCACCCGGTCGACGGGTTCCAGGTCTGGATGACCTACGGCAGCAACGGCAACGGGTCAGCGAAGCTGCTCGGCGTCGTCTACGACACCGCCGACGGGCCGCAGTTCGTGGCCGCCGGCGACGAGATGACGGAGGACGCCTACGACAGCGCCGAGGTGCCCGGGTGACCAGGCTGGTCCGGGCTGTCGACGACTCCGACGAGTCCGAGACCGTGATGGTCCTCGGCGGGGAGCACGGCGTGGTCACCCTGCACGTCTCGCTGTGCGGGATACCGCAGGCCATGGTGCTGCACTCGCCCCGGGAGTTCCGGGGGTGGACGAAGGCGGTGCGGTGCCTGCGCATGGAGGTGCCCTGCTGGTCGCTGTCCAGCGTCACGGGCGGGGAGATGACCGAGCTGCTGGCGCAGTACTCGATCTCAGGCGAGGAGGCGCTGTGGCGGCTGATGGAGAACGACTACAGCCTCTACCTGAGGGGTGGGCAGCGGTGAGCGGAGACATCGGCCAGGAGGACCCGCAGGGCCTGTACGACGCCGGCTGGGCGGAAGACGGCCAGGTGACGCACGTCTGGATCGAGGAGGAGCACGAGGCGATCGTCATCGACCTCAAGTCCGAAGAAGGACAGGCGCTCCTGGCGGAGCAGCGCAGGGCGATGCTGGAGCGGGTGCGGCAGATCCTGATCGGCGGGCGCTATGGGTAGGACCTTCCGGGGACGGCCGCCGGGGGAGCCGGGTTCGGGAGACGGGACGAGGGCCGCCTGGCGGGACGCCTCCTGGTACAGGAAGCCCGGGACGGCATCGAAGTACCACGTGGTGGGCGATGACAGCGGGTCGGCGTGCTCGGGGATGCCGCTGGTCCTGGAGAGCGTGAGCATCCCCGTCCGGGACCAGACGGTCTCAGCGGGGTCGGTGGAGGAGCGCCTGCGGTGCAGGCGGCCCGGGTGCAGGGAGAGGTGGCCGTGAGCAGGCTGGTCCGGGGCGAGATGCGCGATGGCGAGGGCCGGGGCTTTGTCGTCGCCGGGGAGCGCGGGGCGGTCGAGATGCGGGAGTACCCGGGGTACTACTGGCGCTTCTACGTGCACTCGCCGGTCAACCGGCCTGAGGTGGCACTACGGTGCGTGCAGGCCACCTGGCGGGGCGGCAGGGAACTGCCGGGGCTGTCCCCGCACCGCTGCCGCATCCTGGAGGGCGACTGCTGGACCGGGCTGACCTACTGCGGGACCTACGACTTCGAGCGGCCCGACGTGGAGGAGGTCGTCCAGTGGGAAGCGCTGGAGGACCTCTACCGGAAGAGGCTGGAGGCCCGGTGAGCAGCGACCCGGCGGTGCTGCTGGACGTGGACGGGGTGTTCAACCTTGCCCGGTTCCGGTCGTCGAGGAACAGGGACCGGCTGATCCGGGAGGGCTGGTTCCACCGCAGGCCCTCCGACCCGTTCGCGGGCGACCGGCTGCTGATGAACCTGCCCCGGGCGCGGGCGGCGGCGCGGGCCCTCGTGGAGACGGGAGCGGAGCTGATCTGGGGGACCACCTGGGGCGCTGCGGCCAACGACTACTTCGTGCCGCTGCTCGGGCTGCCTAAGGTGCTGCGGGTGGCCCCGGTGAACTTCGAGCTGAGCCGCAAGGCGTACACGGTGATCCCGTGGCTGGAGGGCAGGCCCTGGGCATGGCTGGAGACCAGGAGGGCGAGCTGGCGGCGGCGCACGCGATGACGGGGCACGGGGTGCCGCACTGCCCTGTCCTGGTCAGCCCGGAGACCGGGGCGGGCGAGGAGCACGTCGCGGTGGTGGCGCAGTGGCTGGGGAGCCTGTGATGCAGAGGGTGCTGCTGGCGGTCGAGGCGTTCGCGCCTGACGGCATGAGCGAGGGCGAGGCCTCGCAGGACGTGTACCTGGCGCTGCGGGCGGCGTTCGCTTCCAGGGACATGCTGGTCGAGGTCAGTCACGTCAAGACAATGATGATTGCTTCCGATTTATCAAGAAAAGCTGTATCCTGACTGACATGAATACCGAAGAGGCGCAGGCGGTCCTCGACGCGAGGGCCGACGCCGAGAAGCACTTGCTGGAGCACGACGAGACACCGGAGATGTACCTCTCTAGCTCCCGTCTGGCGAGCATGGCGTCTTACGCGCGCAAGCAGACCGGGACCCCCGAGCCGGCAAAGCCGCAGAACGAGCGGGAGGCCGTGGACGACATCCTGGAGGCCATGTTCCCGCAGACCGGCGAGGCCCTTGAGGTCCTTGCTCGGGCGGAGCTGGGATGACCTCCGTCAGGTTCGGGAAGAACGGCACCTCCGTGCCCGCCATGCTCGACTGCTGGGACAACGTGATCATCGCCCAGGTGGTCACCTGCGACACCGGGGCCGAGCTAATGGCCCTCGCCGAGAGCCGCGTGGGCGGGAAGATCTGGCTGCTGACCGGGGACGAGCGCGACGCCGAGGCCATCCTGGTCAAGGTCGACGCCGGCCTCTGGGAGCTGACCTGCGTGCTGCCCGACGGGAACTGCCCCTGGTGCGGCACCCCGCTTAACGCCGACGACCAGCACGAGAACGCCGTCATCGGCTCAGCGTGCGACAGGAACCACCCGAAGCCGCAGGAGGACGAGTGAAGCTCGCAGTCAGCTCCGCCGAGGCGGCGGTCGCCGTCATCGACTGGGAAGGCCCGCTCCCCCGCAAGGGCGATTACATCGAGGTGCCGGGGTCCGACGGGCACGACCCGCTGGTCCCCGGTCACCTGCGCGCCGTGCTGTACGTCGTGTGGCACTTCCTGGGCGAGAAGCCGGAGGGCGGGCTCTACGGCCCGGCCCAGGAGCCGTACGCCGAGGTGATGATCTCGTGAGGCTGATCATCAGCACAGGCAACGGGGAGCACCCCGTCGCGGTGGTCGACGACTACCAGGGGCCGGTGCCCCGCGCCGGCGACTCGATCCACTACCCGCAGGACGGCGAACCCTCTCCGGGCGTGTGCCTCGACGGCTTCATGACGGTGCGCGCCGTGATGTGGGGAATCGTCGCGCGGGACCCGTGCAGGGTGCGGGGCTGGATGGTCGGGGCCGAGGAGCCGTTCGTCGAGGTGATCGTGTGAGCAAGTGGCACGAGGGCCAGAAGGTCCGGGTGGTCGAGTGCGTGGACGCCACCAGGAAGCCGAAGGAAGGCGGGGAAGCGTACCCGGCCGAGGTGCTGCGGGTCGTCGGCCCGTACGTGATCGCCGACATCCCCGCCCTCGGCGAGGTCGCCTCGTTCTGGGTGCAGTCCGGGTGGACCGCCTGGGACGCGATGTTCAGGTGGCGGCTCATGCCGCTTGAGGAGAAGGGGCAGGGATAATGGGCATCTTCAGGCAGGAGTACCCGGCGGGTCACCCCAACGGGAAGGTCTACTCGCTGGTCTACGAGGACGGCGAGCCTTACACCTTCCGGCAGGCAGGCCAGGACCCGATCCGGGAGTGGAACCTGGCCTCGGCCGTCATGTGGGCCAACCACGTGACGAGCGACGGCGGGGGAACGCTCAGCGTCGTCGACCCCGACACCCGGGCAGTGCTGTGGGTCGGCGAGATGAGCACGAGGTCCCGATGACCCTCCCGGCGATGGCAGGCGACAGGTGCCTGGTGGTGCAGACGGACCCTGGCAGCGGCGAGCCCGTGGAGGGCGGCCACGTGATCGAGGCGACGTGCGCCCGGTTCCTACTCAACGGCGACGTCGAGGTCACCCACGGCCACATGGACGAGGCGCTGCGAGGCACCTGGATTCCGATGCGCTTCGACGGGTCGGACGGCTACAACACGGCCGGCTGGGAGCGCTCCTGGCGGCTGATGATCCCCGGGGACCCCGGGGCATGGCGGCCGGGCGACCCGGTGCCGGACGCGCCGGGGCACGGCTACTGGGAGAAGGGGGACTACTGATGATGACGCTGCTCGTCATCGCGGCTTCGTGGATCGCCGCAGACCTCGTTCACAGCGTGGCCACCCTCGGGAAGACCGTGAGGATCACCCGGAGGTACGCGGTCGTCAGCGTGACGGAGGACCTCGGCCTGGCCGCCGTCTACGCCGTCACGGCCCAAGCCGCGCACCAGTGGTGGCTGTACCTGGCCACCGGGCTCCTCGCGGTATCCGCCCCGGTCATGATCCTCGGTTACGGCAAGGCGTTCACGAGGACGCGCCTCCTGGTTGCAAGTCAGGTGGCCCTCGACGTCGTGCTGATCGCCCTGCTGGCCGGCGCGGCTGACCACCTGGGGCACTAATGGACGCCACCGAGTTCAGCGCCCAGATGCGGCGGGGCTACTCCTCCAAGGCGGACGCCTGCCGGGACAAGACCCACCGCTCGTCGTGGGGCGTCATGGTCCGCCTCGGCAACTACAGCGCGTTCAACGGCTACCACTTCACCCCCAGCGATTACTCGCTGGTCAGGTGCGGGCACCCAGGATGCGGGCGGATGTGGCGGACGAAGGCGTCCTATGTGAGCGAGCTGCCGGACCTGACCAGGGAGAGAGGGTGAGCGGCATGACGGACACTGAGGCCCGGACCGTGCTGCGCGCCGTCGCCGGGTACGAGTGGCCGGTCACCGCAGCCGAGACCGCGCGGATGACCGGGCTGTCCCGGCAGACGACAGCCGGGATGATGGCCGAGCTGGCGCGCCAGGGGCTGCTGAGCAGGGCCAGGCAGGAGTCGCGCTCCTCCTACACCGTCACCGAGACGGGGCGGGCCGAGCTGGAGCAGAACAAGACGACGGTCCTGGCGGTGGAGGTGGACGACCGGCTGGCCGCTGAGGTCATGGCCTACCTCCAGTCCGTCAACGGGGTGGAGATGGTCTACGAGCACGGCAACGGCTGCTGCTGCAAGAACTGCCCCTGGCGGGGGAACCACGGGTGAGCACCGCCGACCTGGCCAGGGAGAAGGCCCTCAGCGCGCTCAGGCTCAACCGGGAGGCGGAAGACCTGATCGCCATGGCCCGCAGGCTGCCCTGGTGGCGGCCGGGCACCCGGCTGGCCCTTGTCAACGAGGCTGAGGACCTCCTCCTGGAGGCCGACTCGCTGACCGCCGAGAGCTTCCTGCTGACCGCCATCGCCCTGCGAGGCCAGCGGTAATGGCGGGCGGCGTGGCGAGGAACGTCACCCCCGGCGACGTGCGCGAGCAGGTGCGCCGGATCGGGGCGTACTCGGCGCACGCCGGGGCGACGGCGCACGCCATGGAGGACCAGCTCTACCTGGCGGTGCTCGCCGCCATCGCCCAGGGAGCGCCGCAGGCGGCGGAGCTGGCCCAGGCGGCGCTGATGACCAGGGGCTACGAGTTCGAGAGGTACACGTAACGATGGACAGGTGCCAGGGATGCGGGGCCGGGGACCCGGAGTTCTCGCTGGAGCCCGATGACGGCGCGGAGGTCCTATCATGCGCGGGGTGCCTCGCCGCGATCGTCACCAGGCTGTTCGACGACGGCTCCGTCATCGCTCCCGCCTGGGGGATGAAGGTCTACGACGTCAGGCCGCACACGTGATGACGGGCGAGGACGGCGCGCAGGAGACTGCGGAGGCGGACCCGGCCGCGAAGCGCCGCGAGATCAACCGGCGCTACAACACCAGCCGCAAGGGGCAGAAGCGCAACAAGCGCTACGAGGACAAGCACCCTGAGCGGGCGCTTCGGTGGGAGAAGGCGCGCAACGCAATGAGGCCGGGAGGAGCGCCGTGAGCGCAGTAGAGTCAGCGACCGCCGGGGACGGCTACGAGGTCCGGGCGGGCACCGAGGTGGTGGCCGACGGCCCGGACCACTACGGGGTCGTCGCCGGCCTGGCGGAGGAGGACGGCCGCGTCGTGGCGGCGGTCATGTGCGAGGACGACGTGCTGCGCGGCTACGACGTGGAGGACCTGAGCGTCTTCACTGTGCAGCACGGCTGACGGGGTGCTCCGTTACCTGGTTTCATTGGCAACGTGAAGCCGAGCGAGGACCTCCGGGAGTGCGGCCGGGCCGGGTGCGGCCACCAGCGCCGCGTCCATGACCACTACACGCACTCGACCTATTGCAGCACGACCGGGTGCCTGTGCCGGAAATGGCACCGGCCCCGTAGAGGAAATACAGGCTTTGTTGATATCCTCTTGCTGATATCGGGGCACGAGGAAGGGAGCCTGAGCATGACGAGGAAGTGGCGGGTCATCATCGCGGGATGGGCCAGGGGGCCGGGAATCAACGCGATGTACGAGCTGTGGCTCGGCCTGACGTACGAGCCGTGGCGGCTGGTGCCGCACCTGCGGAGCCCGAGGAGGATTCCGGCAGGCGACGGGTACGAGTGCTCCTTCTGCGGGTCGCGCTCGGCGCGGGTCCAGGCCAAGGGACAGCGCAAGGCCGAGGCGATCCGGAGGCAGTTCGCATGAGCGAGGAACCAGGCAGGTACGCGGCACCCCAGGTGCAGGCGTCCCTGAGGGAAGACCCCGACCGGGGCGGCCTGGTCGTCGGGGTGCACACCGAGTACCCGAACAGCAAGGGCATGCCGTACGAGCGGCACGTGCCGAACCTGGAGGCGGCCCTCGGCTACATCGGGACGTTCTGGCGCAACTCGGCCCCCGGCCGGGACGCGGCCGTGCCGCCCGCCGAGGGCATCGAGTGGGGCTACAGGTACAAGGCCCCCAGGACGCGCCAGGTCAGGGAGTACCAGTCGGACAACAGGGCCGAGGCCGAGCGCACCGTCCGCGAGTTCGCCGAGGACGGCGAGAAGAACCGCTGCGACTGGGAGGCCGGGGTCATCTGGCGAACGGCGGCGGTGAAGCCCGGCGAGTGGCACAGCCTGAAGCTGACGGTCACCGACACCCTGGAGAAGGTCGCGGAGGCCGGGGAGGACGGCGAGGCCGTCACCCCGCAGGTGCTGTCCGACCTGATGTCCCTGGCCGGCGGCACGGTCATCCCGCCGGAGGTGATCGCCACCTGGACGGACGGGGAGCGCGAGCAGGCGGCCCAGTGGGCTGCGGCCGAGCACCTGAGCGCCTCCGACAACCCGGTGATCCGGGTGCCGCAGCCGGAGGTGGTGCGGCGCGCCGCCGAGATCTGCGCCAGCCCGGCCCTCGCCCAGCTCGCCGTCGAGTCGTGGCGCGATGCGGGACGGCGGCTGGAGGAGTCCGGGTTCACGTTCGACGACGAGAGCGCGCACGCCCTGGCGGTAGCCGGGCAGGACGCCATCACCGGGCTGCTGGTGCTGCTGAGGACCGCAGGGGGACCGGGGCAGTTCACCAGCGAGCAGATGGCGGCCACCTACCGCGCCGGGTACGTCAAGGCCCGCCAGGACGCGGTGACCGAGGAGCCGCTGTGAGCACGATGACCCTGGAGGAGATCCTCGACGTGATCGTCCTGATGGACGCGCACCTGGACAGCGCCGCCAGCCCGGACTATCAGGCGCAGCCGCTCGCCCAGGACTGGGCGCGGGTCACCAAGCCGTGCGAGGAGGCCGGGGAGGCGTGGCAGGCGTTCAGCCGGCTCACCGGGGAGAACCCCCGCAAGGGGAAGTGCGGCACCCTGGACGAGGTGCTCGGCGAGCTGGGCGACACGGCCGCGTCCGCGCTGATGGCGGTCCAGCACCTGGTGAAGGACCGGCAGCGGGTACTGGAGGTCCTGTCCGCCGCGATGGAGAAGGCGCGTGCACGCGCCCTGGCCGGCGGGATAGCGCCGTGATCAGCCGGGCGGCGCTGTGGTACACCGCCCCCGTGCTGCTGACCGGCATGGCGGCGGCCCTGGCCTCGGAGCTGTTCGCAGGCTGGCTGGGGGACACGCTGCTGATCGCCGGGTGCGCCCTGCTGCTTCCCTGCTGCGCCGCGATGGCGGTGGCGTGCGGCCTGGACGCCGTGACCGGGTGGCGCAGGGAGCGCGAGAGGAGCAGGCAGTGAAGACAACAGCCACGCACAAGTGCCCCGGGCCGGGGTGCGAGGAGCAGATCGCCGTCGGCAAGCTGATGTGCGGGCCGCACTGGGACGAGGTGCCTGCCCCCTTGCAGGCGGAGGTGTACGCGGCCTGGGACCGGGGACGGGGCCGGGGCTCGCTGCGGCACCTGCAAGCTGTCCGGGCGGCGATCGAGGCGGTGCGTCCCTGATGCGCGGCCGGGCGATGGTGAAGCCGGCCCTCAAAGGGCTCGCGGTGTCGGCGGCGACCATCCCGCCGCTGATGCTGCCCGAGCCAGGCTGGGCGATCTGGGCGCTGAACTTCATCGGGGCCGGGGCGTTCTACATGAGCGCCGTCACCCTGGCGGTGCTGTTCCTGTGGAACGTCCTGCACCCCGACACCGAGGAGCGCGACGCGCGGCTGGAGGCGGCGCGGGAGCACCAGCGGATGATCATGGAGCACGCCAGTCCCCGGGCGGCCAGGACGCAGTGGGAGCGCGCGGTCCTGGAGGCGCGGCGGGCCGGGACGTTCAGCCTCAACGGGGTGCGGCAGCCGGGGACGACGCTGCGCTATCCCGGGCGCGACGTGACCTGGACCTACGATGAGATCGTCACGGCGGCGGGACGGGAGTGGGAGGCCAGGCACTACGGGCCGCAGCCGCCGGGGTCGGTGCTGCGCTACCCCGGGCCGCCTCCCGTCTACACGCCGCCCGGCGGGTTCGAGGTGGTGATCCACGTCGAGCTGCGGGCCGAGCCGAAGATGATCCACGGCAGGGGCGGGCCGCTGAGCCCGGACCACGGCTGGACCTGCGAGGAGTGCGGCGAGCCGGTCACCGAGGGCCGTCGCTTCTGCCGGCCGTGTCTCACTCACGGGATGCCCGGGTACAACGCGCCCGAGCCGCACTCCGGGACCTGCGACCGCTGCGGGAAGCAGACCGGCATGTGCATGCGGGCCGGGGAGGGCCACCTGCACTACTGCTACGGCTGCGCGTACGGCTGACCGCAGGATCTTCACTTCACCTTCGAACCACCTCAACACTTCATCCTGCTCAATCCGCTTTAAACAGGAAAACCTTCACTGGAGGAGAGAGAAATGACCGCAGTCGCCGACGAGATCACCGTCCCCGAGGGCCACGGGCTCATGCACGAGCTGGACAAGACCGGGGACACCCGCGTCATGTGGGACCGGGGCAACAGCGACGAGGTGGCCGCCGCCCGCAGGCAGTTCGACGACCTGACCGGCAAGGGGTACCTCGCTTACAAGGCCGAGGGCAAGGACGGCCACCAGGGGAGGCAGATCCGCAGGTTCGACCCCGAGGCCGAGCGGATCATCCTGGTCAAGCAGCTCGTCGGCGGCTGACGTGCCAGCCGCGATGGCAGCGCTGACCAGTGACGAGGTGGTCAGCGCCATCGAGCGGGCCAGGACGCTGGCGCATGCACGGGAGCTGGCCCTAGCCGAGTCGCCCACGGCCGAGGAGATGGCGGCGCACCTCAGCATCCTGCCGTTCAAGGAGCAGGCGTTCCAAGCTTGGTCACCGGGCCAGACCTGGTTCGCCTGGTGCTCGACGACGAGCACCACCGTGACGATGAGCGACAGCACGTGGACGGCGTGGAACAACGGCGTTACCACCACCAGCGGCTCGCTGGCGCTCAACTACACCAGCGGCACCGCCTACGTCAGCACCGGCACGCAGTGGGTCTCGTGGAACACCAGCTACGCGGAGATGACCGAGGAGCAGCAGGCGGCCGTCGCCGAGGCGCACCGGGCCGCTGAGGAGCGCAGGGCCGCCCAGGAGGCCGAGTGGGCGGTCGAGCGGGCCGAGCGCGAGAAGGCGTCCGAGCGGGCCGCAGGGCTGCTCCTGAGCCTGCTGAGCCCCGGGCAGGCCGCGACGTACCGCGAGCACGGCTGGTTCGAGGTACGGGGCTCCTCGGGCCGCAGGTGGCGCATCAGGAACCGTGGCCAGTCCGGCAACGTCGACCTGATGCCGGAGATCGGCGAGGAGCGCGACGCCAGCTTCTGCGCGCACCCGCCGGGCCACCTGCCGGACGCCGACGCGCACGTGGCGCAGATGCTCGCCCTGGTCACCGACGACGAGGCGTTCGAGCGGACGGCGAACGTGCACTACCGCAGGCCCGCCTTGCGGGCGGCTTAGCAAGAAAAGCTGTAAGGATCTTCCACCGATACAGCCTTTATTGATAAGCTCCGAGGAGCAGTAACTCGGAAGGGAGGCCGGGATGGCATCGGACATACCGCTGCTGTTCGTCGCAGCTTTCATCGCCGCCGCCGGGATAGGAGCGCTGATCCTGATGGTCCCGGCCGCCCGCCGGAGGCAGGCCCTCCGCTCCGAGGCCAGGGACCGGCGGCTCATGAAGAGCCCCGCTGACCTGGAGGACTACCTCGCGCGGCTCGACCAGGCTGAGACCGACGCGGACATCGACAGCCTGGGAGGGGAAGGAAAGTAGACCTCAGTGACTCAGTTCATCTTCGCGGTCATCTTCTGGGTGATCATGATCATCTGCGGCTTCGTCGGCGTGTTCCTCGCGCAGAACCGCAAGGACCGGGCGGGGGCCATCACGGCAGCCGTGCTCCTCGGGGCCATCGGCTTCGGGCTGTTCGCATGGGGCGGGGTCAAGAACATCCCGCTCAAGAACATCGGCGTCCCCACGGCCCTCGGCAACGTGAACGGCACCGTCTACCAGAGCGGCACCTACGAGACGTGGACGCCGTGGCAGAGCTTCACCAACATCGACGAGACCGTCCAGTCCGTCACCTGGGAGGCCGGGCCGAAGAACAACGGCATCAACTGCGACGGCGGCCTCGCGATCCGCATCGGCGGCCAGCAGAGTGCCTGCGCGAACGTCACCATCCAGTTCCAGGTCCGGCCGTCGGCCGCGATCAGCCTCCTGGAGGACTACGCCAACCACGGGCCGCTGATCCCCGAGATCAAGCAGGCCGTGGTCATCCGCGAGTTCGAGACCGTCGTCAACCAGGTGCTGGGCGACTACGACCCGATCACCGACCAGCAGAACGTCAGCGACGCCAAGGTCACCACCAGCCAGTTCACGAAGTTCGCGCCGACCATCCTGGCCGACATGCGCAGCGACATCGGCGACAAGATCATCGTCCAGGCGGTCTACCTGCCGAAGGTGATCTTCGACCCGACCATCGAGGGCGCGCTCAACGCGATCCAGAAGGCGCACGCCGACTTCGCGGTCCAGACCGAGAACGAGCTGGTCAACTCCGCCCACAAGCAGGCGCTGACCAACCTCGGCAACCCGACCCTCAACCAGCTAATCGCCCAGTGCCTCGCCAACGCGGGCACCAGCAACCCGGGGTCCTGCATCCCGGGTGCCAGCACCAAGCTCCAGCTCAGCGGAAGTGCGAACGCTGCGGGCTAGCCCAAGCCAGTCCCGGCCGGGTCGACTCCACATCCCCGGCCGGGGCTGCACCGCAAGGAAAGGTACCCGGCAGATGGCCCCCGTAGTCGCAGTCCACAGGTCAGCCTCGGCGATGGCCGTGGTGATGATCGCCCTGTGGACGCTCAGGGAGGACCCGGAGATGCTGGCCGTGCTCATGATGGTCTGCCAGGCCCCGGAGCTGATCGCCATGGCGCTGCTGATGATCGCGCTGGCCATGCCTGACCACACCGAGAGGACGACGACATGAGCTGCCTGAACTGCGGCACCCATACCCCCGGCACGTACTGCCCCAACTGCACCGCCTACGCGCGGCAGGAGGGCGTGCTGCCGGTGGTGGACGACCCGGAGAGCCCCGACGCCAGGGAGCCCGGCACCGGGCTGTGGATCTTCAACTGGCGGAGCCGGGCGCGTTAGACGTCCCGCGTGACCTGGTTTCCCAGGGACAAACCGCGCTTCATGGGACGAACCTCAGGAAAGCACCACTCAAGGACATAAGAAGGCATAAGGGCGTTGCGCACGCGCAACGGGAGCGAGCGGGAGACAGGATGGCTGACTACGTGGGGTTCATACCGGCCGTAGGCTGGCGGGCTGCGGTGACCATGAAGGACGGCAGGTACCAGGACACCCCCCTGGTCGCCTGGGCGTTCGGGCAGCACGACCTGGGGGTCGCGTTCATCCCCGACCCGGACGGCGGCGGCACCGCCGTGGAACTCTGCAAGGCGACCGCCCCCGGCCTCGGCATCGAGGAGTTCCGGGTGTACCACCCCGGCGCGAGGAAGACCAGGACCCGCAGGGAGCCGGCACCGGACGCCCCCGTCGTGCACCTGATGCTGACCGACCCGGACGACCTGCCGTACAGCGACATCTTCACCGCCTGCTGCGGGATCAACTGGAGGTCGGTCTCCGGGGTCATCGCCAGGGACCGGACCCTGGCCACCTGCCCGGGACGGCCGAAGGGCACCGGGGACGCCCCGTGATCGCCATGAAGCCTCCCCGGGCAGGCAGGAAGATCCTCCTCGCCTGGGCAGCGGCGATCACCGCCTACGCCGGGCTCTGGGCCTACCACGCCGCCGCCTACGGGCTCTGGTACAGCGGCCCGGTGTCCCCCTGGCTCCGCATCGGGCTGTCAGCGAGCCTCGCGGCGGCCCTGGCGCTCACCGTCCCCTACTGGCTGCGCGCCAGGAAGAAGGCCAGGAGGTGACCCTGTGGCCGTTCGACCCGCCGACCGAGCCCATCCGGGTACCGACGCTCCCCCTGGAGCCCGTCACCCGGGGCAGCGAGCCGCCGCACTGCCCCAGGTGCGGCCTGGCGACGGAGTTCCTGTCGGCCGGCCACTACCAGAACGGGTGCCTGCGCACCATGCAGGAGTCCGAGTACCACTTCTGCTGCCCTGGCCGGTGCGAGCTGGCCGCAGCGTGAGACAGGCGGGTGCCTGCCGAAAGGCACCCGCCCGGGAATCCCAACCAACCAGAAGGAGGCGAGCGCGATGCGCAGCCAGTGGGAAATTATCACAGTAGAGCAGGCGATGACGGTCCTTGAGACCGCCGACTGCGGCCGGAACCTGACCAAGGTCAGGGTGGAGAGGTACAAGCGCGACATGCTCGCGGGGTGCTGGTTCGAGATCCCCCAGGGCCTCGTGTACGACACCCGCGACGTCCTGCGCGACGGGCAGCACCGCCTCGCCGCGATGATCGCCGCAGCCCAGGAGATGGAAGAGGCCGGGAAGATCGCCGACGCCTTCGAGTTCTCCATGCGGATGTGGGTCACCAGGGACTGGGAGGGCAGCCCCGAGGCGTTCCGGGTGATGGACACCGGGGACAGCCGCAGCTACATCGACCTGCTGGTCATGGGCGGGTACGTCAACGCCGACCAGCTCCGCGCGGTGCTGCGGCGCATCGCCTCCTGGGAGGCGGGCAAGTCCTACACCCACAAGATGTCCCCCACCCACACCGAGCTGGACAAGATCCTCACCGCCCACCCCGAGGCGGTGGAGGCGGCCCGGTTCGGCAAGGCGTGGCGCGCCCCCGTGGTGCCCAAGAGCATCGCCGGCTTCTGCTGGTGGCTGTTCTCCTCGATCGACGCCGACGCCGCCCAGTTCTTCATGGACGGGCTCCGCACCGACATGGGCTTCGAGAGCAGCCCGGAGAGCCCGCACCCCATCCACGTGCTGCGCGAGCGGCTGATCCGCGACCAGAAGGTCAACCAGGGGCGCGGCAGCTTCACCCGGCCCGAGGTCGTCCTCTGGATGATCATCCGGGCCTGGAACATGTACCGGACCGGGGAGTGCAAGAAGAAGATCCAGCTCCCCGAGGAACTCAGCGACGAGGGCTTCATCAAGCCGGTCTAGGATGCCGGCAGGCGCGTCCCTCACGTGAGGGGAGGAGGCGCGCTGCGGGGCCTCGCGTACACCGTGACCGAGGCCCCGCCCTATGCCCAGGACCTACCAGGACAGGAGAGGACTGCCCCGCCATGGGACAGGAGAGCGGCGCGCCAGGGCGCGCCAGGACCGAGCCGGCACGCGCCGTGCCAGGGTACGGGCTGCGCTGGCGCGCCAGGGACTGGTGGCGCGCGGCGCGCTGGCGCGCCACCGAGAGGCCGCTGTGGGTCATGGGGACGATCTGGTGCGCCGTCGGCGCGCTGATGATCCTGTCGTCCTTCACCGTGCCCGGCGCAGGGCCTGTGCCCGCGATCTTCGGGGCCGTGGTCCTTGTCCTCGGCGCGCTCGCCATGCAGGTCAAGGGGCGGTGGCGCAGGTGAGCGCGCCAGCAAGGGCAAAGCGGCCCGGCGCGGCGGTGCAGCGCAAGGCCCCCGTGCCGATGTGGCGCGCCCCTGACACGGTGGCGTGCCGCGACCAGGACACCAGCCTGTTCTACCCGGTGGAGGGACTGCGCGCCGACGAGCAGGAGGCGCGCTACTGGCGTGCCAAGGCGATGTGCGCCAGGTGCCCGTTCCAGGACGAGTGCCTGGAGCGCGCCATGGCCGAGGAGAAGACCGGCGGCCGGTACGGCATCCGTGGAGGGATGACCCCCGAGGACCGCAAGCTCCTCGCCAGGAAGCAGTCCCGTAAGCCGAAGGGGAGACCAGGGCGGCCGAGGCGCACGCAGACCGTGGCCGCGTAGCCCTTTCCTCAATACGGCTTTTCTTGATAACCTCGGAGGGCGGCTCAGAACGGGCCGCCCTTCAGCCTCAGCAAGGAGGGGCAAGCATGCCAGGACAGGACATCAGCACCAGGGACGGGCGCACGCTCCACGCCCGCAACACGGCCGGGAGCGGCGGCGAGGCGGCTGACGGCCCGGTCGCCGTGCTCGTCAAGGCCCCGGTGCTCGAAGCCGTCGTCATCATCAGCGACGGGGTGCGCAGTGCCTCCGCCGTCATCGGCGGGGACAAGGCCGATGAGGTACGCGCCCGGTGGGAGGGCGGCATCTGGCGGCTGGAGTGGCCGGAGGATGCCGGGGTCACCGTCATCAGCGGCGGGGTCCAGTTCGGGAACGGCAACGTCCAGTTCAACAGCTTCGGCGGCTCCGTCTTCGCCGGGCGCAACGTCACCGTCAACGGGGTACGTGTGGGCAGCGGCAGCATGCCGGCCGTCGAGACTCCCACCCTCCAGCTCTACCTGCCGTCCGGTTGCACCCTGATGATGGACACCCAGAGCGGCGACCTGCGCGTGCCCGCTCCCGTCAACGAGCGGCACGGCCTGACCGCGCTCAACTTCAGCAGCCAGTCCGGGAGCGTCTCCTCTGACTGCGCCGTCGGCAGCCTGAGCGCGCAGACGGCAAGCGGCGACGTCACGGCCAGCGGGGTCACCGGGCAGGTCAGCGCCAGCTCGATGTCCGGGGACGTCACCATCAGGCAGGCAGCCGGCACTGTCCAGGCAAAGGCCATGAGCGGTGACGTCAAGGTGCACGCCATCGAGGGCGTGATGGTCACCGCCTCCTCGATGTCCGGTGATGTCCGGGTCACCCAGGCACAGGGCGTCCGCGCGATGGTGAGCGCGTCCTCGATGTCGGGGCGCGTCAGCAAGCCCTAGCAGCAGGTGACCCTAACCGAGGAGGCCGGGAGAAGTTTTCCCGGCCTCTTCCGCTAATACAGCTTTTCTTGATATGTTGGCAGTGCAAGGGACGAGCAGCGAGGAGGAGCGCCAGATGGGCAGCTACGACCAGCTTCCAGAGGACTACGACGGGCCTGCCCCCGAGCACGCGATCTTGTGCAACTCCAGGTGGAGCCACAAGGGCCTGCGTCACGCGCACCCCAGCGTCGAGCTGGTAAGGCTGTGCTACGCCGCTGCCGCCGACGAGGCGAAGGGCATGGAGGTCTGGCCCTGCTCCTGGGGGATGCTGGCTTACAACGAGGACGGCGCTTACACCGTCGAGTGCGGGCTCCCCACCCGCTACACCGACCAGCGCGGCTCCTACGAGTGCGCAGGGGGACACGATCACGTCCCTGCCGACCTGCTCTACGAGCGGGGCCAGGCCTATACCGATGACCCGCTGGAGGCCGAGGGCCTGGCGCGCAACGGCGTCTTCCCGCTCCAGCCGAACGGGCAGGCGTGGTCCTGATGCCCGCGTACAGGCTGATAGCCGTCAAGGCGGACGGGACAGGACTCGACCACTCGTGGGGCGACTCCTACGAGGTTGAGCACGCCACCTACCCGGAGGCCGAGGCAGACGTCCTCGGCCGCGAGGGAGCAGACGGCGCGAAGCCCTACGACAGGATCGTGAAGGGCTGGGTGAAGGACGGCTGGCGCTGGGACCCGATCCCCGCCTGCCAGGGGTGCGGGAGCTTTCCCGCCGAAACCCAGTGGGCCGGGACCGGCGAGCTGATCTGCTGGACGTGCTGCGAGGCCAGGCAGATGCCTGATGAAGGGAGAGAGCAGTGAGCCAGGAAGAGCGGGCACTGACCCAGGAGGAGCGGGCGCTCAAGCGGTGCTGCCGCGCCTGCCGGGCAGGCGTCGGCGAGAAGTGCTTCGACCTGCGGCCCGGCTACAAGGGGCTGCGGAAGAAGCACCTCTGCTCCACGCGCGTCGTGGACGCGAGGCCGGGGGCGAGGCGGTGACCGACGGGATTCTCAGGGAGCACGGCGTCACCCCCAGCGCCGAGAGCATCTTCGCCAGGTGGGGCATGTGGCCCAGCTCCCCGGCGGTCAGCGAGATCGCCCGTCGCGAGCAGGCTAAGCGGCTGCTCGTGTACCTCGCCCTCAAGGGCTACGGCGTGCCCGCCTGGGACCGCCTCACCAAGGGCGAGCAGGACGCCCTGTCCGAGGAGCTGGCCAGGGTGTTCCGGGACACCGAGGCCGAGGTGCGCAAGCTGGCCCTCGCTGAGCTGGCCGAGTACGAGCGCAGGGCGCTGGCCCTCCAGTGCGAGAAGTGCCGTGCCCAGGAGGGCACCCAGTGCTGGGACATGCGTCCGGGCTTCCAGAGGAGGCACGTCAGCCACCCGCACAAGGAGCGGATGGAAGCGCTGGCAGAGGCGGAGGCGGAAGCGTGAGGTTCTTCGAGGAGTACAGGGTGAGGCTCGCCGACCCGGTGTTCGACTGGGATGCCCTGTCGTGGCTGCGCGCCGCCGTCGAGGCGCGCCTGGTGGACATGCACGAGCGGGCGGGCGAGGTGCTGCCCACCGACCTGGCGCGGGGCCTGGACCGGATGGCCGGCTACGCGGGCCGCGACCAGATGTACCTGGTGCTGCACGGCCAGAACCTGATCGCCTGCCACGCGCTCACCCCCGACGGCGACCCTGTGTTCTGGACGCCCGGGGAGCTGCGCCAGGAGGCGCTGTACCTCGACAACGCGATGGTGCACCCGACCAAGGCCCACATGGGGCTCGGCGCGCTGATCACCAGGCACGCCCTCGAAGAGGCCAGGGAGCGGCGCATGGACTTCGTGCGCCTGGACTGCCAGCGCTCCAACCCGAGGCTGCGCTCCCACTGGGAGAACCTCGGCTTCACCCACCTGCGCGACGTGGAGGTACCCGGCCGCGCGTCCGGCACCCTGATGGAGGCGAAGGTCTCGTAATGGCACAACAGGACAAGTACGGCAACTGGTGGCCCGATTACTTCTTCACCAACCCGTCGCCGGAAGAGCAGGAACGACTCGACAACCTCGCCCGGGGAGCGTTCGCCGCAGGCAATGCCTCGGTCGCCGCCAACCCGTCCGATCCCGCGTTCTGGATGCTCCTCGACAAGCACGTCAGCATCCCTGTGGTGCACCGGGACGGCTGCTACATCTGCGAGGACCCCGAGTTCGCCGCGATGGGGCTGCCGCTGTGCTCCCCCTGCCCGAACTGCGTGCGGCAGATGGAGATCTGCCCGACGTGCGGCGGGCGCGGCGGGATGGCCGACAACACCCCCTGCACCGACTGCCTGAAGACCGGCATCATCGGCACCCTCGGCCACATCGCCGCCGACGACACCACGTGCGACGAGTGCGACTACGAGCACGGCCCCGACGACTACGGGGAGGACGGGCTGCTCACCGGGATGCCCAGGGAGAAGGCCGTGTTCGTCTACAACCTGAAGCACCCCCAGGACCCCAGGTCATGACTCGCGACGAGCTGGTAGCGCGAGACGAGGCGTACCTGGAGGAGGCCAGGCAGGCGGCCGAGGCCGTGATCGACGGCATCATCCCTGCGGTCTACCTCCCCGCCTGGCCCCGGAACTACAACCCGTACCTCCTGCTGGGCAGCACCACCGACCCGGCCGTCTTCCGGCTCACCCTGGTCAACATCAGGCTGGCCATCCGGACGGAGGAGGCCTGGTCGAAGTGCGTCAACTGCGAGCGGCTGTACCTGTGCGGCGCTTACGGTAACACCTGCTCGGCCGAGTGCTTCGCCGCCCGCTCGAACTTCCTCGACAACCCGAAGTAAATCCGTCACAGAAGGGAAATCATGAACATCCCACGGTTCCTCGCCGTCGCCGCCGTCGCGGCAGGCGTCATCACGGTCGCCGCGTGCGGCCCGTCCAGCGGGAACGGGGCCGCGTCGCACGTCCCCACCGCGTTCACGCCCTCGGCTATCGCCAGCGCCACCCAGGCGCAGGCCGCCGAGTCCGCTGTCGCCCAGGTGGCCGACAAGTGCCTCCCCCAGGGCACCAGCGTCAACCTCTGGATCGTCGAGCTGCTCGCCAAGAAGAGCACCCGCCAGGCGTTCGTCACGTGCGAGAAGATCCCTCCGGGCGACGGCGACAAGGTGGCCGCGTGCATCCTCACCGCCGCCCAGGCCTACCACGCCAGCAGCGCGGACAAGGCCGCGAAGCAGGCGGCGTTCATCACGAGCGCCGGCACCTGCGTCAACAGCCTCGGCGCTACCCCCTCGGGCAGCCCGTCCGCCGCGTCGCTCGCCCCTAGCACCGCGAGCAGCACGTGAGCGTCATCTCGCACCTGCTCCCCCACCGCAAGCTCGCCGGGCAGGTGAACGCAGGCATCAGCGACGGCATCACCGCCCTCGGCCAGTCCCAGGGCACTCTGCTCACCGGGCAGAAGGTCAAGGCCCGCTTCATCCAGTCCGCGATCTGGGGCATCGTCGCCGGCCTCTGCGGCGCGGCCGTCGTCGCCGGCTTCTACGACGGCCTGTTCCAGGTGAACTGGTACGTCCACGTCGGCGACGTCCACTTCGAGATCTTCTGGCTGAAGAGCTGGTGGGACAACCTGGTCGGCTACCCCTGGTGGACCTTGTACCGGCACGGGATACGCGACTATGGCGAGCCTGCCTTCGCCACCCTCGCGGTCAAGACCCTGATGGCGAACCGCAAGTACTGGGGCGTCCGGGTCAGTGGCGTGGAGGTGGCCGTGCGAGCGGCGGCGGTCATCGTCCTCACCATCGTCCTGGCGGTCCTCGGGATCTGGCTGGTCGACTTCAGCCTCCCCTGGGCATGGGCGCACGTCGCGTCCTCCGTCGGCCACCCCGGCTACAAGGTGAGCGCTCACTTCCTCGGCAAGCTCAGCGTCCCGCAGCTCGCCTTCGGGCTGCTCGTCATGGGCCAGGTCATCCACCGCGTGTGGGCTCCGGCCGGGGCGACGCTCCAGGGCGCGCTGATGGACCGGGCGGTCGATCGCAAGCAGTCGGTCGTGCAGAAGGCCAGCGCGCACCTGGCAGCCAGCATCCCGGGCTACGGCAAGTCCATCTCGATGGACGAGGCCGTGGTGATCGACCACGCCGGGTGGCACATCATCCCTGCCTGGGTCCGGCTGCCGCTGTCGCCGCCCGTCATCCGGGAGCGCTTCTCCGAGATGTGGCGCGGCAACCAGGCGGTGAAGACCCGCAAGGGCCACCGCACGGCCATCATGATCCTGGCCTTCTTCCTGTTCCTGGTCATGTGCCTCGGCCTGGTGGGGGCGCACTGGGCGGCGCTGGGGCACACGGTGCCGTACCTGTTCCCGGGGCACTAGCACCAGGGAACCCAGGGGGCCGCAGGAGTGATAATCACCCCTGCGGCCCCTTCCATGAATACAGCTTTTCTTGATAATATTCTCTCATGAGCCTCACCCAGTTGATGATCCGCCCGGAGATCCTCGCCGCCCACAAGGCCACCTGGTTCGTGGTGGCCGGACGCCAGCGGATACGCCGCACCAGCAGGATGCGCGGCACCTGGGGCTACGACGTCACCTGCTCGTGCGGCTGGGACAGCAAGACCGGCGGCGCGACCAGGGGCAGCGTGGAGGACGCGCTGTTCGACCACCGCATGGACGCCCAGATCGACGCTGACGCGCTCGCCCAGGCCTGCCCCGACTGCAAGGCCGAGCCCGGCACCGGGTGCAGCGACTGGAGCCGCCTGGTCAGCTACATGCACGCCGGGCGTTACCAGGCCATCCCCGACTGAGGACTTTCTTCCCGCAAGGAACCAGCAACCGAAAGAGGGAACATGCCAGACAACAACGACCTGCTCGACCGGGTGCGCAAGCTGCTCGCCAAGGCCGAGGACGAGGGCTGCCCGCCGACCGAGGCCGAGGCGCTGACCGCCAAGGCGGCCGAGCTGATGGCCCGCTACGGCATCGACCGGGCGCTGCTCGGCGCGCTGCGCCCGGAAACCGACAAGCCGACCAGCAGGGCGTTCACCCTCGACAACCCCTGGGGCGACGTGAAGCGTCACCTGCTGGCCGGCCTGGCGAGCGTGATGCGCTGCCAGTGCGTGCAGACCAAGAGCGGCCGGGGCGCGGCAGAGACCACCGTCCTGCGCGTCTTCGGTTACCAGTCGGACATCGACCGGGCCGAGCTGCTGTTCACCTCGCTGCTCGTGCAGCAGGCCAGGGCGCTCGCCAGCCAGGCGGTGCCCGGCTACGGCAGCGAGGCGCGGACGTGGCGGCGCTCCTGGATGCTCGGGTTCAACTCGGCCGTGGTAGCGCGGGTCCGCGCGGCCGAGGAAGCTGCCGCCAAGTCCTCGGAGGACTCCGGCGAGGAGGCCGGGGGGATGTCCTCCGCCCTGGTCCTGGCCGACCGATCGCTGGTTGTCCGGTCCCTGGTGAGCAGCCAGTACCCCCGGCTCCGCAAGGCGCGGGTCACCTACTCGGGCGACGGTTACGGCGACGGGTACCGCGAGGGGCAGAAGGCCGACATCGGCACCACCCGGATCGGCGGAGGGCAGCGGGCGCTCAGCCGCTAGCCCGGTGCGGAGAGGGCGCAGGGGAAGCCCTGCGTCCTTTTCGCGTTCCCCATTGCGTCAATACAGCTTTTCTTGATAATGTTGGTCTTGCAAGGGACGAGCGGCCAGGAGGACCCCATGGGATACCAGATGACCCCCACGACCAGGACGGCGATCCGGGCGCTGACGGCGGCCGGCCTCCGGCACCGTGGCCCCGACAAGGACTTCAAGGTCTGCAAGGAGACGAAGAACGGCGAGGTCCAGTACACCTACGTCGTCTTCCTCACCGAGCGCGGCGCGAAGCTCGCCCTCACCGAGGCCCGCTACATCGAGGCCGTCTGCCGCGACTACGGCTACCCGTTCCACGTGGTGCCGACCAGGAACCGCGCCGGCGGGGCGATCATGCACAACAGCACCGCGCCGAGCACGCAGGGGGAGCAGTGAGCATCAGGTGGCACCGGATGACGATGACCGTGGACGGGCACGACAGCCCGCTCCTGGTCTACGTCAACGACGAGCGCGACTGGGCCGGCTGGACGATCGACCGGGTGCCCCAGGGCTCCCGGTTCGAGTACCAGGTGCGGTACCACAGCGACAAGATGGGCGGCCTCCAGCCCGGCCTCGCCGAGGCCAGGGCCGTCGTCGAGCGCGGCGGCCGGGACGCCTACGACCCGCCGCGCATGAGCGGCCGGGTGCAGGTCGAGTACGAGTACGCCGTCACCAGCGGGATCGTGAAGCAGGACAACGGCGGCAGCCGCGTCCTGGTCCGCATGAAGACCCCGGACGGCCCCCAGGTCGGCCGCAACGTGGTGGCTTACCACGGGCACCCGTACGAGCGCTGGATCGAGCGATCGAAGCTGAAGGAGTACAGGCGCTGGTAATTCCTCCTTCCTAAATACAGCTTTTCTTGATAATGTTGGTCTTGCAAGGGACAAGCGACCAGGAGGACCTGATGACCCAGATGACCCGCCAGCAGATGACCGAGTTCGACGCCCGCGAGCTGGAGTACATCACCCGGCGCGACGAGGTAATGCTCCGCCTGGCCAGCTTCCAGGACCGCGTGCACCCCATGGTGCGCGACAAGCGCCAGCGCTTCGGCTCCAGGACCTGGGAACTCACCGACCAGCAGGCCGAGGAGCTGCTGGAGCAGCACGCGGCCGGGGACGACGCCTGGGACGCGCGCATCTCGATGCGGCCCTCGGAGATGATCATCCTCCTCGCTCAGACCCGCGACCTGATCAGCGTCCTGAACGGCTCCATCGAGGCGATGGAGAACGAGTACCGCAAGGCTCCCTGGCAGCGGTACTTTCCCTGCCTGAACGCCGACGGCCACATCCACGCCACGCTGCGAGCCTGCCCTACCGTCCGCCTGGACACCTCGATGGGATGGGCCGTCCAGTACTCCGGCCTCACCGCCGACGAGGCCATCCATGGGGTACCCGGTGAGTTCGAGGGCCTCGGCGAGACGCTGTGCTCGGTCTGCTTCCCCGGTGCCCCCGCCGAGTGGTGCCGGACCCGCAGCGAGATCACCCGCGCCGAGCGCGAGGCGGCCAAGGCAGTGAAGGACGCCGAGCGGGATGCCGTCAAGGCCGCCAAGAACCTGGCCGAGCCGTTCAGGGCCTGGGACGGGGACCGCATCACCACGGTGGCCGCCGCCAAGGCAGCCGTCCGCAGGCCGGCCGAGACCCAGGTCGAGCTGGAGTGGAACAAGACCCTGGAGGCCTCCAGCCGGTGGGAGGACCAGGAGAGCTACCAGGCGTTCATCGCCCGCATGGAGCGCCGCCTGGAGATGGAGCGGGCGGACGCGGTTCAGCTCAGCTACATCCTGATCGCCCGCGAGGCCGCTGCCCCCGGCACCGGCTGGAGCCGGGCCGACCAGGACAAGGCCTTCGCCGACGCGCTGAAGCGCAACCGCAGGGCCTGGTTCAAGTAAGACCAGAGGCCCGGCCCCCGTCACTAGGGGCCGGGCCTCTTTAACATCCGTATATCAAGAAAACCTGTATCATGGAGGAACTATGAGCGACCACTACCATCACGTCGGCGACGTCCAGGGGGCAGCCCCAGAGGGGCACAGCCACACGCCCCGTGAGATCGGCGCGGCCGAGGAGCACGACCTGGAAATGCTCAGGCGCGACGTCCAGCGGCTCGAATCCCAGCTCACCGAGGCGCTGCGCCAGCATGCCGAGCTGGTGCGCCAGCACCAGGAGATGGCGAAGGACCAGACCGAGCTGGTGGAGCTGGTCCAGACACTCACCAGGGCTACCCAGTCAATCGGCCAGAGCGTGGCCGACCTGTCCTCAACGATCCAGGGAGTACTCTCATGACCCTCTTCGGGTGGGAACTGAGCCGCATCCTCAAGTGGCTCCTGATCCTCGCCGTCATCGTGTTCATCTTCAAGAACCCGGTCGGCGCGGCAGCGGAGTTCCACCGCTTCCTCGCCTTCCTCGACCACATCATGAACAGCATCATCACGTTCGTGAACTCGGCCGCCTCCTAGCCATGGCCAGGGGGAAGCGCCGCTACGGGCGCAAGCTGAGCCGCTGGGGCCTCCCGGCGGCTACAGTCTTCACCCTGTGGCTGGCCGACAACGACCCGTTCGGGCCGTCCGGCCTCCTGGCATTCCTCGGGCTGGCCCTGCTGCTGTCCGTCTTCTGGCCGGTCGCCCTGATCATGCTCGTGCAAGCCCCAGGCAGCCTTGTGCCGAACTCCTGGCGCATCTGGTGGCGCGGCGGTGACCCGGGCAGGCCGCACATCCCCAACTGGCTCAGGCGGGCCGTGTACGCCGCCGACGGGCGGCGCTGCTGCTACTGCGGCTACGCCGGCTCCCTCCAGCTCGACCACGTGCGCCCCTGGTCGCGCGGCGGGCGCTCCTCGCTGTGGAACCTGATGACGCTGTGCGAGCCGTGCAACCTGGTCAAGTCGAACTACTGGCAGGACCGGGACTACCGCTGGTACCGGCCGTTTGCCGGGCACGACAACATCCGCACGGCGGCGGCCATCCTCTCGTTCGAGCGCAGGCACCGCTGGAGCCCTCTGCGTCTCATTCGGGCAGCAATGGCACTTTAAGGCTGCGGGGCAACGCGCTCCCGTACTATCTTTCCCTGGTAATCCTGACCCAGGAAGGAAGTTTGCCTTGAAGCTAAAGCCAAGGTTTGCCCTGCCGGCCGCGTTGCTGCTGGCCGTAGGGATCGGGGCGGGTGCCTTCGCGGCGACCAGCGCCCCGGTCGTTAACCCCAACGTCGACACCGTGGGCATCGTGGGCTACTCAGCCCTCCAGAACGGCAACGACACCTACTTCACCCACATGGGCGGCCAGTTCGGGCTCGGTGACCCGCAGTACAACGTGGACAACCCGCAGATCCCGTTCCACCCGTTCATCGGCTCGCTGGTGGACAGCCTGTCCGGTCACTCCTGGACCAGATTCACCAACCCGCTCGGGATCACCGTCTCGGCGGCCCGCGAGCAGCTCTGCGGCGGCTTGCACTCCTTCGACCGTGGCAAGGCGATCGAGGAGGTGATCGTCCCCGACTCCGCCACCACGGTCGCGGTCGTGGCGATCGTCGGCCAGTACGCCCCCAACGGCGGCGACCCGTGCATGTCGGCCGTCCTCCCCTCCGGCGTGGCCGAGGCCGTCCTGAAGCACATCCCTGACCGCGACACCATCAAGCTGGACCTGCTGTTCGACGGCGAGCACGCGCACAACGGCACCACGGCCGGGAACGCCTCGTTCATCGCCACCGACCTGAGCCACCCCACGGCGAACCAGGTGAACACCGACACCCCGGTCTTCGGCGGCGAGAGCATGGACGCGACCAGCGAGTTCTACGAGGCCCAGAACGGGCTGATCGGCGTCAAGGGCGGCACCCCCACCGCCAGCCTCCCGTCGGAGATCGTGCCTGACGTGAACTTCCCGGGGCTGGTGGCCAAGGAGGCGCACGGCGCGCTCAACGGCAACAGCCTCAACGGCGAGGTCTTCGGGTCCTTCCAGTCTGGTCAGGCCTGGACCGTGACCCCGGACGTGACCGAGCAGGGCGGCAACGTCATCACCGGGGCCGTCTCCCAGTACCGGAGCGACCACTTCTCGATGTATACGGCTCCGGGCGTTTTCCCGGCAGCCCTGAGCTAGTTCCAGTAGGCTGGGCCTGCCGCAAATGGTCCGTTAAGAGGCCCCCTCCCACCGCCGGGAGGGGGCCTCGCGGCTTCCCGGGGTCCTTGTGCGAATACAGCTTTTCTTGATATCCTCCTGGTGCAGAGAACAAGACGCCGAGCCAGGAGGGCATCATGAGGTACTTCGCGCTGGTAGGGACCGACGACAGCGTGGTCGCAGGCGAGGTCTGCGACCTGATCATCGTGGACGAGGACTCCCCCGGCGCGTCCGGGCTATCGCTTCCGCTGTTCGTCAAGGTCACCGACCCCGACAAGCTGGGCAAGGCCCAGGCCGCCGCCGAGGGCGTGCTCCGTGAGCTGGACTGGCGCGTCACCGGGCCATGGGAGATCGCCGACACGCACCTGCGCGCCCCGGTGGAGATGAGGGGGCCAGGTACGGCCGGGGCAGCGCCGCGCGAGGCCGACGAGTGGCCCGCCGGGAAGTCCTTCGGCGAGCTGAGCCCGGGGCAGAAGGTCGTCCAGGCGAGGAAGGCCGGGCGGAGGCTGGAGGCGGAGCTGAACTCCCCTGCGGTGCAGGCCGCGATCAGCGCGCTCCTGGACTCGGACCTGGACGAGCAGGACGCGGCAGCCGTCGAGCGGCACCTCGGCCTGTAGCCGGAAGCAAGAGCCCGGACCGGACAGTCGGTCCGGGCTCTTGCGTGAATACAGCTTTTCTTGATATTCTCCTAGTGCAAGGACACGAGCAGCCAGGAGGACGCCATGAGCAGGACCAAGCGCCAGTTCGCCGCCTACGTGCGCTCAACCGGGGCCAGCCCCGAGATCGAGATCACCGTCGAGCACTCCAGCGAGAAGTACGACCTCGTGGGCGTCGTGCTCGACCAGCAGAACCAGATTCACCCCGTCGCCTACGGCGTCTCGCGCAACTCGGTCGTCTCGCGCACCCGGACCATCTGCCGCAAGCAGGGCTACTGGTACAGCACCCACGACGTGTTCATCAACACCTGCGTCGCCACCCTGTGGGAGGTCACCGCCCCCGTCGTGCGCGAGTACTTCGGCAGCCACAAGGTGGTCATCACCCAGGGCTTCCTCCCCGGCTCCGGCTGGGTCGACCTGAGGATCGGCGAGCACGGCCGCAAGGCAGGCAAGGGCCGCATCCGGGCGCTGCTCCGCGAGGGCTACACCGCGCTCGGCTTCAGCCAGGGCGGCCGGACCGCCGACTTCCAGGCAGACGAGCTGGTCAAGTCGATGAACCTCCGGCCGAAGGCCCAGCCGTGCTAGAGCGCCAGCGGTACAAGCGCGACAGCGGCATCTCCCTCGTCCTGCTGGGCGAGGGAGGCGCGGTCGCCCTGGAGTCCTGGACCGACCCGGACGGGGACCCTCACGGGGTCATCGTGCTCCACCAGAAGGCCGAGGCAGGCGACAGCCGACCGGCCGGAGCGTGCGAGTACATCCCCGGCGGCCGGTGCCTCCCTGACGAGTCCTACATCGCCGGCCACGAGCTGGCCCCCGACGTCCTGGCCGGCTACGAGGAGCGCGCCTGGGTCGAGCTGTACCAGTGGTTCACCAGCCGCCTCGGCGGCGGAGAGGAACAGGAGTGAGCACGGACGAAAACACGCTCCCCGGCGCGGACCCCGCACCGGGTCCGGACGCGGTGTTCGAGTGGATGTCCGCAGTCATCGCGGTAGCCGCCCGCCGGCTCGGCGTCCCCGCCGTGCCGAGCGAGGTGACCAGCGAGGAGCGCCGCCACCATGCCTTCTGGGAGTGGCCCACGGCCGGGCGGAGCGTCACCCTCGTGGAGACGCTCCCCCACCGACGGCAGATCCTCGGCGTCCGCAGCAACGGCACGACCGCCTGGTACGAGGGGCGGGCGCTGCGGTGGTTCCCCGGCATGGAGAACATGATCCTGCGCGACCTGGGAGTGCCCGTGCTGCGACTGGGAAGCCCGGACACCCCGGGGTACCCGCCGCTACCATAAGGCGAGGGGCGCACTCCCCCCAGATCTTCCCGCGCCCCGGCAGCACGGAGCCCGTCACGAACCACAGCCGTGACGGGCTCCGCCGTTTCTACAGGGCCAGCAGCGGGGCCAGCTCAGCCAGCTCCCCCGCGCCCGCCGCGCCTCCCGTAGCCTCTCCCGCCCCGGCACCCGCGCCGCCCGGCAGCATCGAGCGCAGCCCCTGGCCCGCCAGCATGTCCTTGACGGCTCCCCCGTGCCCGCCGCCGCTGCCGCCGTCCCCGCCGGAGCCGCCGCCGCCCATCGGGGCGTTGCTGATCGCCGAGTCGGAGAGGTCAGCCTCGCGCAGGTAGCCCGACACCACCTTGCGGGCCACCCGCTCGCACTCCTCGCGGGGCAGCCCCGGGTTGGCCTGGGCGATGGCCGCCGTCGCCTGGAGGACCCTGGAGCGCACCGGGTCGCGGCTGGAGGTGACCTGGCCGACAGGGGCGGCCGACCCGCCCGGCATGCCGGCGGGGATGCTGGGGGTCATCCCGCCGCTGCCGGGGGAGGCCACGCCGATGTCCAGGGAGCCGTCCCCGGTGCCCAGGTCCGGCGGGGTGTACTGGTTCGTCATCATCCCCTGCGGGCTGGCGTCCGCCGTCCTGCGCAGCGACCCGGTGGCCTCCTGGACCGGGGCGGCGGCCTCCGGGCGGGGGCGGGTCACCTGCGGGCTGGGGCCGGACAGGGGACCGGGCGGCACCTCGGAGTAGGACCCGCTGAAGTCCGGCCCCTCGCTGTGCTGGTCGGGCTTCTCCCCACCGCCGCCCTCCCCGCCGTTCAGCAGCGGGATCAGCGACACCAGCGGGTCGGTGCCCTCCGCGAGCGCCTCCCGGTACAGGGCGTACCGCTGGGTGGCCACCTCGGTCATCGACCCGGCCTCAAGCCCGTGGCGGGCCTCCACCGTGGCGAGGGACTCCCCGGCCACTGCCAGGCGGTGGAAGAACTCCTGGTCCGAGCGGGCCGCGTACAGGAACGGCAGGATGCCCTCCAGGTCGGCGTCCGCCCTGGCGAGCGCCGCCTGGCGGGCGATGCCCTCGTGGTCGTCCGAGGCGATCGTCCACAGGTCGTCCATCAGTAACCCCCTGGCTCGTGGTGGTGCGGGACCGAGCGGGCCACCACGTCGGGGTGGTCGCGGTACTGGCCGTAGTGCATCTCGTTGTGCAGCCCCTGGAGGAAGGCGGAGCCCGGCTGCTTGGTGCTGTCCGGGCTGTGAGTCACGCCGTGGTGCATCATCATGTGCTCGTACAGCTCAGGGGCGCTGCGGGGCGGGTCGACGTACTCGGGCACGGACCCGGAGGCGTCCCCGGTGCGGGGGTCCTCCCAGTCGTCTTCGTCATCGTCGCCGTCGCCGGCGTACCACTCTGCGGTCACCCTTGCGAGGTTAGCCGCCACGCGGCCCCTGAAAGCCTCCAGGAGCGCCGTGCGCCCCTGGCCCGGCGGGTAGGCGTCCGTGTTGCTGTAGCCGCTAGAGTCGGCCTTGTTGGGCGCTACGGGGGCCAGCACGGCGTTCTCCGGGTGGTTGCCGGAGAAGGTGTTGGTGAACGGACCGTCCGGCTGCGCGGGCTCCTGGGGCTTGCCCATCACGTCGTCGGGCACCACCGGCCCGCCGGGGAGCGGCGGGGCACCCTGGTACGGCGGCGCTCCCCCGGGCGCGGCGGGCATCGACAGGCCGCCCATCGGCGGCGGGGTGCCCGGCCCGTTCAGCGGCGTCGACCCCATCGGGTCGGCGGAGGACCCCGGCCCGTCGGTGATCAGGTCCGTGGAGACGCCCGCCTCGCGGGTCAGGTAGACGTTCCTCGACCCGTGCTTGCGGGTGAACGAGTGGTGCAGGCTGATACGCCGTCCCAGCGCAGGGTGGTCGCCGGACCTCAGCCAGTGGGCGGTGATCCACTCCCCGTGCATTTCGGGCCGGTCGGTGACGCCCGCGTACAGGCCGGCCTCGAACCTCGCCGACCCGGTGGAGACCAGCCGCTGGCCCGGCTGCCACTTGCTGGCGAACAGGTAGCCCTTGCGGAACTCCGGGTCGGCCATCAGGGAATCAGGGGCGAAAACCGCCGAAACCCGGCGAAGCCCGGCAACATGCCGCGAGGCACGCGCCACCTGGAAGGACTGCGCCGCCTGCTGGGCGTTCACCGCCTGGCCGGAGTCGCCGCCCATCGACAGGGGCACGTCCTGCTGCCCCTGCGGGCTCTGCGCCGCCCCGTAGCCCTCGGCATAGCCCTTCACGTACGGGCTGACCCCCGAGGAGTTGTCCGCGAACAGCGGGCGCTCCCCCGCCGATCGGTCGGACCGGCCCGCCGCCTGCCCGGCCGCGAAGTCGGAGGCCTCCGGGGAGGCGTTCTGCGACCACGGGTCCGGGGAGGTCTCCGCCGAGTTGTACGGCGGGTTGATGTCGTCGGTGCTCTGGTGCGGCTGGCTCCAGGTGTCGGCCTGCCGGGTGATCGCGGCGGTGACCTGGCCCCCGTCGTCGGCGCGGGGCTGCGTGCGGCCCTGGGCGTACCCCTGGGCGTAGGCCGCCAGGTAGTGAGGGTGCAGGTCGGGCCGGCCGGTCGCCCTCGCGTACTCGGCCTTGCTCAGGGCAGGGCGGCCGGTCAGCCCGTGCGTCAGGCCGGCCAGGTTGTTCCACGCGCGCAGGTACTTGCCGTGCTGGATCTTGTTGGACCCGAAGTCGTCCTGGTGGCGGGCACCGCGCCCGTTGGCGGCGTCCGCCTCCCCCAGCGCCTCGGCGTGCCCACGGTCCATCGCCAGCGCGATGCACCGGACCAGCGCGCCCTTGGTCACCCAGCCGAACACCGGGTCGTACTCGGTCTGCTCCTCCGGGGGACGGCCGCCGCGCGAGGGGTTGGTGAATCCCTCGCCGTAGGGGTCGTAGTGGGTGCCCTCGTCGCTGAGCCCTGACTCGGTGCCCGGGTCGAGGCCCCGGGCGAAGGAGGGAGCCTCCCGCCGGGGGGCGGACGGCTCGTAGCTGCGGGTCGGCCGGGGCTGCCGGGGGCGCTGCGGCCGTGCCTGGCCGGGCTCGTCACCGTGTACCCACTTGTGGAAGCGGTCGGAGTCGAAGTTGCGGTTGCCGTTGGGGGTGAAGCCCGCTCCGGCGTGCATCGTATCGGCGATGGCCGGGTAGACGTGGTGCTGGAAGTCCTCCTCCGACACCTCGCCCCGGTGCCGGACGTTGCGGAGCATGTCGGCGACTGCCTGGTAGTGACCGCGCGAGTAGCTGGTCTGCCGCCCACGGCTGCGCCAGGAGTAACCGGACGGGTCGGTGGCGGCGCGCTCGAACAGGTCCCGGTCCACCCCTCCCATGCCGCTGGTCGCCTGCGGCAGGTCACGGGCGAAGGAGCGGGCCACCGGGCCGCGCACGTGCTCGGGCATCCCGGAGATCGCCGAGGCGAGGTCCTCGTAGTGACGGCGGCCCCAGGCGACGGCCTCCACCTGGAAGGCCCCTGTGCGCGGCTGCGGGCCGCCCGGACCCGTCGACCACTGCTGCCCGAAGGTGGAGGACGGGGCGTTGTCGCCGAGCGGGAACGCCACTCCCTCGGGGAGGTCGTCGTCCTGGGGGACGGGCTGGTTGTTGGGGTCGACGACCTGCTGGATCTGCGGCAGGCCGGAGGCGGCGGTGCGCGCCATGCCCTCCACCTGGTGCTTGATCTCGCCGCAGTAGGCGTCGGGGTCGCGCTTGTCCGAGTTCTCGCTGGTGCAGTCGCTGAAGTCCTCGTACCCGGCGAAGGGCGCGCCCTTGCGCATCGCCAGGAAGTGGCCCGGCGGCAGGAAGCTGGTCGTCACGTTCCCCTCCTACTTGCCGACGGGGGCGACGTGGTACTCCCTCGCCATCTCGTTGATGTAGTTGACCACCTTGTCGTGCGGCTCGTTCGTCCGGCCGATGTCGTGCTTGGCGTTCCTCACGTCGGCAGCGCTGCCGACCGGGAACTTGTCGCCGGGACCGGGCAGGTGGTGAGGCGCGCTCTCCCGCTCGTGCTCGGTGACGCCGCCCGCCGCCAGTCCCCTGGCCCCTGTCCGGGCGTGGCCCCTCGGGTGCTTGGCGCACGCGCAGTCCGGGTTGGTGCAGTCACCGCAGGGAACCCCCTTGCAGGCGGTGCAGGACATCTCGGCGAGGACCGGGCGCACCACGGCCATGAACCCGTGCAGCACGGCGGTGTCGTCCAGGGTGCGGTCGCTGCTCCCCCAGGCGGCGGTGAAGCGGTTGTGCGCCTCGCCAAGCTCGGCGGCCGAGTGAGACGCGGTGATCGCCCGCAGGCCCTCCCGGACGCCTACCGCCTCGCACTGGGCGGCGCGGCGCGCCTGGTCGATGTCCATCGTGTAGCCGACGGCCACCGAGGCGGTGTGGGAGAAGTCGCCGCACGCCTCGTCCGGCCAGTGGGCCGAGCCGCACTTCTGGTGGAACGGGTGCATCACCTCGGCGCTCGCCATCCCCCAGCGGTACCCGAACGGGTCGGGGGCGGAGTAGCCGGCGACGGCCTGCCGGCGGTCGGCCCCGGCGTCCTGCATGGTGCCGGCCACCGGGTTGGGGTGGCTGGAGGCCATCGAGTCGGTCGCGGCCGGGGTGGTCGGCAGGGTGCCGGGCGGTCCCAGCGGCACCTCCGCGTAGCTGTCGGCCGTGTCGAACATGGTGGTGTGGCTGTCCGGGCGCTCCGGGCCGGTGCCGAAGCCGGAGCCGCCGTTCTGCTGCTGCATCACCTGCTGGATCAGCGGGGCTCGCTGGGAGGAGGCCTGCGAGTCGTGGTCGAACCCCTCCACCTGGTTGAACGGGTCCTGGTCCGCGCCGAAGGTGGGGAACACCTCGGTGGGGTACGGCGTCGGCGCGGGGGCGTTGTTCGGGTCGATCGTCTGGTCGATCTGCGGCAGGCCGCTGGCTCCCTCGCGGGCGTCCAGGTAGGAGACCACCGAGATGAACTCGTCGGCCGCCTGGCCTGACCGGCTGCCGTAGGCGGAGGCGAGGGTGCGTGCCCGGCCGTACGCCTGGGCGGCCAGCTCCTCGCGGTCAGCGCGCAGCTCGGGGGGCAGGCCCCGGTACCAGGTGGACGCCTCGGCGATCATCGCGGTGCGGTAGTCCAGGGAAGGCTCCCGGACCTCGGCCAGCCAGTCGGTGGCGGCGGTGTGGTGCTCGTGGACGGGGACCGGGGTGAGGCGCTGGCCGGCGATGCGCGCCCCCAGGTCGGTCTCCCGGTCCAGGGCGGCCCGGTGGCGCTGGCTGCTGTCGAAGTCCTCCAGGGCGGCGATGGCCCGCGCCAGGGGCTGCCCTCCTGCGTCCGATGCCTCGCGGATCGTCCGCATGAGGTCGCTGCGGTCTGTCATGAGCCCTCCCGTGGGTTCCTGCCCCTTCTGCGGCCAGGTCACGGGATGGGGTCAAAGGGCGGTAACGGAGAGGTAACGATGCTGGCAGACGACTCGATAACGTCCATGATCACGGAAAGGTCACAGCCGCGAAGGGGCGGCATCCGCCCGGCGTCCACGAAGTCGAGCCACATGCCGGCCACCTCGGAGGCCGCCAGGCCGCCCTTCACCCGGTCAGCGGCCCAGCCGGGCATACGCCCGTACCACTGCTTCCTGCCGGAGTCGGGCTTGCGCACCGGCTCCAGGCCCAGCTCGACCGCCCTGGCGACCAGGGCGCGGATCTGGGACCGGGTGAGGATCACCCGGGTGCCCGCGTCGAGGATCTCCCGGGCGACCGCCACCGGGTCGTTGCCGTCGTCGCGGCGGGCCGCCGCGTCCGCGCTGGCGCACCCCTGGTGCAGCTTGCGCCCGTAGAAGTAGAAGTACTCGTCCCCGAGGACGAACTCACCCTTGCACTCGTCGCAGGTGATCCCCGGTTCCCTTGCCGTCGCCGTCGCCACTGAAGCCTCCCAAGGCTTCCGTGGCGAACTGGCCCTCCTCGTCCGGGTAGATCCCGTAAGCGGCCAGGATCGCGGCCGAGAGCTTGTCGGCGGCGGTGGCGGACAGCCGCCGCAGGAAGGCCCGCGCCTCGTCGAAGGCCGGGGACACGCCGTCCCGGGCCACCTTCCCGTCGAGCAGCTCCAGCATCGCGTCCGCCTGGCGCAGGTCCTCCGCGAGCGGCCAGATGTCTTCCCGGCCAGGCCACTTGCGCGGGTCCGGTCCCTCGTGGACCGGGACCTCCTCCGGGTTCGCGCTCACGCGGCCGGGACCTTATATACCGAGGCGAGGGCTTCGATGGCCGCGTTCTTCCACTCGGGGACCTCGCGAGCTGAAAGCCGCATGATGTAGCTCGGGTGAGGCAGCGCCAGGAGCCTGCGGCCGTTCAGCTCGTGCCAGTGGAAGCGAGACTCCTCGAACCGGCCGATGGAGTCAGCGCCCAGGCCGCGCCAGGCGACCGACCCGGCGGCGACGACCACGACGGGATTGACGGCATCCAGCTCGGCGGCGAGGCGCGGCTGCGACGCGGTGACCTCGAACGGGTAGGGAGTGCGGTTCCCGGGCGGACGCCACAGGACCACGTTGGTGACGTAGCACAGCTCCCAGGGGACCTCGGCCCTGGCGAAGATGTCCTGGAGGAGCTTCCCGGCGGGGCCGGTGAACGGCCTCCCGGTGCGTTCCTCCGTAGCGCCCGGGGCCTCGCCGACGACGGCGAGCGCGCCGTGCGGGCCGTGCCCGCGCACCATCTCCCGCCCCTCGGCCAGCCGGGCGAAGAGGGGATTGCCCGCGTACGCCTCGTACAGCGCGTCCAGTGACTGCTGCTCGCTCATGTGTCTCCTCCCGGGAACCAGCGGGCCGGGCGGCTCGTGAGAGCGCCCGGCCCGGGGCGGCGGTCATCGGGACCGCCGCTGCAAGGAACAAGCAGCCGTCCCTCCCCGCGTACGCCCGTGGGGAGGGGGGACTACCAGGAACTCCAGGATAATACAGCTTTTCTTGACAGCACAAGGGGTCAGGCGAGGCTCGTCAGTTCCTTGTAGCCCTCCTGCGGGAAGTCGCCCTCGCGCCGCGCGGTCCGGGCCGTCGGGTGACCCTTGGTGGCCTTGCGCCACTCCGGGTACCGCTCGCCCCACTGGCTGGTAACGGTGCCCCCGGTCATCACGATGACGTAGCCGTCGGGCTGCACCTCGAATGGGGAGCTGAGCAGGTCCATGTGGTCGTACGGGGCTCCGGCGGCGTCCGGGTCGAACCAGGCCGGGAACACGAAGTCGGACACCGTGCCGGTCACCTCGGTGCCCTCCTCGGTCCGCACGGTCATCTGGTAGGAATCGCTCTCCACCGGGTCGCCCACCTCGCGGGCAACCAGGGAGCCGTCGGCCCGCTGCGCCCAGCCGTTGCAGGCGGCGTCGCCGAGCGTCTCCAGCACCTCGTGCGACAGCACCGAGCACACCGACAGCTTGCCGGCGAGGATGCCGCCGCCGTTCTCCAGCACCGGCTTGGCGAACACCCGTCCGTAGACGCTGGCGTCCGGTCCCTCGGTGTGCCAGCCGAGGTCCCCCGCCTGGTCGGCGTTGTCGAGGATGCCGATCATCGCGTCGTAGTGCAGCACCGAGGGCTGCTTCAGGAAAGTCACCATGGACGGCTGCACCCCCCACGCGGGAGCGAAGTGGTCGCGCGCCTGGCGGTCGACCAGGAGCGTCATGGCGTAAGCGTCCTGGTCGGTGACCGAGGTGCTCAGGTTCTGGACGGCGATGATCAAGGCTCCTCCGTGACAACAGGGCGGTCGGGGGCGTTGCTCGCCCAGCGCCAGCGGTGCTCGTCCACCAGCCGGTGGTCCTCGGCGATCCTCGCCGGGTCGTTCGTCTTCACGTTCAGCAGCTCGATGATGACGTTGCCGCGCTCCAGGAACGTGCAGTCCTTCACCGGCTCGCTGGACCAGCCGTCGGCCAGCTCGATGAAGTCGCCGGGGCGCGGCACGGCGTGCACCGAGCGGGTGGTCTCCATGCAGTAGATCCCCGCAGGGGCGGGGGCGCTGACGTACAGGTGCCGCCGGACGGTGACCGGGATCACCCGGCCGCCCTCCGCGCCTCGTCCTTCCAGTTGATGGAGTGGCCGCCGGCCCACTGCATCATGACGCCGACGAACCGCTTCGCGGCGTCGCTCCACCGGGACTCGTCGCCCTCGGCGATCAGGCGGCCGTCCTCCTCCCGGAGGATCAGCAGCATGGTGCTGCCGTCGGCGGAGGGGATCTCGATCCGCCACGGCGGCGGGGCCAGGTTCGCGGGGGCGATGTTGCCCTGCATGACCGGGCCGGACGGCGTGAGGCGCTTGCGCATCTCCTCGGGGTACTGGGAGGTCACGGCGTCACTCCTGGGATCTTGGTGAAGTCGGCGAACGGGTCGGGGTCGCGGGCCATCTTCTCCCAGCCGGGGTTGTCCTTCTCCCACCGGGCTCGGCGGCGGATCGCCTCCGGGAGGGTCCTCGGGCAGTGCGGGCCGGGGTGCAGCTCGGCCAGGGAGCACCAGTGGTCGATGAGGCCGTCGGGGGTCTGCTGTTCCCGGCAGGTGCGCTGCGGGAACTCGGCGAACTTCACCTCGGGCAAGTCGTCGCTCATGCAGCCCTCCCTGTCAGCGGGAAACTTACCACGTCGTCCCCTCGCTTCACGTGCAGGTGAGTGAACCTCAGCGGCACCGCCGGGTGCGGCTCCGGCAGCTCGTCGCCCTCCTGCATGTAGGTCAGCGTGATGTGCGGCTTCCAGTCCTTGTGCTCGCTGGCGGAGAGGTCCTCCAGCAGGCGGCGCAGGCGGCCTACCCCGCCGATGTAGGCCGGGACGTAGGCGGGGACCTTGCCGTCGCTGCTCGCGCTGGGCGGGAAGATGCCGATCCCCCTCAGCACCCCCTCCAGCGGCGGGCACTGGGCGGCGGCGGCCCTGGCGCGCCTGCACGCCTCCTCGAACGCCTTGTCGCTGAGACCGGACCCGAGGTAGACGATGGTGACGTGGTGGTCGTCCACCCCGCCGGGCACCGGCCGCACAGTGCCCGGCGGGAGATCGAGGTAGATCATCCCGCTGCGGGGCTTCAGGTCATAGCCTGCGGCGGCAGTCCGGCCAGGGCGCGCCTCCCGGCAGCCGGGGCACCCCAGCTCGTGCGCGAGGCCCAGGTCGTGCCGCTCGCGCACGACGCGCAGCGGGTGAGCTGAGCGCCTGTCCCCCTCGAACTCGCCCTGGGGGTCGTCCTCGTGCGGCCCGGTCGGCTCTACCTCGTACACGTGCGGGTAGGTCGTCCAGCCGGGAGAGTCCTCCTCGTTCAGGTACCTGGAGCCTTCCTCTGCCCACCTGGCCGCGTCATGCGGGGACCTGGTGAAGAAGACGTGCGGCAGCGGCCCGTCGTCCGCGTTCACCGGGTCATGGCCGGGCTCAATGAGGTCGTCCTCGGCGAGCCGGAACGGCGAGCCGTGGTACCAGCGCTCCACGGCCCCGCCGCGCGCCCACGGCTTCAGGGTGGCCTCCTCGTTCCTGCGGAACTCGTCTTCGCGGTCGAGGCGCTCCTGCTCGAAACGCCTCTCCATGTCGGCCCGCTCGTGAGCCTTGCGCCGCTCGGGGTGCCGGGCGTACTCGGAAGCCTGCGTGGCGCGCTCGGCCGGGGACAGGCCGGTCAGCGGGAAGCTGTGCACCTCGTCGCCCCGGCGCACGTGCACGTGGGTGAACGACACCCCTACCTGCGGGTGCGGCCCCGGGTCGGGGTCGTTGCCGGTGAGCTGCGCCCTGGTGACGTGCGGGGTGTACTGCTCGTAGTGCGCCCGGTCGAACTCGCCGAACTCCTGCTGGAGCCGGTGCACGCCGGGGATGCGGGCCGGGACCACCGCGACGCGGCGCTTGTCCGACGGAGCGCCCGGCGGGAACGTCAGGTGGCCGCCGAGCGTGCCCCGCAGCGGCGGGTACCGGGTGGCCGCCTCCCTGGCCCGGTCGACCACCTTGGCGAAGTCTTCATCGCCGATCGCCCTTGGCAGGTAGGCCAGCGCGATGTGGTGGCCGCCCTCCTGCCCCTGGTACGGCTCGACCGTCCCGTGGGGAACGTCGAGGTACACCATCGCGTTGCCCGGGGTCCTCCTCGGGCGCTGCTGGCCGCCGGAGGGGGCTGCCGCCTCGCGGCGGATGCCGACGTCGGAGTAGTCGGTGGCCCCGCTGCCCCGGTAGGCGACCGGGACGTGGCGGCCGACCGGGTGCCAGGTCCATCCCGGCCCGTTGCGCTCCGGGTGCAGCGGGGCGATGGCCCCGCGCTCGTCGGCGTCCGGCTCGCCTACCCAGGCTCCCTCCACGTGCACGGTCTTCCCAGGATGCAGCCGGACCTCCTTCTCCGACGGCATCGACTCGTGCTTCCCGCTCCACATCGGGTGGGACCGGGGGATCGCCTGCGCCTGCGGGTGCTCGACGCGGGCCTGCCAGATCACCGGGTAGCGGCCCTCGTGCTGCTGGCCGGTGATCACCTGGTGCGGGACCACCGACCAGTGGATGCCCACCGAGTCAGGGTCGTGCGGCGAGTCGTCCTCGAAGTCGCGCCGCTCGCCGCGCCAGATCCGGGTGCCGGGCACCGGGTTCCTGGCCAGGTCGAGCTGCGGGTCCCGGTGGCGGCTGTACGGGGCGGCGACGGCCTCCTCCTGCTCGGGCGGCATCGGCGGCAGGTGCGACTGGTCCGGGGGCATGTGCGGGCTCCGGCCGCTCCCCGGAAAGTCGCGGGACAGCCCGGTGGCGTGGCGGTGGTGCGCCACCTGCGTCACCGCGTCGGGGTAGCGGTCGCGCATCTCCTGCGCCGCGTCCCCGTGGCCCGCGCCGTCCAGCATCAGCGCCTGGTGCCAGACGAAGCCCCCGCCGTGATCACGGTCGTCGGGGTCCATCTGCGCCGGGTCGGGGTCCCGGTGGCCGCCGGCCTGGCTGGCACGCGCCGCCGCCTGGAGGGCGTGCCGACGGATGGTGACGTGGTGCGCCGCCTCGTGCGCCAGGGTCAGCGCGTTGTCCTGCTCCGGGTGCAGCATGACGCCCAGGCTCCCGTCCTCGCCGGTCGCCGGCTGGGACACCCGCTGCTCCGGGTGCGGGTGCGGAGCCGCCCACGCCCGGCCGCCTTCCTCGTCGGGGATGATGAAGGACGCCCGGTGCAGCATCTGCCGCAGCACTGGGGTGCGCTCCTCCCCCAGCGGCCGGGTCAGGTCCGGGTAGGCGCTGCGGAGGTGATCCTGGAGGATGGACACCACGGCCCGGTTCGGCTCGCGCTCGGCCTGCTGCTGCCACTGCGGTGCGGCGGCGGCGGCGGTGCGGCGGCCGGACGGCGGCGTCTCGTCCGGTTCCTCGTAGTCCTCGTCCAGCGGGTGGCGGGCGAGGCGGTGCGGCTGCGCGCCGGGGATGAACAGGTGCCGGTGGTCAATCCAGTCGCCGACGCGCCGGACCTTTTGCAGCAGCGGCTCCCCGTCGTAGCCGACGCCGGACATCTCGCCTCGCACCAGGTGGCCGGTCTCCCCGGGCCGGTCGTTCCCCTGGCGGCGGTTCTTCTCGGCCTTCAGGACGCGCCCCCGCATCTCCTCCTGCGGGTCGTTGCCGTACTCTTCGGTAGGGATGTCGCAGTCCTCGTCGCAGCTCTCGTCGTGCTCGTGGTCCCGGTCCAGCCCGTGGCCGATCACCGGCTCCCCGTGCCGGTCCAGGTCGTAGGCGCTGACTCCCCACTCGTGGTAGCCCCCCGCCGGGCTGAACGACCGCTCGTTCTCCGGCCAGTGACCGAACCGCAGGTAGACACCGCTGGTTTCGGAGCCGCTGGTGTCGGGCTGCCAGGAGGCCGTCTTCGGCTCTGCGGCTGCTGTCGTACCGGGCAGCTCGCCGCCGTGCTGGCGGTGGTAGTCCAGCACCCGGTCGCGCACCTCGTCGGGCTCGTCGTGCTCGCTGGCGTCCTCCCAGGTGCGCTGGTGAGGCTCCGGCTCAGCCCGCCACGGGGCGATGTGCTCGACGTGGGTGACCTCGATGTCGTCGGGGTCGGCGATGGCCGAGATGCTCTTCGGCGCGCCCCTCGGCCAGTCCTGGTGCTTCTGGATGGCCTTCGTGGATGCCTCGCCGCCCCGGGTGGCGTCGGTGTCGTACGGTCCCTCCACGCCGTTGCCGTAGGTGATCCCGTGGTGCCCCTGCTCGCGCAGGTGCGCCTTGAAGCCCGCGAGGATCTCCGGCATGTGCGGGTGCCACTGGAGGAGCGACTGCGCCTTCTGCCCCAGTCGCCAGCGCTGTCCCGGGTCACCGGGAACCTGGGAGAAGTCGCGGTGCGTGCCCTCCTGGTCGGAGTAGTTCCACGCCATGGTCCCGTTGAGCTTGTCGTCGTGCCAGTGCGGGTAGTGCCCTGAGGCCCAGTCCGCCATCGCGATGTTGAGGTGGTCCTCGGTCGGGAAGTGAGCAGGGCTGCCGCCGCGCAGCCGGGCGTGCACGATCGCGGCGGAGGTACTGGAGATGCCGCCCCCGGCGAACTTGTGGCCCACCTCGTGCAGAGGGCTGAAGTGGACGCCCAGGTGCTGGTTCGGCTGCGTCCACCCGGAGTTCATCACCCGCTGGTCCGGCGGGAGGGCCGCCCGCTGCGCCTCGTCGGAGTACTTGCGACGGCCGCTGAAGTCCGGCTCGCCCCGGGTCCCGTGGAACCAGATGTACGCCCAGTCGTCCCGCCCGCCGAACTGCGGGTCTCCGTGGTAGGGGTTGCGCAGGTACCCCTGGGCCGCCGTCCTGGTCAGCGCCAGCTCCCTGATGTGGTCCAGGACGTGGCGCGGGGCGTAGGCCAGCCACTTCTCGGTCAGGTTGGCAGGGTCGTCCCAGCCGGTGCCCTCCGGGGAGAACGCCTGCGAGCGCCCGGCGTGCAGCCGGTCCCACAGCGCCCTGGCCTCGCGGGTGCGGGCCGGCTCGGGCATCCGCAGGATCGCGCGGGCCTCGGCCGCGACTGCCCTCGCCTGGGCGAGGAAGGCCGGGTCGAAGTCGGCGATCGTGTGCCCCGGCAGGTGCGGCGGCTGCACCGACCAGCGGCCGTGCGTCAGGTCGTAGGCGGCGTACGGGCGGATCTGGGTGACGTCCCAGGCCCGCTGGTTGCAGAACCCGGTCAGCGCCCACGTGCCGCCGAACGACGGCCGCCAGTGGTCGTCGTTGAAGTGCCGGTGGAACGCCGCGTTCAGCACTGAGGCCGCCGTCCCGGCGTCCGTCCCCTCGAAGGCGCTGTGCCGCTGCGCCTCGCGCAGGTCGATCGCGACGATGACGTCCAGGTCGCGGGCGGTGCCGTTCGGCCGGGGGCCGGCCCACTCCGACACCGCGCCGCCGAGCAGGTACACCCGCGTCCAGTCCTGCCAGTCGCTTCCGGCCAGGCCGGAGTCGGTCCGGATGCACTGGTCGAGGCGCGTCATCACGCAGTGACGCACGTCCGGCCGGAGACGGCCGTGCTCGTCGAACAGGTCCTGGTCCAGCCCGGTGGTCGGGCCGAAGATGCCCGAGCTGGGCTGCCACCGCACGGCCTCCCTCGGCGGGTGCACCCGCTCCAGGTGGGCGGCCGACGGGACGACGGCGGAGATCGAGCCGTAGTCCTCCCCGTCGTTCCGGTAGAAGTAGCCGCGCCGGGCCTGCCCCCGGGTGATCTGGGCGCGCATCCGGCCGTTGGCGTGCGCGTCGTCCATCGGGATGGCGGGGTGGTTGGTCATCGGGCCGGTGATCCGCACCGGGAAGATGCCCGGCCGCGCGTCCATCGGCACCTGGTGTCCGGTCGAGTACGTCGCCCGGCCCGACGGGTAGCGCGGTGCCTCCAGCTCCCGCTCGGCCCCGGTGACGGTGTAAGGCTTCAGGAGGGTCTTGCCGTACTCGCGGGTGCCGTCCCAGTCGCCTTCCAGGGGGGTCCCGATGCGGGCGTTCAGCGCCTGCCGGGCGGACTCCTCGGTGCCGACGTGAAGGCCGTAAGCCTGCCTACTCTGCTGGTCCCAGGTTCGCTCGTCCGGTGTCCCGTGGTAGAAGATCCAGTCGCTCTGCCCGGCCGTCACCGCCCTGGCGGCAGGGCGGGACGGCGCTAGCGATTTGGGCGGTGATCCTCGCACGATGCTTCCGGGGGCAGCCGCCTCACCAGGTCCTCTGCGTCCTGCGCGGCCCTGGACGCCTGGGCTGCCAGGTCGTGCACCGCGTCGCGCACCGCCGGGTGCAGCGGCATCTCCGACAGCATCTCCGACATGGCCGCCAGGCCGTCGCGGAGGGCCAGGAACAGGTAGGGCAGCGCCCGTGCCATGCCGGCCGCGTCCCCGGGCTCCTCAGGCTCCCAGGCGGCCAGCAGGTCGCGCACGTCGGCCGCCGCGCCCAGGGCAGGCGGCGGGGCCACGTCGTAGACCGGGATCAGGGCGGCCCTGGGCGCGGCGAAGTGGGAGACCACCGGGTGGGAGCCGAACACCGGGTCGTGCCCCTCGGGGTAGTCGTGCTGGTGCTCTGCCCACTCGCTGTCGTGCATGCTGGCGTGCAGCTCGCTCGGGCTGCCGCCGTACCCGGCCGAGGATGACCCGTGCTGGGTCCTGATGTGCTCCTCCAGCTCCTCGCGGGAGCGCGGCGGGGCGGCGTAGGGGACGTGCTGCCAGGTGGCGGCGGTGCCGGCGTCCACGCCGTGCTCGTTGGGCGGCTGCTGGAAGCCCATCTGCGGCTCCCACTGCGGGTGCCCGGCGGGCATCGTGTACTGGCGGCGCGGCGGCACGACGGGAGCCCGGTTCACCCCGTGGACCTCCTCGTCGGGGTGCTCCTCCTCGTGCATGTCCTGCGCGTGGTCCTCGTCCTCGGCGTGGTAGACGCGGGTGTGCTGGCCCCCTTCGTCGTCGTGCGAGTGCACCTCGAAGTGGTGCTCCGGGTCGCCCTCCCGCAGCTCCTCCGCGTCGGGTCCCTGGTAGCCCTGGTGGCCGGGCAGGTGGCCCTCCGGGTCCATCACCGTGTAGAGGTGATGGTCGAGGTACCGGCGGTTCTGCTCGTGGTCGCGCTCGTGCTCCGCCTCCAGGTCGGGCTCGTCGTGCCGCAGCTCGTTGATGTCGTACCCGTGGTGCTCCACCAGGTGGTGCTCGGCGTCGAAGTCGGTTCGCGGCCCCCAGTGCATCGTGACGTACTGGCCGTGCGGGGTGTGGCGGTAGCTGCCTGTGTCGGGGAGGGTGTGCTCCCCGTGGTGCTGCTCGTGCGCCTCCTCCAGGGCCTGGGCGTAGGGGTCGTGTCCGTGGGTGTACGTCGGCAGCTCGTACTCCGGCATCGCGTGCTGGGGGAAGCCGTGGTCCTCCCGCAGGTGGCGCTCGGCGTCGGCGAAGTCGACGCTCCTCCCGTGGAAGTGCGCCGAGCCGTTCTCCCGGTGCTCGGCTACCGCGTCGTCGTGCGCCTGCCGCTCCTCGTTCTCCGCCTGCCACTCGGGGTGGTGGGCGGTGTCGGACAGCATCCGCTTGTGGTCGGCCCACCCGGCGGGAGCGCCGTGCTGCTCGGCCGAGCGGGCGCGCTCGTCCTCCTGCTCGTGCACCCGGCGGTGCAGTGCGTCCATGCCAGCGTAGAGCTGCCGGTCATGGTGCGGGTGGTCCCACGGCACTGAGTCGCGCACCTCCTGGAGGCCGCGCCGTACCCCGCCGCTGCCGGCGTGGAACCCGGTGAGGTGCTCCTCCAGCGAGTTCAGGCGCGGCTGGGTGTTTTCCCGGTCCAGGCCCCGGTAGAAGTCGAAGTGCCCCGGCGGCTGGTGCTCCCCGCGTTCCTCGAAGTGCGCGACCACGGCTGCTGTCACCTGGGTTCCCTCCTCGTCGTCCGGCACGCGGCGGATGACCCGCAGCGGATGCTCCGACTTCCACTCGTCGCCGTTGTAGCCCATCGTCACGTCGCCGGTCGGCTCTACCTCGTACACGTGCCCCCCGGCGTCACGGGCGTACGTCCGTGCACCTGCCAGGCTCGTCGTGAAGTGCACCCGCTGGGAGCGCGGCCCCTCGTCGCCCCAGGGATTGGTCGGCATCCCCTTGCGGATCATGCTGCCCGGCTGGAGTCTCTTGCTGCGGCTGCCGTGGTAGAACGGGCCGCTGACCTCCTGCTCGGCATCTACGTAGCCGCCTTCAGGCCCCTGGCCGTACGTCTGGTGCCGCCAGGTGAACGACGGGACGCGCGGCCCTTCCGCTGTAGGCAGCCCGGCCGCCGACAGGCGGGTAATGTCCCCGCCGGGCGCAGGCAGCTCGACAGGGCGGCTGGCGGCGGGGTCAGTGAGCACGCGGTTGAACCTGTGCTCGCGGATCTGCCGGGCCATCGGGGAGTCCTGGGGCATCTGGACGCGGCCAGGCCCGGTGAACTGGTGCTCGTCACGGTGCCACTGGCTCACCAGGTCACGCGCCCCGTCCCAGCCGATCACCGGGTGAGTGGGCGAGTCAGTGAAGTGGCTGAACAGGTCCCCGCCAGCGGCGCGGCTACGCTCGTACTCGGCGTGGTTCATCTCAGCGGCCTCGCGGTCGACGCGGGCCTGCTCACCGCTCTGGTGCGCCGGGTAGGTCTCGCCGCAGTTCCTGCACCGGGCGACGCTGCTCGGTACCGGGGTGCCTTCCGGGTCGCCGAGGGTGAACCGGAGGGCTTCTGCCCCCTTCTCGCCGAACGCCGGCTCACCGCAGTGCGGGCACGCCGCTTCCGGGTGGAGCGTGTAGTTCGACTGCTCCTCGTTCTCCTCAGGCGGCGGTCCCACGGCCGCCGTGTGCTCCGGGTGCTCGCCGAAGTCGTGCCTGCGCCAGGCCGATTCAGGCTCGTCGTGGAACTTCCACGACACCCCGGACACGTGCACGGGAGTCCCCTCGCGCAGCGGGATCTCCTCGTCGTCGTGGTAGCCCATGCCGAACACGTTCTGGTCGGCGAGGGTTTCCGGGTCGGTCTCGATGTCCTCGCGGTCGGGCTTGCGGGCGTGCACCACCACGTTCATGTCGTGGTCTCCGGGAGTGCGGTAACCGCCCGTGCCGACGTCGGCGTAGTGCCGGGCCTGCTGCTCGTTGCCGGTCCAGTGGGTGCCGAAGTCGCCGAGGTGGTGGAGCACGGTCCTGGCGGCGGACTCCCCGGCGGGAACGCCCCGGAGCATGTGCATGTGGTGGCGGCCCTGCGAGCCGTCGTCGTCGATCCGCATGCCCCGGTGCACCGTCGCCGGGATGCGCGGGTACTCCTCGTCCCAGTCGGTGTGCGTAGTCTCGTGCCGTTCCGATTCCTCGGGGTCGTCGTGGAACGTGGCCTCTCCCTCGTGCGCGGTGCAGGCGTGGCAGAGGTAGCCGCCGTGCCCCGGGTGACGGTAGCGGCCCTCGTCGTCCTGGTTCCCGTACTCGGGGTGGTCCCAGGTCTGGACCGGCGGGACATACGCTTCCTCGGTCTCCTGCCGGTGCCGGACGCGCTTCAGCGGGTCCTCCGGGTTATGGCGGCCGGAATCCAGGGTGTTCAGCGTAGGGTCGGGCTGCGCGTGGAACAGCTTCTGCTGGAAGCCGGGGCGGACGGGGGAGCCCGGCTCGGCGAAGTGGGCGACCACCGGGGGACGGCGGCCGTCCAGGTACCCGCCCGGGAACCTGTCGGCATGGTCCTCTACCCCGGGCAGCTCCTCCTGCCCGGCCTGCGGCATCCGGCGGCGCTGCATCTCCGCCTCGTCGCGTCCCATGCACGGGTGGCCGGCCGCGTGATGCTGGGTGATCTCCGCCTGGCCTGGGTGGAAGACGACCGCCGACAGGGCGTGATGCTCTCCGGGGTCCTCGGCGTGATCGGCCTCAAGCTCGTTGCCGTACAGGATGCCGTCATGCCCCTGGGCCTGGAGGCGCTCGCGGAACCGGCGGGCGATGCCGTCCTTGTCCGGGTGGCTGGCCAGCCACTGGGCGCGCTTGCGCTGCCCTGGGTGAGAGGCGGCGAACAGCCCCTGGATGGGCCGCTCGTCCTTGCCGATCAGCGGCTGCTTGTCGTCATGGCGGAAGCGGGCTGTCAGCGGCCACTCCTCGCCGTCGGAAGTGGTGTCCGGGTCGTAGTCCTCGCTGTGCGGGTCCTCGTCCTCGTAGCCTTCCCGGAAGTGGTTCGCGATCCAGTTGCCGGCCCTGGCCTCGTGCTCGTACGCCTCGTTGTCCATGTCGTGCTCGGAGCCGTAGACCTTGGGGTTATGCAGGTGCAGCCGGGCGTGGACGACCGACTGCGGCTCGGCCTCCCGGTACCGGGTCTCCGGCTCGGGGCCGTACTCGCTGTCGTCCTCGCCGCTGGATGCCCCCTGCTGTGCGAAGTGCTCCGCCACCCCGTGGTCGGCGGCGAAGTGAGCGCCGAGGAAGGTGTTCCAGTGCGACAGGTGCCCGCGCAGCTCCTCGTCCTCGTGGTCATGGTGCTCCGGGTAGCTGAACCCGTGCATGAAGTCCTCGGGGCGGCCGTGCGTCCCGTGGAACCACTCGCCGCCCCCGGTGTGCGGGTTGGGCAGGCCCGGCTCGTACCGGGCGGCTACAGCGCTCACAGCGCCTCCTTTGACGCTGCCCTCAAGGGCGCGCAGGCCGCGCACGTACGGCTCCAGGTGGTCGTTCCCGCCGCGTGCGTAGTCGTCCCTCACCCACTGGTAGGAGCCGGTGCCGGCCGGGTCGTCGCGCATGTACCGCGCCGCGCCGTGCCACGGCTCGTGGACGGCCACGATCTGGCGCGGCGGGACGTCGCCGCGCATGATGACGTGATGGTAGCCGGAAGCCCAGTCCTGGACCTTGGCGTCGTCCCAGGTACGGTCCCTGTTCATCGCCTGCCAGGGCTCCTCGGCCTGCCCGGAGATCTCGCCCGGGTGGGCGTGGAACTCGACGACGGCGCGGCCCTCGGAGTGGTTGGCCAGGATGTCGTCGGGCCGCTTGGTGGAGGCCCACACGCCGGCCGACGGGTCGTCCAGGTTGCGGTCGCCGGCGTCGCCGCGTGCGTACTCGCGCAGCAGGCCGCGCTGGCGGATCGACGGGACGTTCTCCAGCGGGGTGTAGTGCCACAGCCGGACGTGGCCCCGGGGGATGGGGGCGGTGCCGGGGTCCGGGGGAAGCTCTTCGCGGGGCTCCGCTGCGGATGCGGTCACCCCGGGCTGGCCGCTCGCCCGCTCCGCGCGCAGCCGCTGGCGGCGCTCGGCGTTCTGCCTGTTGTACTCCGCGTTCATCTCCGGCGGCTCGTGGTCGCCGACGGCGGCATCGGACTTCCCGCCGCGCGGCCCCTTGCCCCGGTGGTTCTTCCCGCCGCTGAAGTGCACCAGGGCGCGCCTGACCGGCGGCCCGTGGTAGGACCACTCGTTGATGGAGTTGCCGTCGGTGCGGAGCTGGTCGGCGCGGGCCTCGAACCTGACCACCGGCCAGTCGTCTTCCGGGTTCGACTGGCGGCCATGGTCACGGGCGTACTCGGCCGAGGAGGACACCCAGTCACCGGGGCTGACGCTCCGGTGCGGCGACGGCAGCGAGCGGTACATCGTCACGCGGCGCGACGGCCAGTCCCTCGACCGCCTCACCTTGTCGTAGGAGTCCCAGGACCCGGGGCCGTCGTTGGCGATGTACCAGTCCGGGTGCTCGTGGATGTCGGCCGGGTAGGTTCCCTTCGTGCCGACCTCGTGCATCGCCTCGCCGCTGTCGGCGTCCGGCCCCTGGTGCTGCCCCCGGTAGCCGGCGTCCTCTGCGGCAGCCTCGAAGTGCCCCAGGAGGTCCCCGGGAACATCGCCGCCGCTCGCCGTCATGACAGCTAGGTTATCAATAAACCCCGTATTCGGGGTAGATGCACGGTCCTGGAACACGAGAGCCTCCCATGTCTTCCACGGGAGGCTCCGGTGCTCGAATGGCAGGTTCCGCTAAGAGGCTAGCAGCACGCCCTCGTCGTGATGGCCGGCATCGGCGGTGAATCCCTGGCACGGGGTGCCGTCGGGGCCTGCGTGGCAGCCCGCCGCCCGGCACGGGGTCCTGCCGTTGCTGTGCATGGTCAGGGGGTGATTGCACGTGGCGCAGCCGGCGGCGGCGGTGCTCACCACGAACCCCCCGGTCTTCACCGGCCTGTCGTCGTTCCTGCTCATGGGCATCTCCCTTCTGTTCCAGGGTAAAGCGGAGACGATCTTGTGTCACGAGCGGTGCCTGCGCATCGATCCCATTCCCGCCCCGTAACGTCCCTGCTGCGCCAGCCGCCCCGTGCGGGGCATCATCCCGGGGCGCATGCCACGGGCCAGCGAGCCCCGCCCGGTGGCCGACCCCAGCTCGGAGGCCAGCGGGTTCATCGTGTCGGGGGAGAAGCGGTCGAGGGCGTCGTGGCCGCCCGGCTGGCTCATGTGCGGTCGCTGGTTGCGCAGGTCCTTCGCCAGGTAGGCCTTGAGCTGCTCGCCGAGCAGCCGGGCGGTGACGATCGCCGCCGTGTCGGCGATGTCCTTGGTCTGCACCGGGCCGGACGACGGCGGCAGCACTTTCTGCACGCCCTCCGGCTTCTGGAGGAAGCGCAGCTCATCCTTCAGCTCCGCGTGCGGCGGGCAGTGAACGAACCCCATGTTCAAGGCCGTCTTGAACGTCTCGTAAGTGGTCCAGTTGAGCGGGCCGGTGGCCGTCCTCTCGTACACCATGATGTTCTTCTGGAGGTGGGCGGCCCGGACCATCTTCTGGAGCGCCTGCACCGAGGCGATCGAGTTCCACTGGTCAAAGGTGAGTTCATCCGGCTGGAATTTCATCACCACGTTGTCGAAGATCCAGTCGCGGATCTCGTCGTAGTCCAGGATGTGGTCCTCGAAGTCGGCCGGGTCCCAGAAGTGCACCAGGTCGAAGACCACGTGGTTCAGCCCGTCCGGCCCCGGCTCGCAGTGCGCCACCGAGAACCCGAAGCGGCAGTTCACCGAGGCCGGGTCACCGTGCGCGGTGTAGTCCAGGTACAGCGGGCCGCGCCCCTGCATCGTCAGCTCCGGTCGGCCGTACTTCGGGTCGCGCTCCAGCCAGGGGGCGAACATCTCGTCGATCTTCGCGGTGTTCAGGTAGGCGTCCAGGGCGGTCGCCCAGTCTGACCGGCGCTCCACTCGGAACGTGTCGGGGTTGGCCTTCTCCTCGCGGGCCATCTCCTCGTCGTACGCCTGGATCGCGCCCTTCAGCGCCTTCAGCAGCGGCAGGTTCTCCGGGTCGTACTCCCCCAGGTCCCCGGTGAAGCCGGGCGGGAACAGCGGCAGCAGGTGCGCCCGCTCCCAGTCCTCGTAAACCGCCCAGGACTCAAGCTGGACCATCAATTTGGTGGGGAACGCGGGCATTGTCTCGCCCGGCTCAGGGGCCGGCTCGCGGGTCAGCGACAGCTCCCACAAGTGATAGAACTCGCCGATCATCTCCCAGGTGCTGGAGGGCAGCACCACAAAGCCGTCGGTGCCGAACTGGTCGAGCGACGGCTTGGCGGCCGAGTAGACCACCCCGAACTCCCTGGTCACGCCGGCGTTCTTGACGTGGGCAGCCTCATCGAAGCCCAGGATGCAGCCGGCCGGGCCACGGGGGGCCAGCGGCGTCGACTCGCGGGGGATGATCCGGAAGGTGGCCATGTCGCGGGAGGAGGCGATCCCCCTCGCGGCGAGCTTCCGCATCCGCACGAAGTCGTAGGGGGCGTAGACGGTCAGGCTCTCGGCCAGCGCCTCGCTGATGTACTCGGTGAAGCAGGGGGCGGTGGTGATCACCGAGTACAGGTCGCCCCAGAGGTTCTCCTTGGCCTGCTCTTTCTTGCCCGCGAAGACGGCGCACGCGAGGGGCTTGTTCTCGTCGATGCCGTAGAACTCCTGGGGGTTCCCCTTGCTCATGTAGTTCCACAGCACGTAGGCCATGCACAGCGCGGCGATGTAGCCCTTCCCCGCGCGGCGGCCCAGGGCGATGATGAACTCGGGGAACCACTTGTAGCCGCGCTTCTTCAGGTAGGCGATCCGCTCGTACAGGTCCGGCTGGATGCCCTTGGTCTGCGCCGAGAACTTGTTGTCCGCCGCGTCCGGGTTGGTGTCCCGGAACCGCTGCTGCCACTCGGCGATCACCTGCCGGTCGTAGGCGGTGAACAGGTCGTCGCGCAGGAAGACGACCTTGATCAGGGTCGCCTGGCGGGGGTACAGGTTCGGCTTGCCGAGCCAGTCCTCGCCGATGATGAACGTGATCGGGTCGGGGACCGGCGGCCCGTCGAACCAGGCGAGCACGTCCAGCGGCCCGGCCTGCTGGGTCTCAGGTGCCTGCCACCTGCTGATCGCCATCCGCGCCTCCCGTTACTTCCGGGGACGGCGGGTGAGGCTCGTCGCACGGCACCATGACGCCGTGCCAGGAGACGCGGCCGTCCCCGGTGAAGTGGAAGCGGACGCTGGAGGCAGCCTCGATCTTCCCCCTGGCCTCCGCCGGGACGCGGGGATCGGCCAGGTGGACGGTGTAGAACTTGGCGAACAGCCTGCTCCTGGGCCTGAAGGCGTACCAGCCGGAGTAGCCCTCGCCGCGCGGCCCCATCCCGTCGGACTCCAGGATCTTCTTCTGCTCGCGGGTCAGGTCGGCCGCCGCGACGTACTCCAGCGCGCCGTCCGGCCGCTGCTCCCCGGTGAAGTGCGAGAAGCAGTGCAGCAGGCCCGGGTCGCGGGGCAGCAGGTTCTCAACGTAGAACTTGTGCGGCCACCCGTACTTGCGGTCGGCCCACGAGGCGTAGGGGCCGCCGGGATCGTAGGGGTGCTCGGGCTCGGCGTGCAGCCGGAAGTGCGCCTCCCACCCGGTGGCGTCGCAGCCGAGGCACTTGCCCTGGGGGACGATCTCGGCGGCCAGGTCCTCCGGGTGAATCGAGCCGCAGTACGAGCAGGTGCGGAAGTGGTCGCCCCGGCGGGGCTTGCGCCACTCCCAGCCGCCCCACCGGCCGGCGTCGCCCCCGTGAACCGGGTCCTCAGTGGGAGTGCCCGTGGCCATGGCCGGAGTTCCCCTCCATGAAGCGGCGGACCGTCTCGCGGTCCGTCTTGATCACGCCGGCGTCTTCCTCCGGCAGCCCGAGGACGTTGCTGGTGACCTCGTGGACCTGCCGGTCCTTGTCGAAGACGTGCTTGCCGTCGGTGCGGCCGGTGACGGTGACCTCGGGCATCGCGCCCTCCTGCGGCTGGCCGCCGACCGAGAATCCGTACCAGCTCACCTCGACGGTGAAGCCGATCCCGGCGAACCGCTCGCGGATCTCGCGCTCGAAGTCGATGTAGTTGTGCCGGCCGTACCGCGCCTTGTCGTTCAGCTTCAACTGGAGCTGGAGGATCTCCTCGACCTCGTGGTCGTACAGGTCCAGCACGTCAGACATTCGTTCCTCCGGGCAGCGCTCGCTCGTTCGTGAGCACCGCCCTGATCTCAGCGGAAGAGTAGGCGTCGCCGACGAACTGCTTCCACTGGGCCGGGGTGAGGTACCCGCGCACCAGCTCGAAGAAGGCCATGAATGCGCCCTGCCAGGCAGAGGCCTCCACCCCTTCGCCGTCGCGGCTGCGGGCGATCTGCTCCTGGAGGCGGACGGCGGCCACCATGTCCGACGGCCGCACGTCCGTCATCCCCGACAGGAGCTGGGTGGTTCCCTGGCGGATGATCGCCGACAGGGCGTCCTCCCCCGTCGCCGAGTCGCTGGCGGCGTCAGCGCCGCGCGCCTGCGCCGCCTCCTCGAACGCCAGGCGCGCCTTCAGGTGCGGGGGGATCAGGTGGCCGTGGTCGACGTGGTACCGCAGGATCGTCATGTTGGGGCAGGCCGGCTTGCGGGAGGCGAAGAACTTCTGCACCGACTTGTAGCTCCAGCCCTCGGCCAGCGCCTGGTCGATCTGGTCGCCGTACGGGCTGCGGCACGCGCCGCAGGAGTCCTCGTAGGGCTTCTCCCAGGTCGCCTCGTCGGTGACGACGACCTTGACCCGGGGCCGCCCGTTACTCCCCGTCCCCGTCACCGCCGTCGTCACCGCTCACGAAGGTGTCCAGGCCGTCCTGCGCCCGCCTGACCGGGTAGTGCCCGTCACGCGAGTTCAGGTGCGGGTACTTGCTGTTCCACGTCCGCCCGAACACGCCCCGGCGGACGGCTGGGTCAGCGGTGCCGGTTCCGGTGTAGACCTCGTGGTCGTAGCGGTCCTGCTGCTTCCAGGGGGTGAGGATGTCGCTCTTGGCCTCCCGGCTGGTGACGCCCTTCAGGGACGCCCACAGCAGCGCGTCGGCGGCGTCCTCCAGCTCGCGGCAGGTTCCGTGGCGCAGCCGCATCGGCCGCCGCTCCGGGTCCACGGCAGTCACGCTGCCACCTCCTCCGTCCAGGTGCCGCCCGGCCAGGCGGCGGCCAGGGTCCTCGCCCCCTGGCTGGCGTAGGAGGACACCGGGGCGCTCTCCTGGAGGCCCATCAGCAGCGCGGCCTCCCGCTCCGTCATGTCCTGGTAAAAGACCAGTTCTACTGCTTTCGCCCGCTGCGGGGTGAGGAGGACCTTCCTCTGCTCGAAAAGGTCCATGAGGTCAAATATGCAATAGAGATCGCCGTCCGGGCCTGTCAGTGTGTCTATTCCCTCACTAACATAGAGAGAGTAGAAAAACTGCAAGTTACGTAGCAATCTGATAAGCAGCTTAGGGTCTATCTCGCACCCCCTGCCTGGGCAAACGCCACTACTGGCACATGAATTACAGGGCTCACAAGCGCGATGATAAAGCACGGAAGGGGGAGCATAACAAGATGCTCCCCCTTCGTTTTCCTGCTTACTTAGGCCAGGTGCTCTCCATGAACCTCTGCATCCCGGCCAGGGTCCTGACCACCCCGTCCGCCTTACGCGACAGCGCGCTCTGGAAGAGCGCGAAGTACCGCTCCTGGGCGGCGTTCTTCTGGCTGTAGTGCGTCCGGTCCTCGATCGTCGGCTTGCCGCTCACCACGTGGTCCGGCAGCGCGGTGTACCCCCGGGAGAAGACCTCCTCCCACTCGCCCTTGGCGTACATCGCCTCCGCCCAGATGTTCGCCTTGACGATCTCGAACTCCAGCATGTGCGAGTGGATCAGGCCGATCAGGCGCAGCCGGTCGGTGTCGGACAGCAGCTCCCACTGCTCGACGGGGATTCCGTACTCGTCCTTCTCCCACTGCGGGGTCCCGTCCTCGTAGGTGAGGACCTCCCCGAAGCGGTCTGTCGCCGGGACGCGGACGTGCCTGCGGACGCGCTCGATGATGGCGAAGGCAACGCCGAGGCGGCTGCGGATGATCTTGTCCGACAGCCCCTCCAGCTCCATGACCATCCGGGCGTCGTCGCCGGCCCAGCCGGTCCGCATCCGGGAGAAGCCCGTCGTCCTCATCGCCGTGGTCCGGTCCGGGTGCGGGTCGGACGTCATCGGCTCCTCGGCGGTGGCGTCCTCGGCCGGGACGTCCGACTCCGCCAGGACCCGATCTATCTGCTGCTGCGCGTCGCTCATGCTGCCGCCTTCCTCAGGTCATAAAGCCTAGTGAGACCCACTGACAGTCCGTCTCTCTGGTGCTCGTCCCAGCCGCGCGAGGCAGCATCGGGGACGTGGCGGAGCACCGCCGCCTTGATCGCCGGCTTGCGCTCGGCGCTGAGAATCCTCGGCCTGCCCAGCAGGACCGCCGACACATGGGTGGGCACGATCACCGCGCACGCATCGCACTCGGACCACACGACTGCGCCGGCGATAAGCGAGGACTCCTTGCGGTGACCGCCTCCCACGGGGGGAGCCTCCACCGCCTTCAGGATGCCCGGGTCGCTCATCCACCGGATCAGGTCCGGGTGGTCCCACAGGGAGTCCCGGAGGTCCTTCATCCGCTGCCAGGTGCCCATGTACCCGTCGTCCGACTGGCGCGGGTGGATGGTCCCGTGGTCCTCCACCTCCACGCGGCTCGTCACCTGGAAGAGCACCCAGCCGACGTTGGCCAGGGAGGCGTCCCAGGAGAGCATGCGCAGGCCCGGCATGAAGTCGGTGACGGCGGGCGGGTGCCACGGCGGCTTCGCCGGGGCGGCGCGGCGCGCCCTGAGCTGGCCGCGCATGTCTTCGAGGGCCTTCATGCGAGGATCGGCACCCCCCGCTCCAGGTGCGAGATGACCGCCAGGTACTTCTCCTCGGTCGCCGTGGCGAACGCCGGGTCGAAGTCCAGGTGGAACTCCCGGGTCTCCCACGGCGAGCCCATGGTCATGAACAGGAAGATGTACTTCCGCAGGCCGCTCAGCCTCATGCACTCCTGGCCCTGAGCCCAGTACTTGGGCCACTTCTCCCGGAACTGGGCGGTGTCCATGTCCCGGACGCCCTTCAGCCCGAACGGGTAGATCGTCTTGAAGTCGAAGCCGTAGACGTCATCTCCCGCCAGGGACCAGGCGGCGCGGGTGTCGCCGAAGTTGAGGATGGCGTCCAGGTGCGCCGAGGAGCGCGTCGCCGGGTGGGCGAAGCCGAACTCGGTGCAGTACCGGAACCCCGGCCGGGCGCGCAGCGGGCGGTACGGACGGCCGCAGCTCGGGCAGTCGCCCTGGGGCAGCGGGACGGCCCGCCCGGTCCAGGCGAGGAACGCCTCGATGATGGCGTGGAACAGGGACCCGGCCATCACCGCCATGCGGACGTTGTAGGCCGACTCGTCGAAGTCGTCGCCGGCGGCGAGACCCCCGGTCAGCCACTGGTACAGCTCGTGCTCGGTCATGAGCGGGTGCTGGCTGGCGTGGAACCGCCCGTCGGGCCGACGTGGCATCGGCCGCTGCACCAGCAGGTTGAGCGGCACGTCGGCCCTCGGGTCCATGACGAACTGGTGCAGCAGCGGCTTCACCAGCGTCCCGCTCGCCGACACCTGGGCGAGCCTGGTCAGCTTAGGCACTAGCCGACCTCGATCTCCGGCTTGGCCTTGCAGACGCGCACCAGAAGGGTCCCGGTGCGGTCGTACAGGTCGCAGCCGGCCGCGATCACGTCGTCGAGGAACAGCTTCGGCCGGTTGTCCATGCTGCGGTCCACGTGGCAGGTGTGGATGTCCCAGTGGGTCCGGCTGCCGTCGGCCGCGTAGTCGTACGCCACCCCGATGACCTCGCGCGGGTCGGCCTGCCGGGCGGCGTTGCGGAACTCGGTGGTGCCCTTGCGCGGGCCGTCGGGGAACAGGACGGCCACCGTCCAGGGGAGCATCGGCAGCGGGTGACCCGCCTGGCCGGGGTCGGCCTGCTGCCGGGCTCGCAGCAGCTCCAGCTCCGTCGCCTGCTCGGCTATCCGCTCGCCTGCGCGGAGGAGGGAATCGTGGGCGTCGGCCAGGGCCTTGCGGAGGCTCACCGCCTCATCGGCGCGCCGCACGAGCTGCTCCAGGGAGGCGGGGACGGGCACGGGGACAGCGCCCGGCTCTCCCGAGATGATCATCGGCGGGTTCGCCTCGTGCTCGGCCCACCTGCGAGCTGAGAAGAGTAGCTCGCCCAGGAAGTCCAGCGGGACCGCCGCCCAGTCTTCCAGGACGACGGTCAGGTCGTCGGTGCCGTACCAGCGCAGCGGCAGGACGGGGGTCTCGCCGAGGGCCTGCTCGCGCAGCTTGGCGATCATGTCCAGGGTCTCGGTGAGGGACTTGCCGCGCGTCGACTTGCACTCGATGGCGATCGGGTAGGGGATGTCATGGGCGGAGCGGCCGTCGGCCGGGTTCTGCCACTTGCTGCCGCTCGCCGCCGACGGCGTGATCCCCAGGACCTCCGCCACGTGCTCGACGTGGCGGCGGCCCATCTCGGTGGTGCTCGGGTTAGCCGGCATCGTCGGCTCCTTCCAGGTCGTCGACCGGGGCGTCGAAGTCGAGCGCCTCCCGGATCTGGTTCATGACGTCCGGGTGCTCCCGGAGGTAGGCCGCGCCCTTGTCGCGGCCGTTGGCCCGTCCCCCGTCCGGGAACGTGTACCAGGCACCGCCCAGCTTGATCACTCCCTGGGCCGCGCCCATCGTCAGGTGCTCGTCGGAGGAGTCGATCCCGGGCGGCCCGTACTGGGAGGTGCCGACCTTGTTGATGAAGAACTGGGCCGACCGTCCCGGCAGGCCGTTCTTCATCCGGGTGACTCGGGCGACGTGGCGCTGGCTGACTATCGACGGCTTCTCGTCGCCGGGCAGCTTCAGGGTGCGCTTGTCCCCGTCCTCTCCGCGCATCGACATCTCGACCTTCGCGGTGGTGCTGTACTGCATCGCCATCGGCCCGGCTGACTGCGGGCCGCCGTACTGCGAGAAGTTGGCCCGCTGCTGGTTGACCAGCAGCACGATGCACCTGTGCAGCCGCGCCAGGGTCGACAGGTGCTTGGTCATCTTGGTGATGACCTGCGCGTTCTTGCCCATCGTGTCATCTGAGGCGCTCTTCTCCAGCACCTTCCAGGACTCCATGCCGCCTACCGAGTCAACGACGAGGATGCCGTAGAAGCCGCTGGCGCAGTAGTCGCGCGCCATGTCGCTGGCCTCCTCGGTGCTGGCCGGCAGCAGGGGAGCCCACCGGCCGCTCTTGATCGCCTCGTCCGAGCAGTCCAGGCCCATCTCGGTGGCCCGCGCCGGGTCGAAGGTGTTCTCGATGTTGACGTAGGCGGCACCCCGGTCGGGGAACAGGTTCAGGAAGCTGATGATCGAGCCGATCACCAGGCTGGACTTCCCGGAGTCCTTCGGCCCGATGATTTCGTAGACCCGGCCTTCCTGCCAGCCGCCGACCCGCAGCGCCTTGTCCAGGTTGATGGAGCAGGTGGGGACGATGACGGGGGGCGGGCCGTTGGCGATCCGGTGGCCGCCGTACCTGGAGTGCATCTGCGCGGAGAAGGCGGCCAGGGAGGCTGCCTTCGAGGTACCGATCGACGGGGACTTCGGGGGCACGGTCATCCTCCCAGGGGGTAGATAGCGGTCAGGTTCCACCCCATGCGGTGGCTGCCGTTGCTGAGGTAGGCGCGCTTGCGGACCTCGGCCTGCACCAGGGTGCCGGGCCGGATGCCGCGCAGCATCGAGGGGACGTCCAGGTCGGTGTCGCGGCGGGGGGAGAAGCACGCCAGGTCGAGCACGCTGACCTCGGTGAGCAGCTTCACCCACCACATCACGGAGCCCTTCCTGGTCATCGCCATGTGCGCGTCGGCGAGCACGGCGGCGGCCGGGTAGGTGCCCGACGGGGCGGTCACCAGGGACCGGGCCATCTCCCTGGCCTGCTCCCGCAGCCCCTCGTGCAGGATGTCGAGCTGGTCGAACACCGCGCTGGACATCCAGGTTCCGTAGGCGGCCAGGTCGGAGCGGAACAGCTCCGGCGGGGTGTACTCGCCCCAGGCGGCCATCCCGGGCACCGACGGCGGCGTGTACCGGCGGCAGCCACGGAAGCACTTGGAGGACGGGGCCTTCGGGACGAACTTCAGCGGCTTGCGCCCCTCGGCGAGCCGGGGGGCCATCAGCTCGTCGTACGCGGCCCTCTGCTCCGCGAGGTCCTGCTCCCAGTCGAGGCTGCACGGGAGCCCGCCAGGCCCGGAGGGATCGTCGACCTTGTGCACGCACCGGACCAGTGAGCCGTCCCGGTCGGCCTCGATCAGCCGGACCAGTCCCTTGCGGGTCGGCACCAGGCCGTCCAGCGCCCCTGCCCTCGCCAGCGCGTACAAAACCCCGGCGTCGACCTCGGAGCGGGCTACGAAGTCCTCGTAGGAGCTGTACGGCTGGGCGCTGACGATCTTCCGCACTGCCGCCGCGCCGACGGTGGGGATCGCCAGCAGTCCGTACCGCAGGGTGATCCCGTGGCAGGTGAACCCGCCCTGGCAGTAGCTCACGTCCGGCGGCAGCACCGTCAGGCCGACGCGGCGCGCCTCCATGACGAACTCGGGCAGCCGGTCGGTGCCCTCCTCCTGCCCTGCCTTCTTCGACTTCTTCTTCACCGTGGACATCACGGCGCAGAGGAACTCGGCCGGGTAGTGCTCCTTCAGCCAGGCGGTCCAGTAGGACAGCACCCCGTAACTGAAGCCGTGGGCCTTGTTGAAGGCGTAGCGGCCGAACTCGGCCATCGCCTCCCACATCTTGCTGACCACCTGCTCGTCGTGGCCGCGCTCCACCGAGCGGCGGACGAACTCCTCCCCGGCCGCGTCGATCTTGTCGACCAGCTTCTTGCCGAGGATCTTCCGCACCCCGTCGGCCTCCAGGTCGCTGTACCCGGCCACGATCTTGCAGGCCCGCATGACGTCCTCCTGGTAGCACATGACGCCGTAGGAGCTGCTGAGCATGTCCTCCAGGAGGGGGTGCGGGTAGTCCACCGGCTCGCGCCCGGCGCGGCGCGCCAGGTAGCGCTCGGCCGCCCCCGAGTTACGGGGACCGGGGCGGATGATCGTGGTGAGGTCAGCAAGGTGGGCGAGGGTGCGCGGCTTCATCCTCCTGGCGAAGTCAGAGCACAGGGGCGTCTCGATCTGGAACATGCCGAGGGTGCGCCCGGTGTCGATCGCGTCGTAGACCTGCGGGTCGAGGTGCTCGGCGTCCCAGGAGCGCGGGTCGAGCTGGATGCCGGTGCGCTCGCGGACCAGCTCGATCGCCATGGAGATCGTGTCCAGGGTCCGGAGGGTAAGGATGTCGAGCTTGAGGAGGTTGAGGTCCTCGGCCGCTCTGTAGTCCCACTGGCTGACCAGGAGGGTGTCGCCTGGCTTGGCGTGCCGCATCGGCATGGTGCCGGTGAGGGATCGGCCGGGGGAGATGATCAGGCCGGCGGGGTGCTGCCCCTGGGCGTACACCCGGTTGCAGAGCACCCCGGCGTCCCTGAACAGCTCCGGGTAGCGCTCCAGGTACTCCGCCATGTCCGGGCTCTCCATGTGCTCGGACCAGGAGAGGCCGAGCCCGGCGGTACCCGCCTCGGCCTCGTCGATGATCTTGGCGACCCTCTTGGCGTCGGCGATCACGTCGCTGCCGTACCTGTCCTCGTACACCGAGGCGAGCTTGTTGACGATCCCCTTTGCCTGGTACCGCATGATCGTGCCGACCCGGACCACGTGGTCGGCCCCGTAGCGCTGCACCGCGTAATCCTGGATGGGGGTGCGGGCGCTGGTGGGGAAGTCCAGGTCGAAGTCGGGCAGCGCCATCCGGCCGGGGGTGAGGAACCGCTCGAACAGCAGCCCCGCCTTGATCGGGTCGACCGAGGTGATCCCGAGCACGTAGCTCATGAGGGAGCCGGCGGCCGACCCCCGGCCGGGGCCGACAAGGAAGCCCTGCTCACGGGCGAAGCGGATGATGTCCTCGACGATCAGGTAACAGCCCGCCAGGCCCTTCTGCGCGACCACCTCGAACTCGTACTCGTCACGCTCCCGGTACTCCCGGCCGAGGCCCTCCACCAGGCTCCAGCGGGACTCGATCATGGCCCGCAGCGCGCGGGCGTCGTCGGCGGCGGTGCCGCCGGGGGTAAACACCGGCAGCTCGGCGTGGCCGCCGATCCGGGCGTCGCAGCGGGCGGCGATCTCCCCGGTGTTCCAGATGGCCCGGTCGACGACCCCCGGGTCCAGCCCGTGCGACAACAGGCTCTCCCGCAGCGCCTTCTCGGTCAGCATGGGGGAGAAGTTCCAGTAGTCTTCCTTCCCCTTGCCGCTCTGGCACGCCATCCAGGTCTTGTGCAGCGCGGTCTCCGCCTCGCTCGGGTAGTGCGCGTCGCAGGTGGCGACCAGCGGGATGCCCATGAAGCCGGAGGCCTCGGCGAGCGCCCGGTTGTAGACCGCCTGGAGGGGGATGTCGTTGCCTTGCATCTCCAGGAACAGCCGGTCGCCGAAGATTGACTTCAGCCGGTCGAGCTTGAGCAGCAGCCGCTCCATCGCGGCGTTGTCGCGCCCCGCGTCCAGCAGGTCGTCGGCGATGATCCCGCCCAGGCAGGCGGTGGTGCAGATCAGGTCGGACCCGTACTCCTCCAGCACCGCCCAGTCCATCCGGGGGCGGCCGTAGAAGCCGGAGACGTACGCCTCGGTGGATGCCGCCCACAGGTCGCGCAGGCCCCTGTCAGACTGCGCGAGCAGGATCAGGTGGTCGCCGTTGACGAGGCGCTTCTGCGCCTCCTTGTCGCCCTCTGCGGGCCGCAGGAGGCGGTCCGGGCGGAAGTACGCCTCGATGCCGAGGACGGGGTTGAGCCCGGCGGCGAGCGCCTCGCGCTGGAACTCGACGTGGCCGAAGCAGCCGCCGTGATCGGTGACGGCCAGCGCGGTGCTGCCGTTGGCAGCCGCCCTGCGGACTGCCTCACGGCAGGTAGACAGCCCGTCAAGGGTGCTGTACTCGGTGTGGACGTGCAGGTCGGCGAAGGACATCGCCCCTCCGGGACTGCGATGCCCGGCCGCGAGACAGCGTGTCTCGCGGCCGGGCACCAGGGCGGGTCAGGAAGAAGAGGCTCCGGAGCGGGCCGCCTGGAGGCGGCTGGCGAACTCGTCTACCGCTGCGGGGTCGGGACGGGCCGTGCCGGCGTCGGCTGAGCCGGTGGCCGCGTCGTCGCCGTCGTCGTGCTCGTCGCCGCCGTAGCCGCCCTCGGGGATCGCGCCCTCGATGAACCAGCGCTTGTACCAGTCGAGGGAGCCCCACTTGATGATCTCCGCGTCCAGGTCGAACCCGGTGAGTTCGAGGGCGTCGGTGTAGCGCGCCCAGGCGGCGGAGCCGGGGTAGAGCACCGGGTCGGGCTCGTTGACGGCGAACGAGTAGTCGTTCTCCTTGCGGGTGATCCGCACGTCGCGGGAGGCGAGGGTGCCGCCGTCGAACAGGGCGGCCTCCAGCCCGCTCCAGAAGTTGCGGTGCTTCTGGGAGATGATGACGAAGCGCGGGATCTTCCTGATGGTCCCGTCTTCCATCTTGAACTCGTCCTCGACGTCCCGGTAGCCACGGACCCTGCCGGTCGCCGTGTCCGTGACGGGCTCGCGGACGACGGCGAGGGCGAAGGTCTGCCAGTCGGGGAGCGACTTGTCCCTGGCGAACTTGCCGTCCCGCTTCTTGCCCCGGTCACGGTTGTGCAGGTAGCAGTCGCCGTAGCCGTCCTCGTAGGCGCTGGTCGGCTCGCCCTGCTCGTCCAGGACGATGAACATCCGGTCGTTCTGGCAGACGCCGAACATCGCCTTCGGCCAGTTGTCCCCCTTGTACTCCGCCGGCTTCACCTTCGTGTCGGCGAACATGTGCATATCGGCTGAGGGCATCTCGTCGAGAGAAGTAACGATCCTGACGTACCAGGGACCCTGGCCGTCCTTCATGACGAGCGGCCTGACCCGGTAGAAGGCTGAGGAGCGGTTCTCCTCAGCGACCTGCTCGGCCTTCTTGACGCCCTTAGTGAGATTTGCCACTAACTGCCTCTTTCTGAGTTGTGCGTGACTATTCCGAGGGATATGCCCATTTCCACGGCTTCCTGTGCCTTTTGCGGGCTAGCCCTTTCTCCTGTCACGAAGACGATACAGCCTTCATTGATATCGCGCAACACCATCGGCGATTCCCCGTAGCCCTGCGCCACGGCGAACCCGGCGGTGACGCCGCGCTCCCGGAGGGCGGCGGCGACCATGCCCTGCCACGCCTCCAGGACGGCCGCGTCGGGCCGCTGGATGCCCTGCGGCCCGGCGACGGCGTAATGGCCCCACTGCAAGGCCCAGCGCGACGTACGGGCCTGTGCGGGCCGCTCTGCGGGCTCCCCGGCCTCCTCCCCCTCGGGCTCGGGAGGAGCCGCCTGGAAGCCCATCTCGTTCATCACCTCGTCGGCCGTTATATCCTCCCCCTCCGACATTCGGCGGCCGGCCTCCGCCGCAGCCCTCCGCCGGATGGCGGCGGCCACCTCGCGGTCGCGCAGGAACACCCCGCCCAGCGGCGTCATGTCGTAGGCGCGGCGGACCTCCGGGTCACTGAGCTGCGCCACGACGTACGTGAGCCGCTCGTCCTGGACCTGGCCGTCGGGACGGGCGCACCTGGCCACGTAGGCGCGGCGGATCTCCCCCTTGGTGGCGCGCCAGTGAACGCCGAGGATCAGGTAGTACGCGCACACGTCCCAGGAGAACGGCGGCTGGACCGCGACGGTGCCGCACGAGGACGCCTGGGCGGGCCGGCCATGGGCGAACCGGACGAGGGTGCCCTCCAGCAGGACGGCCGCCTCGGGGCGGTAGGCCTCGGGCCGGATGTCGGCCGCGCCTGACACCATGACCCCGACGTAGTGCACCAGGTGCGGCCCGAGGGCGCGGTCCAGGTCAATGTCGCCGTCGGGGTCACGGTAGGCAAACGGCCGGGTCACTACTGGTCGGCCGCCTCGTTCTCGTCGGTCAGGGCCTGCTGATCGCTCATGGTCCAGCCGGCCGGGCCGAAGCCGAAGGACTGCTCGCCCGTCAGCCGGGCGGTGATGACATGGCCGTCCTCGTCGAGCCCGAGAGGGACCTCGCCGTCGCGGGCGGTGATCACGTGGCCGGTGACGGCCCCTGTCTTGCGGATGCTCATGGTCTTACCTCCTGGGGCTCATGGTACGCAGGCACAGCGGCGCGGCCCCCTGGCGAATCCAGGGAGCCGAGAACCGCTCGGAGAATCGCACAATCGAACGGACCGCAGGTCATCCCCCCCTTTGAGGCCTGAAAAGAATCGCACGGGAATCGCACGGGGCCGGAGAATCGCACGGAGAATCGCACGAGATCAGCCGATCCCGTCGCTCGGCCGGACCAGCGCCTCCGGGAAGCAGGAAACCCCGCCGCCCCGGTAGACGTCGAAGTACTTGCTGAAGCGGGGCGTGAACGCCTTGCGCGGCAGCGGCTTGAGGTGCTCCTTGCTGCACCAGTACTCGTACGCCCCGTAGATGGCCCCGATGGTGCGCCCGGCGTCGCGCCTGTCCGGTGCCGCGCGGTCGATGCACGCGGCGATGAACTGCGCGATCGGGTCTTCCTCGAACTTGTAGGACTCGTGCGCCTCGCGGGCGGCGTCAGGCAGGCCCAGGCCGTCCTGGGACCAGGTGACGGCCCCCTCGACGATCCACCGCAGGATGCCCGAGGCCTCCTGGGCGAGGAGGCGCTGCTGGAGGGTACCGTCCCGCTCCTCCTCGGGGATGACCACATCCCAGGGGATGATCCTGATCCTGCGCCAGGTGGCGGCGTCGTCGGAGACGCCGGGCAGGTGGTTGGTAGTGACCTGGATCTTGCCGACCATCGCGAACTCGAACCACTCGGCTCGCATGTAGCGGGCGGCGATGGTGTCTCCCCCGGTCAGCGCCTTGATCATCGGCTCGTCGAGCGGCCGTCCCTGCTTGGTCTCGCTGGCCGACAGGAACCGGCGGCCCGCCATGCGGGCCACGTCGTTGGGGATGCGGTCGTCCAGGCCGGCCATCAGCGTGGACACCGGCATCGTCTGTGCGTAGCCGCCGAGCACGCGGGCGATCACTGCCTGGGCGACGGACTTGCCGTTCGCCCCCTTCCCGTGCCAGAAGAAGATCGCTTGCTCGTCAGTCCGGCCGGTGGCGCAGTACCCGGCGATCCGCTGGAGGTAGCCCCGCATCGCCGGGTCGGGCTGCACCCGGCGCAGGAACTCGGTCCACAGCGGGGCCTCGGCGTCCGGGTCGTAGAAGGCCGCCGCCTGGAGCGTCATCCGGTGGTCGGGGGAGTGCTCCAGCAGCTCCCCGGTGGCCAGGTTGACGACGCCGTTCTTGCAGTTCAGGAACATCAGGTCGCTGTCGAAGGTGTCCTGGTTCATTCGCATGGCCGGCAGGTACATCGCCAGCCGGGCGGAGGCGCTCACGGCCTTCCTGGTCTGCTGCTTGCCGACCCACTCCAGGAAGCGGGTGCGCGGCGAGGCCATCTCCTTGTCGCCGTCGGTGGGCGCGTCGTCGGGGTCCTCCTCGTAAGCGAACGCCTCGGTCTCCGGCAGTGCGCGGATCATCGCGTTGGCGTACCGCTCGCCCGTGGTCACCTCGTCCCTGACCCACACGCCGTTCTGGTAGACGGCCCAGGTACCCCACTCCGGGACCCAGCGGAGCTGCTGCCCCCAGTGGTCGACCATCCGGTCGGCGAGGCCCATCTCGGTCTGGGCGCGGCGCGGCCACTCGGTGCGCGAGGAACTCCACTGGACGTGCCGGGGATTCTCCACGCCGGCGTTCCACCCGGACAGGAACGTGGCCCTGACCTCGCCCGCGCCGAGCCCGGCGTCCTTCGCCGCCTCAGACAGCGAGGTCCAGGCAACCGACTCGTCCAGCAGCCCCGCCCCGCCGAGGGTGCCGAGGGAGAACGCGCACTCGTTGAGCACGGTGTTGCGGCTGCCGGGCGCGGCGTTGCGCATCTTCTCGCACTCGGCCCGCAGCGCCGCCTCGCCGTACTTGCGGTTGACCGCCCCGCCGGACTCCGGCGCGCGGCCGGCCAGCAGCTCGCCGGCCTGCTCCCGGTTGTACTGGGACAGCAGGTTCAGCAGCCACGGCGGTGCCTCCGTCGGCTCGATGTCCTGCCCGTCGTTCAGCTTGTAGATGCCTTTGGAGGACAGGGACGGCGGGGCGACGACGAAGCCGCGCTCGCCGCGCAGGTCCAGGCCCTGGCCCAGCAGGGTGCGGGCGTCATTGCGCACCTCGAAGCCGGGGTGCTTGAAGAAGTAGTGACGCCCCCCGCCCCCGGTGTGGTGGATGCGGGTCTCGGGCAGGTCGCCGTGCCGGTTCTCGTAGCCGGCCAGCCGGGCGTCGCCGCCGTTGTAGGAGTCGACGTCGAGGACGAAGATCCCGCTCTTGCGGCCGGTGACGATCCCGATGTTGGCCAGGGGCCACCACTCCGACGGGTTGGGGTCCTCCGGCCGGGGACGCCACCAGTACGCCGCCTCGGTCGGGTCGGTGGTGGCCACGTCCGGCCACCTGAGGTGGACCGGGTGCTTGCCGGGGCTGGGGCACTCCGTGCCGTCGCGGCACGAGCACCTGTCGCCCTCCATCCAGCGCACGGGGATGACGGCGAAGCCGTACCTGTGCGCGTACATGGACGCGGCTGCGCACAGCTTCGCCCGGCGCGCGTCGTCGGCGTCGGAGATGTAGTTGGTGCCAAGGTCAGCAGCACCCTGGATGTCCTCGCTCACCCCGCGCCTGCCAGGAGCTGGAGGGCGAAGAAGTCGTCCTGGCCCTCGGCGAAGCGCAGCGGGGTGACCGGCGCGCCGCGCCAGAAGCCGCCGTGACGGCCGAACGCTTCGGCGCACACGGCCATGGCCTTGTCAGCGCCGAAGCGGTCCCAGAACTCGCCGAGGATCTCCTCGGCGCGGGCGCAGGCCACGCTGGGGCCGGAGGTGCGGAGGATCTCCCCGAGCACGTACGCGGGGAATGACTCACGGGTAACCGCCACCTGAGGGGACGGCAAAGCAAAGTCCAGCGTCTGCGACATGACGCATCGACCTTCCGGGGTTGAGGAACCGAAGGCTGTTTTACGGGAGGACGGTGCGCTTTCGCGCCGTTCCTGCCGTGTAGGGAGAGGCTACGACCGCGATAACACGCCGGTCAAGCCGTACATTAACTACCAGAATGATCCTTCAGAGTACCTTTCTGCCATTTTCCGCATTCCGTACTTATTCAGCACCGGGAGTACGTTTCCGCGATCCCAGGCAGTTCCGTGCATATCAAGGACGCCTGTTTCGCTGAGTTCCCAGAAGGACTCGTCCTCCGGCTTCCTGGGCGGGTCCCTCAGGTCCATCACCCGGGACCAGTCGAGCGCCAGGTCGCCCTCGGCGCGCGGGAGGATCTCCGGCGGCAGCGGCCAGCTCCCCGAAGACAGGGTGAGCATCCGCAGCGCGACGGCGGGGCCGACGCCGTGAACGCCCGGGATGCCGTCGCTGCGGTCCCCGGCCAGCGCCCGCATCCGGGGGAGCCGGCCAGGGGGAACGCCCCAGGTCAGCTCAACCTCCTCGGCGCTGATCGGCTTCTCCAGGACGCCCAGGGGGCGCGCCCACACGCGGCCCGGCTCGGTGAGCTGGAGCATGTCCTTGTCCTCCGACAGCAGCATCACGCGCACGCCGGGCAGGGCGGCGGCGGACAGGCGGCAGGCAGCGGCGATCATGTCGTCGGCCTCGAAGTCCTCATGGCACCACTGGGTGATCCGGGCAGCGTCGCAGAACTCGCGGACGGCGGCGAACCGGCGGATGTCGCCCCAGGAGTCGCCCCAGCGGTTGCTCTTGTACTCAGGGACTATCTCCCTGCGCCAGCCCGACCCGTTGCCGCCGTCCCAGGCGATCATGAGGTACGCGGGGTCCAGCTCGCGGACGACGGCGGACAGGGAGCCCGCGAACGCGGTCAGCGCCCCGGTCGGGGTGCCGTCCGGGGCGGTAAGGCCGGCAGCGCGCGTGCCTTTGTGGCACCGGACGAACAGCCCGGTGCCGTCAACCGCCAGCAGCCAGGGTCCCTCCACTACGGGAGGTCCGGCGAGGAGGGGAGCAGCTCGTACAGGACGCCCTGGGCCTCCACGACGCGCAGCACGCGGGCGAGCCGGTCCGGCTCGATCCCGCCGAAGCGGACCAGGGACCAGACCATGGGCTCGATGTCGGACAGCCAGAAGACACGGGCGCTGACGGCCTTGTCCGGGTCGTTGCGCCGGAACCGCATCCGGGTCCCGTCGGAGTTGACGAACCAGGTCTCCGGGTGATCCTCGTCTGCCTTCAGCCGGAGCCGCAGCCAGCTTGCGCTCATGGCGAAGAAGAACTTCGCCACCTCGTTCATGTGGTAGGTCGGCCGCGCTCCCCTGCTCCAGTCCCGGGACTCGATCATCTCCTCGGTGACCATGTAGCCGGGGAAGTCAGGCAGCCCGTCAACGGTCGCGGCCCTCAGCTCTGTCATTTGCTCCCTCTCGGGGTTACAGGGGGACGCCCGCCTCCGAGGTGGGGAGGCGGGCGTCCCGGTCATCGGTTACTTCTTCGGCGGGTACAGCGAGGCACCGTCCGGCCTGCGCCGGGTGATGCTCGCCAGGATGGCCAGGTAGACCTTCGGGTCCCGCCTGACGGCCTTCTTGATCTTGCTCTCGTCCAGCACCCGCTCGGTGCTGGTGATCGAGTTGAACTGCGCCCTGGTGATCAGCCCCTCGTCGAGGAGCTGCCACAGGTCGGTCATGCTCAGCTCGGAGTTGCCGGTGGTGAACCGCTGCTGCCACGGGTCCTCCAGGCCCTTCACCGGGACCTCGAACGGCTGGCCCGGCTTGGCGGCGAGGACGTGGCCCTTGGCGGCCCCGTCAGCGACGATGGGGCCGGTGATGCCCAGCTCCCTGGCCACCGCGTCCATGTGATGGCGCATGGCCTCGTCGATTGCCTTGTTCCGCCCGCCCAGCAGGACGATGACGGCGGCGAGAGCCCGGTACTCGGCGGTGATCCTCTCGACCTCCGCCTCCTCCAGCTTGCGCGGCTCGGTCGGCTGGACGTCGCCGAAGAGCTTGGCCACCAGGTTCAGCGCGGCGCGCAGCTCCGGGGTGACCGTCACCGTCTTGGCCGGCGGGGCCGGGGGGACCTCCGGCTGGGGGGCCTCTCCGGCGAGCATCTTGGTGAGCGCGTCGAGGGTCCACGTCTTGGAGCCCGTTGCCGTCAGGTACGCCTGCGAGTCGGCGGCTACCTGCGCGAGGGCAGTGCCGGCGATCCGGTCGTCCGTCGTGGTCATGTGCGTTCCCTTCCTGGGAAGTACTCGGTTGTTAGCCCGAGAATATCAAGAAAGCCTGTATCTGACAACGGGACACCGCTAGTGGCGCTCCCGCTTGATGGTGACGGAGTTCGTCACCCGGGGATACACGGCCAGCCTGCCGTTGTCGCACCTGACGTCCAGCTCCCCGGAGGCCGGCTCGAAGCTGACCCAGAAGGTGACGCCGTTGGCCTGGAACAGGATGTGGGCGTCGCCCAGGGGGGTGTTGACCTCGGAGGTCACGCGGGCGAAGACGCTGCTGTCCGCCGGGCCGGCGGCGAGCGCCTCCCTGGCGGCGGCCAGGTCGCGCTCCAGGCGGCTAACCAGGTCCTGCCCCCACACGGGGAGCTTGCTGACGTCGTGCTGCTGCGGCTTCATGGCTTCACTCCGATGATGAAGGCGACGCACTGCTCCCAGGGCATCGGGTCTCCGGTGATCTCGTCGCTGGGAACGTGCACGTGAGGGTGCTTCGCGGTCCACGGCTCGAACAGGCCGCTGGGGGCGGCCGGGTCCCACTGCCCGGTGGTGAAGCCTGCGGGAAGGATGCGCCCGAGCCGCCGGCCGTCAGGCGCGATGACCAGGGCTAGGGCTGACCGGCGACCGGAGTAGGTCAGCCGCGCCCGGAGGAGACCGCCCTCCCGGACGGACGCCTCGGTGATCTTCAAGTTGTTCCTCATAGGAGGAGTTTATCAAGGAAAGCTGTATTTGGGGAAGACATGGCTGAGGGCCGGACCCCGAGCGGGAGAGGTCCGGCCCTCAGGACAGGGGGACTACGACGCGGCTGCGGTGGTGTCCCAGTTCCTCTCGCCCTGGCGCGGGTTGAGGTGCTGCTCGCGCTCCTGGGCGTGCCGGGCCTTGAAGACCTCGAACGGGGTCTTGGCGGCGTCCTCCAGGCCGGCCGCGACCGGGATCAGGTCGCGCACGGCGTCCTTCACGGCGGCGTGGACCGGCTGGTCGTCCAGCTTCTCGGCGAGCCTGGTCAGCCCGTCCTTGACGGCGGTCATGATGTCGGGAAGGTGCTCAAGCATCGGGTCGACCCCGCCGTCCCCCATGACCGACGAGGGCTGGAAGCTGGAGAACAGGTGGCTGATCGCCTCGGTGGCGGCGTTGAGGGATGCGGGTGCTGCTGCCATGTCTGGTGTTCCTCCGGTGAATGTTGGCTGGTGCCGTGGGGGCACCGGGCCGGCGGAAGCCGGCCTCCTGAATGTCGCCGCAGCGCGAGGCGTCCGGTCCGCGAAGGGATCGGTCGGCGGCCTCATCGTGCTGGCAGGCGCTGGAGCCGGGGCGGCCGGAGCCGGTACCCGTCTCCTGTTTCTTGACAACCTTATCAAGAAACCCCGCATTGCGCGTCCTCTCCTGCGCATCCGGATACGAAGGCGCAGGAGCCGCATCTTCCTGGGCCGCACGGCCCTGCGCGTCTTGCGGGCCACCCGCCACCGGCCGTACCGGCGGACGTGGTGGAGAATCCACGGCCGGGAGAACCGCCGCAGCCGGTGCGGTCGCAGCGGCCTCGGCGCTCCCCGGCGGCGGCGCGGCCAGCGGAGCCGCGAGCCGCGTACCCGGACCCTCGGGGGTGCCCCGGCGCGGCGGCTCCGGCGGCGGGTGCCGCGCGGGGACGCGGCGCGGTGCCAGGGACGCCACCAGCTACGCCTGGGAGCGCCGTGCGGCGCGTGGCCGCCGTGCGGGGCCGACGGACGGGGAGACCGCCAGGACGGCGGCCGGAGCCGGGGCGGGACGAGCCTGCGCCAGCCCCGGGCAGCGCGCGGCGGCGTGTAGACTCCGCCGCGCGGCCGGGCGTGACGACCGGGACGGGGCAGCGCGCCGCCAGGGGCACGCGGGGTCCTGGTGCGGGGCGAGCCGAAGCGCGGGCTCCCTGTCCGCCCGGCACGGCCGGGACGGGGGAAGGACCCTCCCGCGCGGCGGCTGCCGCGCGAGCCGCCGGGGCTCCCGCCACGGCGGCGGAACGGCAGCCCGCGCCCCCCGGCGGCACGTCCCGCCTTAGGAAGGCCCGGGGAGCGCATCCGGGAGGCGGGCCTCAGGCCGCGCAGCGGGCCGCCGAGGGGACCACGGCGTGCCCCGCCGCCGATCCGCATGCCCCGGGGAAGGCGGCCCATGCCGCGACCCCCGGGGAGGCCTCGCGGCAGGCGGCCGGGGCGCATGCCGCGCAGGCCCGGGGGAAGGCCACGGAGCCCCGGCGGGAGGCCTGGTCCCCGGCGACGGCCGCTGATGCGCCGCGCCGCCAGGAACACGACAGCCCCGACGCCGATGACGGCGGCGAGGGTGCCGGTGCTCCTCCAGCCGATGACGTGGCCGAGGCCGCCGATGACGGCGGCGAGGGCGAAGACCGCGATCCCGGCTCGCCTCACGAGAGGGAGCCGGGACCCGGAGCCGCCTCCTCCCCCGCGCGGCGGCGGGGGAGGAGGAAACGGCGGGAACGGGCTAGCCATGGTTCTGATTGCCTCCTGGGAGAGTTCCGGCGGGAGCGGCGATGAAGGGGCCGGCGGCGGCGGGGCGGCCGACCAGGCGGACCGGGGGGTCGGCCGGGCCTGCCTTGCGGGCGGCGAGCAGCGGCTTGGCCTGGCGGCGGTGGTCGTGCCTGTCGCAGATCATCCGGGCCAGCTCCCGCTCAGGCGGGAGGGCCGAGATGGGAAGCTGGTTCAGGTGCTGCGCCCACTGGTCAAGGTCAGCCTGCGAGATCTCGTGAGAGATCATCTTCGGCTGCGCCTTCAGGGCGGAGATGGCGCGGACGGTCTGGCCGTTCACCTGCGTGCCAGGCGACGGCGCGACCGGGCCGGGCGGCGCGACCGGGAGCTGCGCCACTGCTGGCGCAGGTGCCTGCGCCACCTCTGGCGCGCCGGCTGGCGCGGGTGCCTTGGAGCGCGCCACGACCGCTGCCCTAGCGTCCTGGCGCGCCACGCTCCTGGCGCGCCGGTCGACGCGGCGCATCTCGATCTCCAGGCGGCGCGCGTCGCGGCCAACCTGGTAGTCGCAGATGGCGCGCTTCGGGTCGGTCTCGCCCGCCCAGGCTGCCTGGGACATGACCCGGACGGAACGCCACGGGTGCCAGAAGACCCGGTTGGTGCCGAGGCGCACGGCGTGCCCCTCGACCAGGCCGAGCGCCATCAGCTTGTCGCGGCTGACCCGGCGGGTGTGGACGCCCCACAGCCACGGGCTGATCGCGGACATCAGGAACATGCCGACGGCCATGAAGGTGGGACGCAGGTGGGGGGCCGCGTAGTGGCTGTAGTTCATGCAGCCCATCACCAGGGCGAAAGCGTAAGCGGCCAGCTTGATGCGGGTCGAGGTGTCGTTCGCCATCGTCGCCTGGTGGGCCTGCCACGCCAGGTAGACGGCAACCGACTCGAAGGTGACGGCAACCAGCACCTGGCCGATGAGCAGCCACGGCACGTGATCGCGGATGAAGAAGAACTGGCCGATGAAGGCCGTCGCGTTCACCATGACCACTGGCACGGCCGCGCCGAGCGCCGGCGCGGCCGTGCGCCAGAAGGAGCGCCAGCGGGGGTGCGCCGCCGCGCCGCGCTGGCGCGCCGTGGCGCGCCGGGCCTGGCGCGCGTCGATCCGGGACTGGCGCGCCGCCTGGCGCGCACCGCGCCGCGCCGCTTCCCTGCTGTCGTCCGCTGCCTGGCGCGCCTGGCGCAGTTCCTCCTGCGCCTTCTGGTAGGCGATCTTCTCGTAAGTTTCCACTGGAGTCCTCCTCGTGCGTGCTAGTTCCTTGCGGCTACAAGATATCAAGAAAAGCTGTATCGTGTCTACTAGATCTGACACGCTGCAAGGTGAGTCACGGTGCGCCGGGTACCCGGCGCAGGACCCCTGGGACGCGCCGGGAGAGTGTGACCGGCGCGCCACCAGGGAATATCCCGGCGCGTGCCACAGTCTTCAATATCTGGAAAACTAGATAAGTCACAGTAACGGTCACACGCCGCGCCACACCCGCGCCACAGGAGAGAAGAAGTGCACGAGGAACCGCAAGGGGGCTACGCCAAGCACGGCCACCCGGCAGAGACAGTCGGCCTTGCCGCCGTGGCGGCGCTCGGCCTGGAGGCCCTGCTGCCTGCCGTAGGGGCACCGGGATGGGTGCTGCCCGCGACGGAGATCATCGCGGGCCTCGGCACCGGGGTGGTTACCTGGGCCGGCACCGGCCGGATGCTGTTCCCGGCCTTCCTCGCCGCCATCGGCTCCTTCCTCGGCGGGTGGACCATCTACGCGCAGGTGGCCGGCCTGTGGCACTGGAACGTGATCGGCACCCTGATGGCCGGCACGGCGGCGCTCACCCCGCTCGGGGTGTTCTCCTGGCACAGGCGGAACCGCCGCCAGAACCCGTTCGACGGGCCTCCGGCCATCCTGGCGGTCCCCGAGCCCTTCGCGCTCCCCCCGCAGCCGGACGAGAACGAGCTGGAGATGCGCCGGTTCGAGATGATGCTGACGGACTTCGGGCTGGGCGACGAGAAGAGCCCCCTCACCGTCACCTCGCTGACCGAGGAGCGCTCCGGGCGCGTCGTCCGCTTCACGCTCCCCCTGTCGGGGAAGGTCACCATCCAGCACTGCCGCGACCAGGCCCGCAACATCGAGGTGCGGATGCGCGCCGACGAGGGGGCGGTCAGCTTCGAGCGGGACGGGCCGTCCAGCAACGTGCTCATGCGGATTCGCGAGCGGGACGGGCTGTCGGAGTCGCGCACGCTCACCCCCGAGCTGCGCGCCACCACGTGCAACAAGCCGATCCTGGTGGGGTACCAGGAGGACGACACCCCGCAGCTCATCACCGTCCGCGAACTGCACACGATGATCGTCGGCACCACCGGCAGCGGGAAGTCGAACTTGCTCAACACCATCGTCACGCAGCTCGCCTGGTGCCCGGACACCATCATCTGGGTCATCGACATGAAGGGCGGCCGGTTCGCCCGGCCGTGGTTCCAGGCATGGTCGGAAGGCAAGGCCATCGCCCCGCCGATCGACTGGCTGGCCACCACGCGCAAGGAGGCCGAGCAGATGATGCTCGCCCTCCCGGCCGCCGTGGACGCCCGCTCCAAGAGCGGGATCGGCGGCAGCAAGATCATCCCGTCCGCTTCGATGCCGCAGATCCTCATGATCTGCGACGAGACGGCCGTCCTGCTCGGCACCGAGCGCGGCGGGCGCGCCCAGATCCAGGCAGACGAGAAGACCAACACCTGGTTCGGCGAGCAAGCCGTCACGGTCGCCCAGATGGGCCGGTCAGAGGCGGTCGGGACCATGTGGGCAGGGCAGCGCGGCACCCAGTCGATGGCCGGCCCGAGCGACCTGAAGGCGCTCACCGACCAGCGCATCGCGCTGCGGCCCTCTTCCATCGACGAGCTTCAGTGGGTTATCCCTGATACCTACTTCGCCGGGGCGCAGCTCGCCTACCTCGCCGAGACCCCGGGGGTCGGGGTGGTCGCCAGGGGCAAGAAGGCCAGCCAGATCGTCAAGTTCCTGCACCATGACCACATCGAGGGCGTGTGCGGGACCGACGAGAACGATCCGCGCTGCCCTCCGGAGTGCCCGATCTACCGCAGCGCCGTCGAGACAGCGCCGGTCCGGCCGCGCCTGGACCGGCTGACCGCCAGCGCCATCGGGCAGCCCTACGCCCGGCGGTGGGAACGGGCGGCCGAGAGCGGGGTCCTCCGGGTCCCGCAGACAGCGCTCCGGCCCGTTCCCGTCTCCCTGTCGGGCGGCGGGGACGCTGCCCGGTTCAACGACATCATCTCCGGCCTGAGCGACCCGGAGAGGGACCTCCACCCCGGACACATCCGCATCCGGGAGCTGCTCGCGGCGCGCGGGGTAATGGGAGCCAGCGTCTCCCAGATGATGTCCGTGCTGGAGCAGGAGGGGATCAGCGGGGTGCGGGAGAGCGTGCACCGCTGGCTGCGGAGGGACCGCGACGACGGGCTCCTGCACCACCCCAGCTACCGCCGCTGGGTATGGGGGCCGGGGGAGAACACGCCCGACGACGACGATTAGGTTAGCGCGGGCGCGGCGGGATGCCCGCCTGGGCGGTGACCCGGCTCACCTCGTCGGCGAGGGGGCCGCGCTCGCTCTCGGCCGCCAGGAGCTGGGCGGTCACGTCGCGCACCTGGGCGGCCAGCTCGTTGACCCGGCCGACGCGGGCCACGCCGTCGTCGTGGAGCTGGGAGAAGTGCGCCATCCGCGCGCCGGCCGCCTCGTCCACGGCGGCGGCACGGGCCGCCGCCTCGTCGGTCATCCGCTTCGCGTCGGCGCGGGCGCTGGAGATCAGCGAGTTCGCCTGGGAGCTGGCGCTCCGGTGGCTCTCGTCAGCCTGACGGCGGGCGTCCTCGATGATCTGGGCTGCCTGCTGCTCGGCCCCGGCGATCATCTCGGCGATCTGCTGCTCGGCCGCCGCCTGCTGCCCGGTCACCTCGTCTGCCACTACCTGGAGCACCTCCCACATGAGCTTGCGGCCGGCCGGGCTCTGAGCCGCCTGCACGACCTCCGCCCCGCCGTGCTGGAGGGCTACCGCAAGCTCGTGGCCGAGGCGCTCGATCTCCGTACGGGCCTCGGCCACCCACTGGTCTACCTGGCCCCGGTGGTAACCGCGCTGGGCGATGTCGAACCCGGCGGCGCTCACCGACGCAGTAGGCAGCGCGGAAAGGGCGGCGGTACCGGACCGGGACGTCGGCTGCGGCATGGTCATGTGTAGATCCCGTCTGTCACGCCGGGGACGGTAACGGTCGTTTCCGCCTCAGAGGCCCCGTAAGTCCCAAGCTGATTAGCTGGAAACATCGTATCCGTGGCCATGATGATGCGGACGAAAAGGGGAGAACACGTCAGGACGGGCCTTCCCGACAGCGACGCAACGGCGGTGACCTGGGCCATCAGGCCCCCATGATGCTCCCGGCCTGAACCTGCGCGGCCGTCAGCGTGTAGGTCGTGTCGGAGAACCCGAAGTCGGTGGAGCCGGAAGGAGTGTTCCCGGCCGGGACATCCGAGGAGCCGCCGCCGCGCCCGAGGGTGCACTCCGCCTGGCTCCCGGTCAGGTCGAACCCGGCCATGGTGACGGACTGGCCGCTGCCCAGGGTGACGGAGCTGCCGTTGACGGTCAGGTCGGACGACGAGGCGCTGCCGGCGTAAGACAGGCTGGTCGGGGTCTCCGCCACGGCTACATCGCCAGCGTGAGGCTGCCGGAGGCGATGGTGAAGGTGTCCCCGGCGTTGGTCGTCTTCGGCGAGGTCAGCGGACCCCACCACAGGCGGCGCGGCGAGCCGCTGGAGTCCCACAGCTCCACGGCGTTGATCGTCGTGGCCGGCATGTTGGTCACGGTGACCGCGACGTTGCTGGCCATCGAGCCGCCGGAAGCCGAGGCGAACGTCACCTGCGGAGCCCCGGTGCCCGAGGTGTAGCCGCCGCCCGTGGCCAGCTCGGTGCCGTTGCTGGTGTTGGTCCCTGTCGCCGTCATCAGGCGGCAGGTGATCGGCGTGGTCGGCGCGGTGAAGCTGTTTCCCACGGACGCCTGGAGGAGTCCGTTGGAGAAGGTCTGGTCGAGGTTGCTCACCCTGAGGCTCCCGTAAGGATCGCGTTGCAGCTACCGTCGGGACACCCGGCCTCCGCGCAGCACCTGAAGTGCCGCGAAGCGACGACCATGCTGCCGTCGTCCCCCGGTACCACCACCTGGTGGTGACCGAGGTCGTCGACCTCATGGCAGTCGTCGCACTCGCGCAGAGCCCTCGCGGGCTCAGGCTGCACAGACATGAGGCTCCCTCCTGTTCCTTCCGGGCCTAGAAGCGCACGACGGCGGACGCGGTAAGCGCCGTCTTGGTGTCGTTCCGCTGGAGCTTCACCGTGGTCACCCCGCCCCACGCGCGCCTGAACACGACGCTGGTCGCCTGCCCGTTGTGAAGCGGGAAGCTGAGCTGCTGGGCGGTGGACCCGTCGGTGAACCAGGCGGTGGCGGTGACCACCGACCCGGTATCGCCGGCCACGGCGATGCGGAAGTCCGTGCTGGGGAACATCTCGGCGACGGGGACGATGACGGCGAGGTCGCCGGCGTGCAGGGGGACGATCATGCCTGGCTCGGCCACGGCTGGCTCCGGGGTGGGTACGGGCGGGGGCTTGGGGGCCGGGGGCTGCGGCAGCACGTGGGAGGCGAGCTGGGGGGCGGTCCCGGGGAAGGCCGAGCAGTCAACCGGGCCGGAGATGCCGGCCACGGAGGCGCTGGAGGTGAACTGGAGCATCAGCGGGGTCTTGCCGCCGTACGGTGCCCACCAGGAGGCGGGGACCTGCTGGTAGAGCACGCCGGGGTCACCGGACCCGTTCACGTACTCGCTGGCCCACAGCCAGTCGAAGAACGACAGGTCCATCCCGCCCGTGTACCAGTGCGGGCAGTACCCGCCGATCGGGTGCCCCGGGTAGAGCCTGCGCAGCTCGGTCACGCAGTCGAGTGCCTGCTGGCGCGTCGGCGAGCCGGAGGGAGAGCGCTCCAGGTCGACGGCGATGCCGAATCCCCCCAGGTCGCCCGCCTCCGAGGCGAAGTACTGGGCCTGGGCCGCCCCGCCCGCCCCGGCGTCCAGGAAGAGGTAGGCGACAGGGACGAAGCCGTGCGCGGCCACCTGGCGGAGCCCGGCCTTGGACGCGCTCCAGGCGGGGTTGGTGTACCCGGTGCCCTCGGACACCTTCTCCGCGCCGCCGATGCAGACGGCGGACACCCGGTTCCATGCAGGGACGCCCTGGTAGGACGAGCAGTCCACGAAAAAATTGGTAGTCCCGGTCACACCCCTTCCGGGGGCTACGGGAGGATCAGGCCCCCGGGGGAGTCCTTGTGGCCGTTCGACTGGGCGCGGGACCGGGCGCGCTGCTCGTCGGCCTCCGCCTGGCACCGCTGGTACAGCCCGTAGACCAGGGTGTTCACGTTCCCCTGGTCGGCGTCGGGGTCAGCCAGCGGTGCCATGTAGAGGATGTGGTCCGTCCCCGCCGCCGCCCAGTCGACCGGGACGCTGACGGCGACCATGTAGGCCAGGTTCATGCCGCCGCCGGACCTGTCGGGCAGGAGGGCGGGAGTAAGCTCCCAGCCGATCTTCTCGCGGACCACCGCGAGCACCGGCAGGCTGTCGATCGCTGCGGCGACCTTCGCGCCGATGGCTTCCGAGATCCGGTAGGGCACTCAAACCGCCTTCCTGGGCCGCGCCTGGGCGTACAGCTCCCTGCGGTCGTCGGCCGTCACGTAACCGTCTGCCTCGTCATCATGCAGCATGTAGTCCTGGGTCGCATTCCGGGCGAGGACGCTGCTGAGGTTGGACGTGACCTCGATGGACGATTCGAGGACGAAGGTGACGAAAGTCAGCGGGTTCACCCGGCCGAGGCGGTGCCCCCGGCTGGCCCGCTGCACCCTGGTGGAGTGCTTCCCGGCGGCGTCGTACTCGACGATCACGTCAACGAACGGGACGTTGATCCCCCGGGCGGCGGCGTCGCTCACCAGCAGGACGGCCCCGCCCTCATAGGCCTCGAACGCGGCGAGCTGGCGGTCCCGCTCGGCCGGGGTCATCCCGCCGTGGTAGGTGAACACCGGGCGGTCGCCCAGCCGGCGCTGCAAGGCTGGCATCACCGTGTGGGCGAAGAAGGTGAAGACCATCATCTTGCCGCCGCCGGCCATCACGATGTCGGCCGTCGAGACCAGTTCCTGGGCCTTGGCCGAGGAGCACTTCTCCAGGTCGCCGCCCAGCTCCTCGGCGATCATCGCCAGGAACTCCGACTCCCCGTTGCGGGCCGCCTCCAGGATGGCGAGCGGGTCACCGGCCAGCAGCCGCAGGGCGAGCTGGAGCCCGGCGGGGGTCTCGACGCGGTTGCCCTTCTCGTCCCAGGCCAGGTCCTCCAGCATCCGGTAGAGCTTGTACTGGTCCTCGTGCATCCGGATGCGGCGGAACTCCTCCAGCAGCGGCGGGAACGAGTCGCGCACATCGGGGTCGCTCTTGCGCTTACGCAAGATCCACGGGTCACACAGCTCGCGGAACCACGCCATCCCGTCGGGCCGGTAGGAGGGACGCCCCCACGGGTCCCGGCTGCGCACCACCCGCTCGTCGAACTCCTTCACCGTGGGCATGACGCGCGGCAGGACCACCCGGAACTCGTTGAACATGCCCTCCAAATCGCTGTCCATCGGGGTGCCGGACAGCGCGATGACGCGGGTCTCCCTGCACGCCTTGCGGAGCTGCTCCTCCAGCCACTTGTGCGCCTTGTAGAGCTGGGAGGACCGGCCGTGCCCGATCTTGGTCACCTCGTCGTAGACGAGCATGACCCTCCTGCCCGCGAGGGCCTCCAGCAGCGGCCCGGGGCGCTGCGTCCGCGACCGGCTGCCCTTCTCCGGGGCGACCGCCGCGTCGGTGCGGCAGGTCTCGTACGTGGTGACCAGCGCCTGGGGCAGGCCGTCCAGCAGCTTCTTGCGCTTGGGGCCGTGGTAGAGCCCCGCCGACAGCCGGGTGAACCGCGCGAGGTCGCGCATCCACTCGCCGAGCTTGTTGACCTCGCAGCAGAAGATCACCAGGTCGATGTCCCCGTGCTCGAATGCGACGGCGGCGGTGCCGAGGGCCATCACGCTCTTGCCGAGCCCCATGTCGGCCGCCAGGACCGCTCGTCCCATCAGGTACATCCTGGCGATGAACTGGTACTGCCAGGGGATATCGTAGGTGGGCTTGAACAGCACCCCGGGGGGCCACTCAGGATGGGGTTCTCCCAGCTCAGGCATGTCCTGATAATACCAGGGGAATGTCCCGGTAAGCGGTTGCAATACAGGATCTATTGATAATAGGATAGGGTCATAGCCCCCGCGCGGGGGCGAACTTGAGAGCCAGGAGGAAGAGCCGTGACAGACATCGCCGAGCCCCAGGTCACCGCCCCGCTCACCTTCGCGGAGGCCCAGGAGGTCCTCGCCGCGAACCTTCAGGGGTACGCCCGCCGGACCCACCAGATGGCGCTCGCCGAGATGATCGAGGGGGTCCTCGCAGGCGGCGGCCACGGGATCGCCCAGGCGGGCACCGGGACAGGAAAGTCCCTCGCCGCCCTGATCACGCACATCATCGCCGGGCTCCGCCTCAAGGACGCCGGGCTCCCCCACCGGACGGTCATCGCCACCGCGACGAAGGCGCTCCAGGGGCAGTACGCCTCCAAGGACCTCCCGTTCCTGGAGCAGTACCTGGGGGTCCCCTTCAAGTCGGCCGTCCTCAAGGGCCGCTCCAACTACCCGTGCCACCTCAAGATCGAGGAGCTGGACAGCCCGAACGCCGCCCAGCAGCAGGTCATCGCCCGGGTCCAGGAGATCAGCACCGACGAGGCCGTCAGGGAACTCACGGTCGTCGACCGGGAGAGCTTCCCCGGGATCAGCAGCGCGGACTGGAGCGCGTTCTCCATGTCGGCGGACGAGTGCCCGGGAAAGAAGGACTGCCCGTTCGGGGGCGTGTGCATCACCGAGCGCGCCAAGGCGAAGGCGGCAGACGCCGACGTGGTGGTGACCAACACCTCCTACCTGCTCCAGGACCTGATCCTGCGCAAGCGGTCTGACGGCAACGTGCAGCTCCTCGGCGAGATCGGCCGCATCGTCGTGGACGAGGCGCACACCCTGGCCGAGGTGGCGCGCGGCGCGCTGGAGGACACCATCGGCCAGGGCAGCCTCGCCAAGATGGCCAGGGACATGAGCGCTTACATGCAGCGCGAGAAGCTGGACCACTCCCTGGCGTCGCAGGTCGAGCGGTCGGCCGCGTCCCTCTGGGAGCACCTGGAGTACGTCTACCGCACCTGGATGCGGGAGAAGAACTACGGCTCCGCCGACCCGATGGCCCTGTCCGAGCACGCGCTCATGATGGACTTCGGCTCCTACTTCATCGACCTGATCGAGGCGCTGTCGCGGGCGCGGGACGAAGTTAACTCCAAGCGCGCCTCCGACGACCGGCAGAAGCTGGCCAAGACGCGCATGCTGCGCCGCTCGGCCAACATGCTCGACCGGCTGGTGGCCTACGCCGGCTCGCCGGAGGGCGAGACGGTCCGCTGGGCCGAGCTGGAGGTCAAGATGTTCCGGGGCCAGCGGCACGAGCGGGTCCTGCTCTGCTCCTCCCCGGTCGACGTCGGCCCGTTCCTGCGCGACCTGCTCTGGGAGGAAGTCCCCACCATCCTGATGTCCGCCACCCTGGCGGTCGGCGGCAGCTTCGAGTTCACCGAGGCGAACGTCGGGCTCCGCAAGGGCGAGGCCGTCGCCTACAGCGCCGGCTCCCCGTTCGACTACCCGAAGCAGGCCGTCCTGTTCACCCCCGACAAGGACCGGCCCGAGCCGCTCCAGAAGACGATCGTGGCGTGGAAGGCCTACGCCCAGGCCGCCACCCGGCAACTGGTCAGCGCCTCCGGCGGCGGCGCGCTGCTGCTGTTCACCTCGCGCACCGCCATGAACGAGGCCTACGGCGCGCTCGCCGGCGACTTCCGGGACCAGGACCTGACAGTCCTGAAGCAGGACGACTCGACGCCGGGCGAGCTGGTCCGGATCATGAAGGAAAACGGCCACGCGGTCCTGTTCGCGCTCAAGACCTTCTTCGAGGGCGTCGACATCCCCGGCAGCGCCCTGCGCCTGGTGGTGCTCGACAAGCTGCCGTTCGTGCCCCCCACGGACCTGGTGCACAAGGCGCGCGAGGAGGCGGTAGCCCGCCGGTACGGCACCCAGCGGGCAGGCTTCGACCACCTCTCGGTCCCGGAGATGACCCTCACCCTCACCCAGGCCTTCGGCCGGCTGATCCGCAGCACGTCCGACCGTGGCGTCGTGGCGATCCTCGACTCGCGCCTCAGCACCAAGGGCTACGGGCGCAAGATCATGGAGTCGCTCCCGCCGGCCCGGCGCACCAGCGACCTCAGGGTCGCGGCGGAGTTCCTCGCCACCTGCCGGTAACCCACGGCAAGCACAAGGGGCCACTCTCGTCGCCAGAGTGGCCCCTTCAGCGCTTGCGCGGTTCCTCGCAACACACCATACAGGCAGTTTCGTCCGTAAATCCAGCGGGGGCTACGCGGCAAGCTGCGCGATGGACTGCCCTGAGGCCCCGTTACCGCCGGCGGCCCCGGTGCCGGACGCGCCGCCGTGAGTACCAGGGGAGACGGTGACGCTGCCCCCGCCGCTGACCGGGGTGAGCGACACGGTAACGACCGTCCCCCCGCCCCCCGGCCCTCCGCCGCCGCAGTTGCCGGCGATAGGGGTGGCCCCGTTGCCGCCGTTCGCGCTGATCAGGCCGTTGTTAGTGATCGACCGGGCGAGGATCGCGACCACCCCGCCGCCTGCGCCGCCTCCTCCTCCGGAGTTCGACCCGTCTCCCGAACCGGACCCTCCGCCCGACCCTCCGCCGAGCGGGACGACCGTCCCCTGCCAGCCGGCGACGCCGGAGAGCACGGCGAAGGGGGTGCGCCAGGAGACGGTCCCGGTGGAGGAGACGACGGTGCCGGCCGCGCCGCCGGAGCCCTTCGCCGGGCTTGACCCGCCGTTGCCCCCCGCCCCGGCCGCGTTCGACGTGGCGGCCGGCGCGGCGGCCCCGGCATTGACGGTGCCCGACGCCCCGGTGAAGGCCCCGTAGAGCAGGTTCCCCGCGACGGTGCCCGGGGAGGACCCGGACGCGCTCCCGCCGTTGTTGGAGATCGTCCCGTTGTTGAGCAGGAGCCCGTCGACCTGGAGGGGGAGCCCGGCCGTCTTCAGGGTGACGCCGGAGTTGACGGTCAGCGAGGACGGCGGGAACTGGGTGAACAGCTCGGTCATGGTGTAGATGCCGCCGCTGAGGCTCAGCCCTGTGATCGAGGTGGTGCCGTCGAGGATGAGCGCACCGCCTGACCCGTTCCCGAAGATGCCGTAGAACGCGATGGCACCCGGCGCGGACAGCGCGCCGGGGATGACCACGGTCTGCCCGGCGGTGCCGATCACGATCTGGTTGGGGCTGCTGGCCGTTGCCCCCGGGCCGATGGCAGCCGAGTTGGTGCCCGAGACGTTGGCTCCCTGCCCGATCGCCACCCCGCCGACGGCGCTGGAGCTGACGGTGGCGGTGCCGCCGATAGCGACCGAGTTGTTCGCCGTCGCGCTGGCCGCCGCTCCCACTGCGGTGGCCTGCTGCCCGGCCGCCGCCGACCGAGCGCCGACGGCGACCGACGAGTTCCCGGCCACGGCCGCCTGGTACCCGGCCGCCACCGTGGAGGTGCCCGAGGCGGAGGCTGCCTGCCCGGCGGCTAGGGACCCCTGCCCGGCGGCGCTGGCGGAGTCGCCGTAGGCGATCCCCTGGTTCCCGGCGGCGGTGGCGTTGCTCCCCACGGCGGTTGACTGCGTGCCCGTCCCGGCGAACACCAGGCTGACCGTGGTCAGCGCCGAGACCTGCACGTCGATGTCATGGATGGTGAGCGGGTTCTCCCCTGGCGGGGCGATCTCGATGTCGACCCGCTGCGGGCTGTCCATGTAGAAGTCGATGGTCCCGTCCTGGGTGATGAACGGGTTGGGCAGCAGGTTGCTCGTGGTCCCGTCCACGTACAACGGCAGCCCGACGGGCGTGCTCGTGCCGTTGACCAGGACGGTCACGGCGGTCCCGGCCAGGTAGGTGCCCATCGTGTCGGTGACCGGGGCTCGGTAGTGGGCTCTCACGGCTCTCCTTAGTCCAGCGCCTGCGCCATCGACTGCCAGGCGGCGAGCACCCCGGGCGGGGCGGTGAGCACCGAGTAAGTGCCAGTGCCCAGCCAGATCAGGTCATAGTCCTGCTTAACCGCTGCTCTCCTGGCAGCGAAGAACTGCTGAACGTATGCGATGAAGGACTCGCACTGCGCGGCGGTGAAGGCGGCGTGGTCGGCCCCGTAGCTGCTCAGGCCGAACGGCTTGCCGTGCGCGTCGGCGAAGGCGGCAGCCGCCGCCAGGGTGGGAGCGCCGGACCCGGGGGCAGCCCCCTGGCAGTAGAAAGTCGGGGCTATCACGTCCACCAGGGCGTCACCGGGGTACCAGGTCCCCAGCCAGCCGCTGGTCATCGCCTTGTTGGAGACCGCCAGGACATGCTGGTAGCCGTTAAGCCGGATGACGTCCACGTAGCCCGGGAGCATCGCCAGCCACCCGGCCGGGCTGGCGAACGCGGTGTCCGCGCCCGCCCAGACCGACACCGATGCCTCCAGGCCGCCTGCCTGGCAGGACCGGAGGAACGTGCTGAGCTGGGCGGGAGTGTTGGTGGCGTCCGGGCGGAAGTCGAACAGCACCCGGCGTACCCCGGCGTCCCCTGCCGCCGGGGAGGCGGCCAGAGAGGCGGGCACCTGGTTGCCGAGCGCGATGCGCCGGGCCGGGACCGGGTGCCCGGTGCCGGAGATCCACGCGGCCACCGAGGCGTCTGACGCGGCCACCGGGCCGAGGTCAGCGCCGACGCCCGACGCGGGGAGGGGCACCCGGATAGCGGTGCAGGCGAGCGACGACCCTGCCGTGAAGGCCGCCGCCCCGCTGCGCAGGCTCCCGGTGATGACCGGGTTGTTGACGCCGTACACGTCGCAGTAGGCGTCGGTGTAGATGTCGCCGCCGTCGGCGGGGGCGTAGGAGTCGCAGTAGGTGTCGGCGTAGATGTCGGTCCAGGTCTGCGGCAGCGTGACCGGGGGCTCCGGCTCCCAGGCGAGCCCGTTCCCGATCTCGGCCTGCGCCGGGACAGGCAGGCCGTTCGGGAAGTCGTTCGGCTGGACGGAGACGCCCAGGATCTGCCGGACGGCGAAGAACCAGTCGTCGGGGACCGGGCCGGAGGACATCTGCCAGCGGGGATCGTCCTCGACGTCCGTGTAGTGGTCGGCAGGCGACATGTTGGGGCCGTGGCCGATGCCCGCCGGGCGGGGCGGGATGCCGCGCGGCCAGGTCTGGTACCAAGGCCGGATGGTCAGCCCGGCGATCACCAGGCCGGTCCGGTAGCCGGACACGCGCCACATGAGCTGCGTGCCCTGGCCGGCCGCCGGGGCAGGGAAGGTGACCGCGCCGTGCGGGTTGTTGCGGATGTCGTAGGCGTCGTGCCAGGAAGCGCCGCCGTCGTTGCTGAACTGCCAGGTGATCGCGTCGTCGAACACCGAGATGTTGTCCACTCCCCAGGAGTCGGTGGTGGACTCCTTCTGGATCACCTGGGCGGTAACGGTCGCCCCCAGCGGGGTAACAGTGGTGTCTACCGTGTTCCAGTTTAGCCCGGTAGTAGCAGCCCAAGTCGGGTAGAGCGCCTCGACCTGAGCCCAGGTGTTGGTGGAAACACTGCCCTGGCCGACGGTGAAGCCGGCGAACCACTCGGTGACCGCCCCGCCTGCCACTGCCTGCTCGGCCTCGGCGATGACGGTTCCGGTTACGCCGTCCAGGAGCTGGAGGTAGAGGGGAGCCGACAGTGCCACCGGGGAGAACACGCGGGCGGCGGCGTAGAGCCGCCCGCCGGGGGAGCTGGCCGCCGGAGCGCCCGTGTAGGCGATGCCGCCGAACGAGGAGGACGCCGGCGGCAGTCCGAAGTCGAGCCACTCGGGCACGGACGCCTGCATCGCCCCCCAGGAGCCGTAGGTTGCCTCCAGGTAGGCCCAGCTCCCGGGAACGTAAGGGATGTTGAGGTCCGGCGCGCCGCCCCGGGTTACCTGCACCATGGCCCCGAGCTGGGACTGCTCGGGGGACGGGGCCAGCGGCACGGCGTCGCCCACCGGACCCCAGTCGGGGAAGCCCGGCAGCGAGAAGTCGGAGTCGTTCAGGAGCTGGACCGGGTTGGACTGCACCGTGGCGAACTGGAGCCCGGTGATCGTGTGGGTGGAGGACAGGACCGCGCTGGTCGCGGTGGCTCCCGACGGGGAGAGGTTCGACGGGGTGAACAGCCCGGTCCCCGGCTGGAGGTCCCACCCTCCGAAGGAGAAGCCCGGAGAGGTGGTGTTGGTGAGGGACGCGAAGGTCTCGGTGTACTGCGGGGTGTCGTCCGCCTGGGTGTAGTCGATCGCAAACATGGAGATGCCGGAGAGGGCCACGAAGTAGGCGACGCGCCCGTTCACCGGGACGGACTGCTGCTGGTAGGAGCTGGTCCCGGGGGCTGCGGGAATCGCCTGGGCCGGCTGCCACTGCTGGAACCCGTACAGTGACCCGCCCTGCTGGGCCAGGGTGGCTGCGGTGAGCGCGTCGGGGGCGTACAGGGCCTCGGTGGCGAGCACGGTGCCCGGGGGCGGGGACGCCGGCCAGGCCCCGGGGGCGTCCCCGAGCCTGAACGCCCCGGCGATCGAGGTGCCCACCGAGAGCCCCGCGTCGAGCTGGGCCGGGGTGGTCGGGTGCTGCTGCGCCGGGGTCGGCTGGGCCTGCGGGGGGAAGTACTGGCCGTCCACCGTGACGGGCTGGAGGTAGTCGTACGGCTCCGGCTGGAGGTTGGTGAACTCGAACTTCCAGCACGAGGCGAGCACCGGGTCGAACTCCGCGTACCCGGCCGACAGGGTGAAGGTGCGCGGGACCTGCACCCAGTTGCAGGCCGCGAAGCTGGGGCCGGGGCCGCCGACGAAACCCCAGGGGGACACGGTGCCGAGAATCCACTGCGGGTGGAAGCGGGCGACGCAGTTCCCGCTGGACGGTGCTCCCGGCGGCGCGGTGCAGTAGGCGGCAGGGCCGGCGGCGAAGGCGGTGAAGTCGTCCGGGATGCCGCCGTCGAGGATGACCTGCTGCTGCTTGAGCAGGAAGCAGGTCAGCCGGTGCCTCCCCGGGAGCACGGCACTGGCCGGGTTGATCTGCTGGATGCCGCCGAACCGGATGAAGCGCGACTGCGGGGGCGTGGTGGCGGCCGACTGGCACAGGGTGCCGAGCGGGGTCCAGGCGAACAGGTGGCTGCCGTCGTACCCGCAGGTGAACTGGAGCCGGTCGCCGTGGCTGAAGGGGAACTGCCAGGTGCACAGCACTCCCCCGGACGGCTGGTTGGAGGGAGCGCCCGGGTCGGGGACCGTGACCTTCCAGGTGCCGGCCACGTAGGAGACCTGGAAGCAGCCGGCGTCCACGATCACGTAGGTGCCGCCGTCGTTGTGGTCGAAGTCAGGCATCACCTCGAACGCGGTCCACCAGGGGCTGGCCGAGTTCGTCCCGGCCGCCTGGTTGGACAGGTCGAGCCAGCCGGGGACGCTCCCGAAGGAGATCCCCTGCGCGGTGGCCGACGGGAGCTGGGACCCGCCGGGGGTCAGCAGCCCGGAGGAGATCGGGTCGTCCAGGGAGGTGAAGCTGGCCGAGGCGGGCGGCGGGTCAGCGGAGTAGTACAGGTTGTAGCGCACGCCGCTGGTGACCGGCTGGAGGTAGAAGGCGCTGACGAGCTGCGGGCTGCCGCCGGGATCGCGGCCGTCGATGTAGAGGTTGGCGACCGAGGACGCCGACGGCTGGGGGGCGCAGCGCCATGTCCCTCCCCTGAGCAGGTCGGCGGCCCGGTTCTCCCGGACCGCCACCTGCATCGGGGAGCCGTTCACGTCGGAGGAGGTCGTGAACGGCTGTCTCTGGGTGAGGGTCACCGGGTCGCGGAGGGTGCGCGGGACGTGCTCGCGGCGGGTGACGCGGCAGCCGAAGTCGAAGTTGCGGCACCCCAGCGGGTAGGGCACCGCTCGGCCGGTGTGGTCGCACGGGACCTGCTGGCCCTCGGCGATGGAGGGGCGCAGGCAGTGGATGAGGATCTTGCTGGTGACCACCGGGACGATCGGCTCGTCGTGCCTCACCCAGTGGCCGGCCCCGTAGTGGTGCGGGTTGACCCCCGCGCCGAGCGCGGCCGGGTTGTCTACCTGGGCGGGCACCGACCCGTCGGTGATGATCATGAGCTGCATGCCGCTGGGGGTGAGCAGGTACTGCCAGTCGTCGCCGTCCCACCACCAGAAGTACGCCGCGTGAGGGAAGTGGGGCAGCTCCATGGTCAGGTAGTTGACGAACCGGGGCTGGCCGAGGGAGATGACCAGCTCCTCGGCGGTGTCATCGCCTGCGTGGCGCGGCTGGGAGGACCAGAAGCGCTGCTCGCGGCGCGCTACCGAGGCTCCCCTGGTCACCAGCTCCGCCGGTATCCCGTCGATGTAGACCGGCGCGGCCGACGGGATGGAGAAGGTTCCCGGACCCCGGTTCCTGTTGAAGCTCATGACGCCCGGTTCACCGGGACGCGCGGCCCCGAGTAGGGGGCGCACCGGACGGCCACGCTGGAGGCGGCCCGTGCCGACTCGGCCCGGTGAGGGTGCATCATCGCCTGGTCGCCCCGGTAGAGGGTCCTCCGGCCGTCCGGGAAGGAGACGCCCTGCCAGTCCTGCCCGTCGGTGACCTCGGCGTCGCGCGGGTGGAAGCCGCGCACCGCCCGGCTGGAGCAGGAGGTGACCTCGCCCGCGTAGCTGTACTGCCCGTGGCAGGAGCGGGTCAGCGGCGGGCACGGCTGGACGTAGGACCCGGAGGGGAGCGCGGATGCGTTCACCCCCTGGTAGGAGCTTGTCACGGCGGCGTAGGCGGGGACTGAGGGGTTCGGCGGGGTGACGGTGTGGACCATCTCCCAGTTCTCGCTGTCGGACCAGGCCCCTGCGACCGGAAGGGCGATCATGGTGGACAGGCCGCCGGGCGCGAAGCTGACGACGGAGGCGGCAGGACGCAGCACCTCGGTGACCGCCAGGACGCCGAACATGTCCGACCCCTGCTGGGCGCGCCCGGCCTCGGTCGAGTCGTAGTTCTTGCGGGGCTCGATCACCACCGCCGACGGGATTCCGTTGACGTCGATGAACGGGACGTTCCCCTCCAGGGCGTTCCAGGTCTGCCCGGCGGTCGACGACCAGTGGGGGTAGGCCGTGGTTACCTGCACCCAGGTCTGGGTGGACGGGGACTCCGCCCCGGACCCCAGCCGCCACGCCTCCCACGCCTGGCAGGTGACCCCGGTGACGGCCTCGGCGAGGGCGATCATCCCGGGCATGGTGCCGCCGAGGGTGATAGCGCGGGCGAGCTGGATGACGCGCTCCCGGAACACGGCGTCGGCGGCCAGTACCTCGTCCCAGCCGTCCGGGGAGGCCAGGTCGGTGTAAGGGCTGACCGCCTGGCCGGTGGCCGGGTTCTGCGGCAGGGAGCCCGAGGGGCCGCGCTGCGCGCCGAACAGCGCCCCGTAGAAGCTGTCCAGGTCGTAGAAGTGCGTCGAGGTGATCGCCTGCTGGAGCCGGGAGATCATGCTCCGCCGCAGGAGCTGCCCCGTGCCGGCGTCGCCCAGGAGCGCCTGCATGAAGTGGTAGAGCATCGACGTCGGGGAGACGTCGTAGACGTTCGCCGGGAAGTTAGCGAGCTGGGACGCCACCTGGAGCGGCGGGCTGATCAGGTTGGCCGCTGCGGCGGTCCCGGCGGGCAGCGGCTGGGTCGAGGGGACCTGGAGCCCCAGGACGCTGGCCTGCTGCACGTTCGGGAAGCTGAACAGGTCGGTGCCGCCGTTGCTGATGACAGGGTTCACCGTGCTCGTCAGTACCTGTGGCATGCTGTCTCCTCCGCTGCTTCCGTGGAGCGGAGGCCGGTCGTCCAACCTGCGTTGGAGCCAGGACCCGTCGCTCCAACGGGGAGGGCAGCGGCATTGGAGCCGTCAGAAGAACGGACCCATGGTGTTGCCGGCCTTCGCCACGATCACCGCGCCGCCGAACGTGGGGAGCTGGGCCGCCCCGAGCGCGATGTCCACCGGGTTGCCGGCGCTGTCGACGTAGCTCTTCATGACGACGCCCTGGTACACCTGCTGGATGCCGACGTTGAAGTTGTTGGGGGTGGACGGGTTCCACGCGGGGTAGTCGGCCCCGACCAGGAAGCGGGACGCGGTGACTCCGGGAGTGGCCTCTACCGCCTGGATGACCGACGAGGGGTAGACGCGGCCGTTGAACCCGAGCTGGGAGAGGTACGCCTGGAGGGAGTTGCCGATCGCCGTCTGGGTGACCGACTGGGTGACGCCGACGTCGAAGATGACCGCGAGGCTGAACTGGAGCGCGACGGGGATCGCCTGGTGGGCGAGGACGTCCTGGCCGGCCAGTCGCCAGCTCTCCAGGACCGCCTGCACCGCCGCCGGGACGTCGTTGAACGTGTAGTCCTCGCTGATCGTCAGGGGAGCCCCGGCCGGAGGATGAGAGGACGCCAGCCACTCCAGGCCGAAGTCGGAGTAGGGCGACCAGCCAAAGGCCCCGGTGCGGTGGATGAGCTGGTAAGCGTAGGTGACGCCGCCGGAGACGGAGCCGAGCGGGAAGGTCTGCGTGGCCAGGCCGTACGTGACCCCGTTGACGACCAGGACCGGCGGCACGGTGAGGATCGGCCCCCACGGCAGCGGGATGAAGACGTTCCCGGCCGACGGGGCGGTCCCGTCGGGCCGGACGAAGCTCCCGGTGAACCAGTTCGACGACGACGAGGAGGAGAAGGTGATGGCACCTGAGTAGTTGACGGTGGTGGCCGCCGCAACCGGGCGCGTGCCGGCGCACCAGACGTCGACCCGGTTGAACAGCCCCTGAGTCGGGCTGTTGCGCGAGTAGGTGTCCATGTAGAGGAAGCTCAGGTCGACCAGCTCGCCGTTGGGGAAGTAGCTGCTGTCGATCACCGTGATGGACGGCGGGTTCGCCCCGGAGTTCCAGGTGTACTGGATGCCGGCCGCAGCGACGTCCCCGTTATCGATGTCCCTGCCCACCACCTGGCCGGACGGGTAGGTGTACTGGGCGTCGGACACGGTGGAGGACGCGCTTCCGCTGGAGATCTGGACCTGCTCGCGGAACCGGGTCGCGCCGTCCACCACGTTGGCTGCGGTGCAGTCGGGGTCGTTGGTGGCGATGCCGAGGAACATCTGCGACGTCCCCGCCATGTTCTTGAAGACGGTGCTCTTCCACCGGGCCTGGAGCTGGGTGTCGGTCTCCTGGTTGGCCCCGCCGGTCAGCGGGTTGATGTTGGTGGCGGCGGTGACCTCGGGGACCGGGCTCTGGATCTTGGTGAGGGTGTCGGTGGCCACGTTGCCCTGCGGCCCGGGGGTGACCACCTGGACGGGGGCCGTGGCGGTGAGCGCGGCCGGGTCGAGGATCGCCGGGGTGAGCGTCTGGGCGACCACGGAGCCGTCCTCGGACGCCACCTGGGTGCCGACGGGGACGGCCACGGTGTCGGTGGCCGTGCCGCGCGTGAAGCTGACGACGCCGACCGCCCGCGTGGCCGGGTAGCGGGACATCCCGAAGAGCTGGACGAAGGCGTCCAGCGCCGCTCCGGTCATCGAGTTGATGTCGTACTGGTAGGCGAGCATCTGCTGGTCGAGTGACGCCGCGCTGATAGAGCCGGCCACCGCGTCGATGATCTTGCGGGTGACCGACCCGACGCTGGTGTCCAGGTCCGGCTCGCTGGCGGCGAGGACCGAGATGATCTGGCTGGAGATGTCGCTCTGGCTTGGCATCAGGCGGTGACCGTCCTGGAGGCGACGACCTGCTGGCCGCCCATCGTGGTGAGGGTGACGGTGACCTGCACCGCGTCGGGCCTGGTCCCCTGGGCCGCCGTGACGCTGTTGACGACGGAGATCACGTCGGCGGAGTTGAGCTGGCTGCGGGTATTGGTCATGGCCGCCGACTTGAGCCTGAGCTGCTGCGCCGCCACCAGGGCGTTGAGCACGCGCTGCACCTCGGAGGCGACCATCGCCCGGGTGGAGGGACCCTGCGGCGCGCCGAGGTACCCGGTGAGCGCCGACCCCCAGGTCGGGTTGTACGGGTCGGACCCGTACGGCTCCGACAGGGCGCAGGCGACCCGCTGGCGGATGTAGTCCCCGCCGTCCACCAGGGCGAAGCCGCGCCCGGACGCGAGGAGGTCGCCGCCGACGAGCTGGAGGTCCTTCATACTGCTTCCGCGCCTCCTACAGCCCCGACAGCGGCATCGAGATGTCGAAGAAGATCTCCTTGTTGGCCGAGTTGATGCCGGTGATCTGGATATTGCCGGAGGTGTCGATGAACACCCAGGGCGGCTGCTGCGTCGAGGCGGTGTTGTTCCACGCGGCGGGGTGGTTCGAGCTTCTCGACGGGGCGTACCCGGACGGGAGGGTGAAGCAGGTGCTGTTGCCGGTCGCCGTCGTGTTGATGATGTCGCCGATGACCCTGACCTGGTTGTCGGAGGTCCGCTGGTAGACCAGGCCGCCGACCCCGCCGGAGCCGCCCCACCCGTTGATCAGGGAGGCGGTGTGCCACCCGTCGCCGGAGACGAACCCCTTCTGGGTGAGGGTGACCGCGATGGTCCCGCCGAACTCGAAGATGATGACGGGGTTCAGGGTGCCGTCGTTGCTCTCGGAGACGAGCTGGATGGCGGCGTCGGCGAGCCCGGTCTCCTTGCCGCTTTGCAGCACCAGCCATATCTGCTCGTTGGCAGCTCCGGGGTTCTGCGAGAACGAGAAGATCGTCGAGGGGACGTTCGCGTGGACCGACCCGGCGGGGGTAAGCGAGATCGCGGCGGAAGATCCGTCGTCTACGATCCCGACGGTCGACCCGGTGGGGCCGTAGACGAAGACGCCGGCCGGGTAGGTGTTCCCCAGGCCGTCTACTCCGCCCTGGCTGGTGATGTTGACGAACAGGTTCCCCAGGCCGGGCGTCGAGCTGTACCAGAACCCGCCGGCGCTGTTGAGGATGAAGTCGGTGCCCTCGAACACGGAGCCGATGAAGGTGGCGGCGTTGACGATCGTCCCGTCGATGATGCCGCCGTAAATGATCCCGGCCGCCATCTCGCTGGCCGTGACCGCCTCGGCCGCCAGGAGCTGGGTGGTCACCGACTTGGCGGAGATGGCCTGGGTGCCCCACTGGTACGCGGTCCAGATGGTGCCGGTCCACTGCTTGAGCTGGTAGCCGTTCGCCGCGTCATACCACAGGTCACCGAACGACGGGTTCGGCGGCTGGGTGGCGGAGATCGTGGTGGTGACTCCGCCGATGTCGGAGGCGGTGAAGTTCACCTGGCTGGCGGCGATGTTGGCGTCCTCGGCGAGCTGCTCCGAGGTGAGGCTCCCCGTCTGGATGGCGGTCGCGCCGAACTGCACCGGGAGCCACGCCGTGCCGTTCCACACGGTCAGCATGTTGGAGATCGCGGTGTTCACCCACAGCTCGCCGACGCTCGGGTTGCCCGGCGCGGTGGCCTGCGTGTAGACCCCGGAGCCCGGGTTGGCCGGCTGGAACTGGCCCGGGTTCTGGGCGACGATCGCGGCGAACGTCCACATCCCCAGGGCCTGGGTGACCATCCAGGTCTCGCCGACGGCCGGGAGCACCCCCTTGCTCTGCTGGATCAGCATCGGCACGCTGACCTGGGTGTTCTGCCGGTCGACGCAGACGGCGGTGGTCCCGTCGGGGGAGATCGACTGGACGGTGACCATCTTGGCGGTGAAGCCGACAGAGGTGCCCGCCGCGTTTACGGCCTGGCGCGGGGCGGCCATCAGGCGGTCCCGGCGGTGGCGGTGTTCGGGTTCGGGTTCGCCAGGTTGGTGACCGGGTTAGGCAGGTTGGTGCCGGACACCAGGCCGCCGGCGATCGGCAGGCCGATGAGCTGGCCGCCGGAGTTGTTGCCGCTGCCGGGCATCCGGGCCGGGGCGGCGATGTTCACCGTGGTGTTGAAGAACCCGCCCTTTCCCATCTGGAACGAGTGGGTCACCGTCGTCACGTACGCCTGGAACGAGTAGTCCGGGACCTGGATCAGCATCCCCGGCCACAGCTCCGGCATGAAGGTCATCGGCACGTCGGCGTCGTACTGGTAAGCCCAGCTCCGCATGAACAGGAACAGCGCGGCGAAGAACTCGCCCTGCGGCCCGACCAGGCCCGGGAGCTGCTCCAGGTCCGGCCGCGCCCCGAAGCGGTTGTAGACGTACTGGGTGAACGACTTCGCCGAGGCCGAGGTGGCGTCCAGGCCGAACAGGGCGCTCATGATCGCCGGGACGTCGATCGAGGCGATGCCCATGGTGGTCAGCGCGAACAGCAGGTCCTCGGGGATCGACTGGGTGCCGGACGGGGCGCTGATCGTGATTCCGCTGGCCACGCCGCTGCCCAGGTCGATCTGCTGGGCCGGGGCCGCCACCACGAACTGGTGGGTGACCAGGTTCTCGTCTGACCAGTAAACGGTGAAATCTTGCAGTTCGATGCTTTCTATCTGCATTACGGCCGCAGTGCCCCATATGCCGTAATAGTCCGGGAACCAGGCGATCAGGTCGCCGTTGGGGGCTGAGCAGTAGGAGCGCATGCAGGAGCCGAAGAGGTTCTTGATGTACGGCAGGATCGGGCTGTCGGCCATCAGGGCGCGCGGGCCGGTGAGGATCTCTGCGACGTTGGCCGCGTCGGCGTCGAACGTCGGCAGCCAGGGCGAGGAGCCGAACAGCGCGTCGAACGGGTCGGCCGGGTTGAACCAGGGCTGGGTGCTGGACGGGGTGACCTGGAGCGCGCCGTCGGCGAGCTGCGACTGCGGCAGCACCGACGTCCCGGCGCTGGCCGCCCCCGGAGACCCGGCCGCCATCGCCGCCCCGTTCCCCGGGACCGACTTGTAGGCGGCCGTCGTGCCGGGGGTGCCGGAGTAGTCGACGCCCGGCATCAGGCCGCCTGCGGTGTAGCCGAACCCGGTCACGTTCGTGACCCCGGCGACGGTGCCGGTGGTCATGGCCCCAACCTGGTCAGCGCCTGTCCCGGCGCTGATCTCCACGTGGGTGGCTGCCCCCGGGGGGCCGATGAACAGCAGCGCGCCCGGCGTGTTGAGGGCCTGCTGGAGCGAGATCGGGGTGGCCCAGGCGCTCTGCTGCTGGCTGGTGCGCGGGCACGCGGCCGACCCGGTGGCGTGGTAGTAGACCCACTGCACGAAGCTGGAGCAGTCCAGGAGGGTCGGGACGGCGCTGGTAAAAGGGGAGTCGCCTCCCTCCTGGTAGGGGATCGAGTGGTTGGCCACCAGGTTGAGCGCGACGCCGAGGACCTGGGTGCCGGCGGCCTTCCCGGTCTTGGTCGCCGCGTTCGAGGCCGTGGACGGGACGTTCGACAGGGACGAGGACCCGGCGGTGGTGAGCTGGCCGACGATGGTGGTGGCCAGGGACTGCCACTGGGCGTACGGAGATCCGTCGGCGAAGGCCGACCGCTGCACCGCCTGCGCCTGCTGGGCGTCGGTCATCGACGAGCGGTTGGACAGGCTGAGCAGCACCTTGCCGAACGCCTGGGTGGCCGTCGTCGGGTTGGCCGCCTGGGCGGCCGTCCCCCAGCCCATCGCCGGGTTCTGCTGGAAGACCCCGATGGCGCTGGGGCTGCTGCCGGTGTTGGCCCCGAGCCGGGACTCCTGGTAGGCGGTCATGATCGCGACGATCGCGTCGTTGGTGCTGCCGCCCATCTGGATGATGGTGTTGTAAATCAGCGTCGCCATCTGCGCCTGGGCGGCGGTCAGCGTCTGCCCGGCGTAGGTGCCCGCCCCGATGGCCCCGGACGGGACGGTGGTGCCGCCGCCGACCACCCCGCCGACGATGCCGCCGGCCCCGAGGCTGGCGTAGAACTGCTGAGCCAGCGCGTCGGCGGCGGCCGTGTCCGCCTTGATCGCCTGGGCGATCTGGTAGGCCCAGGTGGACCAGGCCTGCGGCATCCCGGCGATGTGGATGTTGGCGGCCGGCCAGCCGACGACGTTCTGGAGCACCGAGATCACCGCCGCCGCCGTCCCGCCGTCGTCGGGGTTGGCCGCGCTCGACATCGCCTGGGCGACCATGTTCTGCGACTGGGGGAGGCCCGGGTCCCAGAACCAGTACTGGAGGCGCTTCAGCGAGCAGGAGGCGGTGAGCTGGACGGTCGACGGCCACGCGGTGACCAGGGGCACCTGGTTGAGGTAGCCGGTGAAGGTGCGGACCCAGGAGACCCGCTTCATCATCACGATGATCCGGTCATTGGGGGTGAAAACGCCCGAGTACTTGCGGAAGGGGTTCTGGAGGCTGAAGGAGAAGGTGGAGATCCCGTCCGAGCGGCGCACCATCGTGCCCTGGGTGAGGTCGTCGGAGATGTCGATGATCCCGTTGTTCTGCGTCGAGACGTACGCCTTGATCCCCGGCGCGTAGAGGAAGACCGCCATGGCCTCAGCCCCCGGCGAGGCGGACGAAGATGCCGGTCGTCGGCAGGCCTCCCACGGGGACGGCGGCCCTGCCCGGCGGCGGGTAGGTCGCCAGCGTCGGGCCGGACACCACCACGGGACCCGTCGCGAGCGCCGCCTGCCCGGCGGGGGTGGAGAGGACCGGCGGGACGACGGGCGGGAGCACCACCGGGAGGGTCGAGACGGGCGGGATGACCTGGCCGTAGTCCTGCGGCACCTGGGACGCCTCAAGCTGCGTCGAGAACGGGTAGAAGTACTGGACGGCCGGGTCGGAGGCGTAGGCGCTGGCCGTCCCCGTCACCGAGCTGGTCACCACCTGGCTGGTGACCTGTCCCGGCGACTGGGCGGCCTCGAAGACGAAGACCGGGGAGAACGCCATCATTCCGGCGTGCGCCCCCCACTCGTACCCCGTCAGCGGGACCCCCTGCTGGACAAAGCTCCTGACCGGGACGGTGACCTGCATGAACGGGAAGACGGTGCGGACCACGTTCGGGTCGAGCATGGACTGGGCGTAGGCCATCATCCAGCTCATGAAGTCCGACCGCTCGTCCCAGTCCTTCAGCAGCACCTGGACGGAGAACTGCTGGTTGGCGGACCTGTGCGGGTAGAACGACCTGTTGATGCGCGCCTGGTCCTCGGCGTAGATCATGTCGGTCCCGTAGCCGAGCATCCCGGCGCGGAACTGGTAGGTCTGAGTCGCGCTCCCGTCGCTGTAGCTGAGCGTCCCGTTGAGCCCCTGGCGCGCCATCAGCCGCTGAACTTCCCGGTGGCGTCGATCCCGGCGTCGCCGGGGACCACCTTCCCGGTAGGGGAGGCCGGGGCGTAGACGGGGACCGCGAGGCGCTCGTAGTCGGTGCTGCTCAGGGAGTGCACCAGGCGGAACTGGGTCATCCCGAAGCCGAACATGTCCACCATCACCGGCTCGGAGGCCGGGACGGGCATCGAGATCGGCACGTCAGCGCCCCAGGCGGGGGGCGTGTTAAACGGCATCGCTGCACCTCCTCCGGTGCTTCCGGGGGCTGCGTCAAGCGCCGGGGGTCAGGGAGCCGGTGTAGATCCCGGTGTACTGGTTGGCCTTCCAGCCAACGCCGTCGGAGATCCGGGCCATGAACGCCGCAATCGCCTGCTGTGACTGCTGGGTCGTGCCGTTCACGGTTCCGGCCGGCACCAGGGCGGCCGACTCCAGCACCGGGAACAGCGTCAGCACGTACCGCTGGTTGGCCTTGCCCAGCTTGAGGATGACCGAGTTGCTCCCGTCGGGGTCGGTCAGCGACTTGACGTAGACGTTCCACCGCCAGCCCTTAGGCGGGTAGGTGAAGACGGCCGGCGGGTGCATGAGGGACTGCTGGTTGCTGTCGGCGCTCTGCCGCTCCATGATCTGGGTGACGGTCGTGAGGAAGGTCTCGGCCTGCTGCCAGCTCTCCCCCGACGCCGCGTTGGCGTGGTCCTGGCCGAGGCTCCCCTGGACGGTGAGGTCCTCCAGGCGCGCCCCGAGGACCTGGATGACCCGGCCGCCGATCGTCTCCACCACGTTGGTGATGACGCTCCACGTCCAGTCCATCGCGTCCGGGTCTACCCTGAAAGCGACCGAAGGCCCTCCGGGGTACCCGAGCGTCGCGGTGCCCATGCGCCACCTCCCGTACCTTCCGGGGCTAGCGCTCGATTATCAAGAAAAGCTATAATCTTGTCATGAGGATAAAGACGGCAGCAGGGATCGTGGCCACGGCAGGCGGCTTCTACGCGCTCGCCATGGCAGCCGACAACGGGCTGAGCTACAACGCATGGAGTAATCCCGGTGCCCTCAACCTGATGGTGCAGTGGGGCGCTGCGGCCGTGGCCTTCTTCATGATCCCGGCCGCCATGCTCGTCATCTGGTTCGCCCGCCTCGTCATCCGCGAGGTCTCCGCCAGCGGCCTTACCCCCGGGCAGGTGGCGGTCGGCGAGGCCGTCCTCATGGCAGGAGCGAGCTACGAGTGGCACAAGCACAACGAGCGCGTCTCGGAGCGCCTCACTGAGAGCGTGATGGGGCCGACGGAAAGACGTGACCCGTGGTAAGCATCGTGCGCGGCCGGCGCGGCGTCTCGATCAACGGCGTGTACCTCCACCTCAACCCGCGCGACTGGTGGATCGGGTACTACCGCAGTGACAACCATCACTACGTGTGCCCGCTGCCGTGCCTCGTCATCAAGTGGGAAAGGGGCGGCTGGCGACCGCTCGGACGTTAGTACCAGCCGTCTGCCTGCTCGTGAGCCCAGGCCCCGCACGGGCTGCCGTAGGTCGCGTCCACGTACCCGATTCCCCACCGGACCTGGGTGTCCGGGTTCGTGGCCCAGTCAGGCCCTGCTGAGGCCATCTTCGAGCCCGGCAGGGCCTGCGGTATCCCGTAGGCTCCCGAGCTAGGGTTCTGGGCGTAGGTGTTCCAGCCGCTCTCGCGGCTCCACAAGGGGTCCAGGCAGGCGAACTGGGACGCGCCCACCAGGGACTCGGCGTAGGCCCTCGGCGAGCCGGAGACGGCCACCACGGTCTGCCTGGGGGGCAGCGGCGTGTAGGACGGGTACGGGGTCCCAGCGGGCGCAGGAGGCGGCGGTGGCGGCGTGGGAGTGGGCTTCGGCGAGGGGATCAGGCGGGAGCCCGCCACGTCGTCGGTGATCGACACCGAGGGGGACGGCCGGTAGGTGGCGAGGGCCGGGGCCGCCGCCGTGACCGGGGCGGTCACGGGCCTCGCGAAGGCGGCTGCCGGGCCGGGCGGCGAGTGCAGGGTCATCCGGGGGAAGGGGGCGGCTACTGCTGCGGCGGAGAGCGCCAGGGAGAAGAACGCCCCGCGCGCCAGTGGCTGGTCCATCGGGCTCCAGACCTCGCGGTTCCGGCCTCGGGCCGGGCGTCCCCGCGAGCGGGGGCCGGGGGTCTAGCCGGCTGGTACGCGGAAACGTAACACGAGGGTCACGCGGTGCGCCCGGTTAACGCGGGAATCAGCGGCTTGCCTGGGATGCGTAGGTGTTGGCCGGGACAGTCGACGTGGCCGCCGCCTGGTCGTGGTTCCCCGGCAGCAGCTTGAGGAGCTGCTTGGCCTCCGGCGACAGGTCGAAGACGTTGGTGACCTGGCCGCCCGACTGGGGGTGGGCCTTCTGCCAGGCTGCCAGGGAGGTCCCGAGGGTCGAGCCCGCCTTCTGCTTCTGCTCGGCCGCCGTGCTCGCGCCCGTGTTCACCAGGCCGCCGGTCAGCGCGGCGGTGTTGCCGAGCGACTGCCCGTTCGCGCCGAAGAACTGCACGTTGCCGGCCTGAAGCTCGTCTGGGTAGTACTTCATCGCGTCGGCGATGGACATGACGCGGGTCCCGCTCGCGGTCTGCACCGCCACCTGGTCGCCCGAGTTCGAGTTCTGGATCAGCGCCTCCAGCACCGGGTTGCGCTTCCCGCTCTTCTGCTCGGCCGACAGGTACGGGCTCGCGGCGGCGGAGTCGGCCCCCTGGAGCACCTGCTGCCAGGACTGGCCCCGGTGCCCGAACAGGCCGCCGGTAAGCAAGCCGAGGAGGTTGCCCTGGTTGCCCTGGGCCAGGCCGAACTTTCCGGTGGGGGCGCTGCCAAGGCTGGCGGCGGAGACGCTGGCTCCCCGGTTCGCGGCGATCGACGGGTTGGCCGAGGCCTCGTTGATGCCGCCGCTCTGGGCGACGATCCACTGGAACGCCTGGTTGGCGTTCATCGGCACCCCGGTCAGGGAGCTGATCTCCTGCGCCCACAGGTTCTCGTTGATGTTTCCCTTCACCTGCCACTGGTTGAGGAACTGGTTGGCGATCTGCTGGGTGAGGTTCGGGTTCGACTGGAGCGCGGCGGTGCCGCCGGCCTTGGAGATCATCTGCCGCAGCGACGTCTGCATCTGCGGGGTCATCAGGCCGCCCATGTTGAGGAACTGCGTGTTCTGGCTGGCCTTGAGCTGGTTGTAGGCGGCCGGGTTGGTCCGCTGGAGGTACTGGAGCTGCGCCGGGGTCATGCCGCTCATGCCCGACAGCAGGTACTGGCTCTGCTGGGACAGCTCCCCGGAGAAGTTCACCCCGGCCATCGACTTGCCCATCATGGCCTGCATCTGGGAGACGCCCTGGGCGACCCCGACGGAGCCGGTCCCGCCTCCCTGCGACAGCGCGGTGTTGAAGTAGCTGTTGAACTGCTGCCGGGCGGTCTCGGCGTTGGTGCCCGCCTTTCCGGCCGAGTCCGACAGCGAGTTGAGGGCGTTGGAGACCTGGGTGAGGTTCACCGTGGCGTTCTGGCTGGCGGTCTGGAGCACCTGCACCGACTCGTTCACGTCCATGCCGGTTGCCGTGTAGTTGTGGTAGATGAAGTTGAGGGCTGACTGGCGGTTCTGAAGCTGGCCGCCCTCGTTGGCCGCGCGGCCGGTGTAGCCCATCTGGGTGACCGCCCCGAACGCCTGCGCGGCGGCCCCCGACGGCATCCGGCCGAACATGGACGCCTGGTAGGCGAGGGCGTGCAGCCGCTCGGTCTGCGCGCCGAGGTTGCTGCCGCCCTCGACGTTCTGGTACATCCTCCCTGCCTCGCGCTGGGTCAGGTAGGTGTTCGCCCCCCAGTTGGCCGCGTCGATCAGCATCCCGACGCCGGGGATCGAGCGCAGCGCGCTCGCCGCCGACCCCGGGCCGCCCCCGGACGCGGCGACCTGCGCGCCGAGGTTCTGGAGGACGAGCGCCCCGGCCTGCTGGCCCGGGGTCTGCGTCGCGTGCCGCCCGGTGCCGAACAGCCAGCCGGCCAGTCCGGACTGCGGGTTGGGGGCCTGCGGCCCGACGGGGGCGCTGGGGTTGCCCCCGCCCCCGCCGCTGCCTCCGCCGCCGCCTCCGCCGCCCTGGTTCCCGTACAGGGGGGTGCCGGCGATCCACTGGCCGATCCGCTGCGCCAGGAACGCCCGCGCGTTCTGCGCCGAGCTGGCCGCGCTGAGCACCGACTGCTGGTTCATCCCGGGGCCGCCCAGGTTCAGCCCGGCCGCCTGGGCGCTGGCGATCACCTGCTGGTTCATGGGGACGTTCGGGTTGCCGCCGTGCCCGCCGCCCGCCTGGTAACGGGACTGCGCGTTGAGGCTCCGCTGCATCATCTGCGTCTGGGTGCTGATCGCCTGCTGGAGCCCGGCGAGCTGCCGGGACACGGCGGTGAGCCCCTGGCTGAGCTGCACGCTCGGGTCGGGGGGTCCTACCTGCTGCTGCGGCTGCGGGCCTCCGGGCCAGGGGATCGTCATGCTCTGCCTCCGGTGCTTCCGGGGTCAGTCCTCGTACAGTCCCTCCATCCAGGCCACCGGGTCGGTCCCCATGCCGTCGGTGGGGATGCGCGCCTCACGCCGCCGCCAGAAGTCGTCACGGCGGCGGGAGAGGGGCTGGTACAGGCAAGCGCCTGGGCACTCGTCGTGGTCGCACTTCCTGATCTGTTCCATGTGAGCCTCCGCAGGTTTTAGTCCCTGCGGTCTTATATGTGTGAGGACCGCGCTTACCCCACGCTCCGGGGCAGTTTTTCTCAGGTCCACTCCAGGCTGGGCACGTACTCGTGCTCCGGCGTCACCGGGAGCCGGGGGGCGGGCTCGTGTATCACCACCGTCTGGCTGGCCGCCACCAGGGCGGCCATGTCGGCGGCGAACGACTCCGGGGTGGCCTCCTCCAGGCGGAACGCGCTCATGTCGGCGTCGGTGGACGGGAAGGCGCTCCTGTCCCCCTCGTCGGCCTCGGGGAAGTACTCCGGCCACGCCTGAACGGCGGTGATGGTCCCGGACGCGACGGCGGAGGCGAGGATCAGGTCGGTGCGGCGGCGCTGCTCGGCCTGGCCGTCCAGGAAGTAGAGGACGTCCAGGCAGGCCTCCTGGACGCGGGACAGGCGACGGCCGGACAGCAGGCCCCGGCGGTCGGCTAGGCGGATCTGGCGCTCAGCCCAGGGCTCGCATCGTCCCCCTGGGCCGATGATTTTCCCAGTGCCGTCATTACCTCGCGCTGCCTGACCTCCAGCCGGAGGTAGGCATCGAAGATCGCGTCGATCGTCGGCGGGTACCAGCGCCTCGCGTAGTTGAAGCGCTCCAGTGCCCACTTGTACGGCAGGTCGGGGTCCTCGCCGAGCGGCACCGGCATTGGACGGCGGTCGACCGCCTCCACCGCCAGGCCGCAGATGGCGGTGGCGTACGCCTTGGTCGCGCCGATGCTGCTCTCGAACTCGCGGGTGAGCTGCGCGACGAGCAGCTCCTCGTCGGTGGTGAGGGTGCGCAGCGAGATCCGGTGGCCGCACCAGTCGAACCAGCCGCGCAGCGCGCCGAGGCGAAGCAGCCCGGTGAAGTCCTCCCGCCAGGCTGCCTCGTCGTGCTTCTCGACGTGCAGCTCGGGCGCGGCGTCGACCGGGCTGTCCCCGGCAGGGGCGTCGGCGCGGGGGAACCCGGCCTCGTCCTGCGGGTCCCTGGAGAAGCCGTCGGTCATCCGGCCGGGTCCACGGCGGCAACGGACTCGGGGACCTCCAGGGTGAGGCTTCCCTCGTCCGAGGGGATCTCCAGGATGATCTCGTCGTCCTCGAACTTCACGAGCGCGTGCCGCCCGTCCACGTCCACGTCGACGTGGACCGAGGCGTCGGCGGCGACGGTGGCCCTGACGTCTACCTTCATGCCCGGTTCACTCCCCAGGTAGCCCTGCTGCGCCGCTGCATCGCGGCGTTCGGGTCCTCCACCGCTGCGGACGCGGCGGCGGTGCCCGGCACGTTGACGTCCACCGCCACCGACCCGGACGAGGTGGTCCCGTCCGAGCCGGTCACGGTGACGTCGATCTGGAGGATCACGCCGCCGGGGGCGTTCCGACCGTGCTGGTGAACACGGCGGTGCCGGCGTCGTTGCTGGTCTGGGTGTAGGTGTCGCCGAACGAGTCGGTGACGGAGACCGGGAGCGGGCTCGCCGGGGCAGCGCCTACCGTGACCTCGGCGGTGCCGGTGGCGGTGCTCCCGTCGCCGTTGGTGACCACGGCGGTGATCGTGAGGGTGGTGCCGGGGTTGGCCGGGTC